TGTCACCGCTCCCCACATCCTACCCCGAAAGGGACCCTTGACTGTCAGTATTGTTCTTTGAACATACGTTGGCCTAGATGGCCAAAGTGTGTCCGCTAGCCCAAGGGTTCATCTAGAACGGATCGGTTCATGAAGCAAGTTGACCGGCGAGACAGCGGCAGCTGTCGAAGCCCGCGCGAAGCGCGACGTTCATGACTGCTAGCGATTACTCTTCTGATGAATCCCCAGGAATCTCCTCTTCTTGTCGAGGATCCTTTACTTGGACTGCCTCGACGTCAATTGCCTGTTCCTTTTCTTTAGCTAGCCGTCTCTGTTTGATGATGTCAGCCGTTGTCCCGATGTACACAGGCCCCTTGGCCTCGATGTGCGTGGTAGAATCTTCGGGCTTTTGGGGAGTTGGTAGGCGAGTGTTCTTCTCTCGTTTTGATGATACGTCCATCATCTGTGCGTTAAGTGCAGCGACGCTTTTCAGAATGGCTGCAGCCGCTTGATACATCTTGGGATCCTGGGTGGCAGTCATAACCGCCAGCATGTCAGGCACAATTTCCATGCCTGTCTCGACCAGTTCCTTGAGATTCTTACGGGCAGTGAGATAGTCCTCTTCAGCGTCAATCTCGACTTGAGACTCACGCGGTAGCTTGTCCATCCCAGTGATTGTGTTCAACGTCTGGGAGATCATATCCAATGGGTCAGTCATCATTCACTCCCAACTCAGTAGTCTCAATCACGGTGTGTGGATCAGTCTTCTCAGCATCCAAAGGATTGACAGTAGCAATATAGCGTTCCAGAACTGAAGTGAGATCCATCTCATCAAAGTCAATGATTGTCTGTTTGATCCGAGTGTCAAGTCTGACATCCGAGTAGTAGAAAGCCTTCACCGTGAAGTTCAAGGTCCACATGATCACCCTCTTGGTGTCAAGCGAACCTAGAGCATCAATGTTGACAGCCACGCTATTCAGCTCAATCGGAATGTTCGTTTCCATTCCGAAGTTTTCCTTGTCGCGGATCGTGAGGGTTAGCTCCGGAGCAAAGAAGGGGAGGATCTGTTCCACGATCTTGAGGCTGTCTTCCAGCTTCCTAGCACCGATGTACAGGTTCATGTTCAGATCGTATGGGACGCGGTTATACATCATCACCTCCTGCTTGTTCACATCATCGAAATCCGGGATGCGACGCAAGGGGTTCAGATTTCTTTCCGGCGCGAAGTTGAAGCCGGCGATCTCCACACCCATCTTGGGGAAGGTGATGTCATATGTCAAGGCGTCCATATCGTAATCAGCCTGACGACCTGGATCATCTAGGAACTTTTCGCGCTGAGCAAAGTTCAAGGGAACCTCGATCCTACGTCCAAAGTCGTCGATGATTGCGATCTCGTCAAAGATGCTGCAGAACGCTACCAGCAGTTTCTTGGTGGTGCTGTAGTAGAATGGATCTCTCATCAGTACTCTCCGAACACGTTGTCCATCTTCCCGGGAATGAAGAGTTCCTTCTTCTCCTCGATGACCTCGTGATTGATTCCTTCCAGCAGCTCTTCAATGTTCGTGACAGCCTGAGCGTCCACGCCAGGTAGACCCGACTGGAACTTCTCGTAGCTGTAGGTGAAGGTGCTGCAAACGAGACGGAATGTGAAGTGGCGTCCGAACTGCCAATCAGGATTGTTGTACCAGCACTGATTGATCTCAAACATGAAGTTGGTATAGGAACCGATTGGGTTCCACGGATCGCCGACATAGATCAAATCCCCTTCCTTGGGGCGGGTGCGTCCGGTGCCTAGTTCGGCGAAGCGTTTCTTGCTGATCACGAATTCCGTGATGTTGTCAACCCGTGGACCAAACTCAGACATGATCTGACCGAGACCGCCGTACTGGGCGGCGTCTGGTTGGTAAGCTTCAATCGGGAACGCACGCTGGAAGGTAGTCTTCTTGGGCTCCTTCAGAATGGGATCAATCTCAAAGTTTTCGCGGGGCAGATACCAGATGTCGACGCCATTGATCTGAATAGCCTCAATGACGTTGGCCTCAAACATGTCCTGCTCGGAAACTTGCTTGACTCGATTGAAATACGGGTTGGTTGCCATCTTACTTCATCGCTTCTCTGATGACCGCCCAAGTGATCGCGTCTGCGGCACGTCGGAGGTCTGATAGTAGTTCATACGGCAGGAGGTCCGGGTGTTCCAGCTTGGTCCAATCAAGCTTGTCACCATGGGCCCAGCCATTGTCGATCTTCAGGTCCATCCAGATCTGATGGAGCGTCTCAGGTGTATCAGTCGGGTTCTCGGAGTAGATGTGAACGAAGTCAATCAACTTCTCGCGAACGTGCGTGTCAGCACTGTTCCAGTCTGCGACTGAGAAATCACCCATCGCTTCGCGGTAAGCTTTAACCGTGTTGTGGGCGATCCGAGCAATCTCGGCAGGAGGCGTGTGGAGCATTTTGCACCTAAGCAGGGTTGGGTTGTACGGATATTTAAGCCGTCAGGCCATGAAGAAGTCAACAGGGTCTTGATAGTTGTTCTGGAGCTCTTCCTCGAGATCCTTCACTTCTGTGATCGCTTGTTGGAGGATCGCTTCGCCGTTTGTGGTGATACCACCTGGAAGCTGAGCATTGCCGAACTTGATCAGGTTCTGACCCCACTGCTTGCGGAACAGCGCGCAGGTGTACTTCTTCAGCCAACGGTTATTGTAGACCGCGCCGACGTCATCAGGATTGATTGCACGATAGCACTCGATAGCCACCCACGATCCGACCGTCATCAGAGACCAGTCAGTCAGGAGCTTCAAGCGATCGTTGTGCATGTTGAACGTTAGGCGGTCGGGTTGACCGAACGTGTCAGCGATTGTGTTCAGATACGACTGAGTGATGTAGAAGCTACTCAGACCGCCCATCATGATCTTGCGGACGTTCATCACATCCGTGAGGTACATCTGATACTGGAGGTTGATCGTGGCGATACCGTTTCCGCCACCGCCGTCACCTACGCCCTGACGCAGAACATCCAGAACGGACATCACCCCATCGGGGAGGACAATCTCTTGATTGTTGATGTCGTCCTGCGTAAGCTGATGGTGCAAGTAGACGCGTTCCGTACCGTAGAAGTGGTACTCATGGAACAGGTCGAGAGCATCATCAATTCTATCTTCAAGCTGCTGGTCGTCAACATTGATCAGCAGCAGTGGCGCACCTAGATCACGGAGCGCATACTGCTTCAGGTCTTCGCGTGAAGAGATTCTTGCCATGTGGAATGTCCAAGGTATTGATTGCGATAGTATTTATCGCTTGCCTTGCACAAGCCCGGGCTCTAAAGCATTTCTTTCTTTCGATGATCCGCTTGCAGACTTGAGCCAGAAGCTCTTCTACTTCCATCACATCACGGAAGGCTTTGTTTACCGACAATTCTGTCATTGCCAAATGCTCCAGTTAGGATCTGGAGAAGCTTGTCGACCTTCCCACTTAGGTCTTCAATCTTCTCTTCCAGATCGTCAATACGCTTCCCCTGCTTGTTCCGATTCAGAGCTCGGAGGTACTCGTCCCTGTCTGTGTTAATCACCCCGGCTCCGCGTCTGCGGAGCTCAGGGTATCCTTCGATTTTGATGTCCATTAGGTCACTGCGATGATTCGGAGAGCTCTGAAGAGCGGCGGCTTAGCCGAGTTCTTGGAGCGTCCGACCAGCTTCACCTGGAATGAGGTGAACGGCGTCGGGGCACCTGAATCATCCAACCAACCTGGGATCACAACGCCGTTCACGGTCTCCTTGAGGATATCACGTGAAGCCACGATGTTGTACTCGATGAAGTCTGTCAAGTCGACCGACGAGCGGCTCTTGACGATGTTGTTCACCTTGATCCAAGGCAGGGTGTCGATTGCAGCTGTCTCGTAGACCGGCAGGCGCTTGACATAGATGTCAAAATCTGCGTTGAGGTCCTTGTACACGTCCACGAAGATACTGATATCGTTCGCAGCGTTTGCTAGGTTGACGCTCCTTGTAACGTACTTATAGGTCTCGGTTCCGTTGATCGGATCGCGTTCGTCCACCCAAGTCGGCTCGCCGGTTGGAATGGATTCCAGCTTCGCCTTGTCTCTCCACTCACAACGGTTGTTGATCGTTGTCATCGAGAAGGAGTCGAGGTTGATGATCGGGCTGGTCCAGCTGTTCGCTGCACTGAATGTCACGGTCACCGTTGCCGACTTGTTACCTGCACCCAGCTTGATCTGCTCGTTGTTCTTGGAAGCGATCTTCAGAGGCTGACCGCTGAACTTATCTTCCTGAGGTACGAACGGAATCGGTGCCAGGACGTTGTAATCCTGAGACTCAAAGACGCTACCAGCTTCGCCGTGAGCAATACCGGTCATCGTCCACGATTCGGTAGCACGGTACGGTAGGTAAGCACCCGACACGTTGAACACATCATACTTCTCGTTGCCGTTGTAGACACGAATGCCGGTTCCGCCGACGCGACCGGTGATGGTCGCTGGAGTCTGCACGTTGATGATGTAAGTGTCGATGCTGTCAACGTCGATCACCGTCAGACCCAAGGATCCAGAGGTGTATTCGGTGTTGAACTCGCCAACCGGGATGCCCGCGATCAAACCGTTCACGTACTTGTTACCGTAGCTGTTCTCCAGAACCGTACCCACGCACTGGTTCAGCGTGTAGGATTCGGGCTTCTTGGAGTCCATGCTCGATGCCAGCCAGAAGTCGCGAGCACTCTTTGTCAAGGCGTCGCAAACGTATGTCTGACTTGCAGTCATCACGCCCGACATGTTCTTGACGGTAACCATGTACTCATTGCTCACCGAAGTCGACCTGATATCGTCAATCACACCCGAACCTGTCGGAGTGTGCATCGTCTGACCGATCTGCGGCACGAAGTCTGAGTAGCTGACTCGGAACGCATTCGTGTCAAACAGCGCGAACGATACGCGGTCACCTGGGGTGAAGCCGTGGTTCTTCTGGTAGACGCGGATGCGAGTGCTGCCGGTCTGAGTCTGGAACGGATTCTCGTCGGTCGCGTAACCACCTGCGTCCGGATCGTGCTCGTTCTCGAACACCAGAGTCATCTGCTGGCTCTTGAAGTTTGCGCGGTACAGCTTGTACTTGATCTGCTCGTACTGCTCAGCGTTCCAGGTTGTGCCATTCAGCGAACGGAAGCTGACTTCCGAAGTCGCCGGTAGCTCAACAATCTTGCCCGGCATGTTCACCACTTCACCGCCCAGGCGCGATACCCAGATGCGAGTGTTCGGCGATGCGCCACCCACGACGAAGCAGTACTGCACGCCAGCCTGCAAGAACACCGGAGCGTCGAAGTCCACGTGGAACGGCTTGCTCGAGTCGTCTGAGATGAACGGAGCGATCTGATCCGGGGTGTAGAACTTCTGAGCCAGTCGAGTGACACCCGGATAACCGTTCACCATATCGCGGAGTTCCACGAAGATGCGGTCCGAGAACAGATCGACCTGCTTGAAGTACACGTCCAGACCTGAAGCGAAGATCTCCTGATCCACGATGAACGCCTGAGCGACCGGGTCACCACACAGACCAGCCAAACGTCCGCGTGCGCATTCGCAAGCCAGACGAGAGATCATCTGAGTCGAACCCTGGTTGCATCGTCCAGTATCACTTGCTGGAGCTGGGTTATTGACCACCGTGGTGTCACGGTTCACAGTCGTTTCAGTACGCTGTGAGGTCTCAGTCACCTGCTCAGTGGTGAAGTTGGGCGTGATCACGTTCAGCGACACGTCCTGCTTGGTAACGTCCAGACCACCTGCGAAGTAGACACACTTCGCTGTAGTGGTTTCCAGATCCGGGTCACCACTCATGTTCGGATCGTCGGTCAGGACGAACTGCTTTTCACCCACGAAGAAGCGTCCGCCTGGGATGTTGAACTCGCCGCGGAACTCACCGTTTGCATCGGTGATCATCGGGCTGCCGTACTCGACAAGCTGTGAAGCCTGACCAGCGTTGGACGCGTTCAGCTGGAAGCCGATGTCTCGGCAGAACTCGCTGACCTTGGTGCCGTCGAAGAACGCATAGATGCGTGTGTTCGGCTTCAACTTAGTAGCGTAGAACTCGATCTTGCGAGGACGGATGTATGTGATCAGCGACACGTCCTTGACAACGTCGTCAATCTTGTAGGTGTCGGTACGCGACTCAACAGTCTTGGCGGTACCAGTACGGGCAGCCGTCACACTCGACGTGGTAGTCGTGGTGTTGGTTGTCGTTGTGGTACGTCCGTTCACCTGAGTGTTGGAAGTCGATGACGAGCCCAAGATGGTGCGGTTCTGATCGACCCAAGAACCCCAGTCGGTTCCGGTCACACCTGCTGCGTCGGCGATTTGCTTGATGGCGTCCACGCCCGCGTCAATGTCGACCACGATCTCTGGTAGACGAGTATCGTCGGACCACACGTCGTTGTTTGGCGACAGGACCAGCGAACCCTTCTGGTTGTATTGCAGATACGGGTTGACCGACAGGTGCTTGGTAGCGTACGGCTGTTCAATGTACATGACATTGTCGAACGGCAGAGTTGCCACGTTACCGCGGAGTGCAACACCAATCGACTTCGCCAGGTTGAACTTCAACTTCTTGTTCGATGCCTTGAAGCTCGGACGTAGCTGACGCTGGGTGCGGTCTGTACCTGCACGCCATTCCTTGCTCTGGAGATCAGCCGCCTGGAAGTCCTGGAAGTTGTCAGCGATGAAACCGTTCTTGTAGCGGTCAAGACCATTGCTGTCCTTGATGCTCATGTCGGCTGCCGACTTCTCCAGCAGGTTCAGAGACACAATGGTCTCCACGTTTGTCAAGCGATTCTCGATGGCGCCGATGTCACGCATTGTGTAGCGGCGGTTCTCGATGAACTTGGTGCTGATATCCTTCAGGCTGTAGGTGTACGGAGTCAACCAGATCTGATACAACGCCATTGCATTGTCGTCAGTCTTCGGGATGCGCGGAGTTTCGCTCGGCTCACCTTCCTTGACATAGATCACGCCGTCCTTGTTGATCTGTAGCAGATCAGCGCGGCTCAGGTAATACTCGATGTCAAATGTCATGGTCGAGTCGTTCGCCGGAAGCAGGACGCTCACCGGGTCGGAACCGATCACAACTGGACGGAAGTCGATAGAGCTCGCCACCGGGTATGAATCGCCAGCCATCGACACGTAGGTCGGCAAGCTGTCATAGGTGACACCGCTGTCAGGAGCATTCAGCGCCGCAGCGTAGGAGTCAATGGTGAAGTAGCCCTGATTGCCGCTGTGCTCGTAGTAGTCGAAGCTGATAGCCAGACGCATTGTCGGGCTGATCGGCGTTGCCGGCGCCTTGACGCGCTGGATCCAGGATTCACCATAAGCAGTGTCGGTGATGCCGGTATGGATTGCATACTCGGAAGTCACGTCGGCGACTGGATCGGTCGGAGTACCGTCAACGAACACCTTGACACTGTTCAGGCGGAACGCGTCTGCCTTACCCAGCATCACCTTGTCGCCAATGTTCTCGCCCGGAGCGATCACAGTGTTGATCGTCAGCTTGGTCAGGAGCTTCTGCTTCTCAGTCTGGTTGGTTCGCAGGATGTCTGCGATGACCGTGACCGATGCACCCGCTGCAGCCGATCCGATGTTCAGTGTCAGGCTTGTCGGGTTCAGATTTGCTGCAGCCGAAGCATCGAACGACCGGGTTACACCGCTCGCAGTGTACCAGCCGACCAGCGAAGGACCAGCGTTGTCGAAGTATTCGTTGCTCGAAGTCGTGAAGGTCACCGAACCGGAACCGTCAGCAACACCAGTCAGCTTGCGGCGGACCACGACATTGATGGAACCGTTGTTCGCATCCGCGATGGAGCGAAGGCTCTTCACGTCGTTGCGATCCAGACGATAGATCAAGGCCTGACGGTTGTTGTTGTAGATCTCGACCTGGTTGGTGGTTGCGTCCTTGACAACGTTCGTATAGAAGCCAGTGTTGGAAACAGCATAGCCCTGAGCCTGCGACAGCTTGAAGCCTGGAAGCAGTTTCAGATCGTAGATGTAGTACTTGAAGATAGCGGTGTTCGCAGCCACGTCACCCGACACATACTGCATATCGGTGACTCGGAATGTACCGATTGCCTGACCAGCGATGCCACCCGAGGTAGCCACGCCATCGTACAGGGTCACGACTGTTCCACCCATCGTACCGGAATCGGTCGCCAGGTTGGGCCAGCTCACGTTGCTTGCCGGCTTACCGAGAATGTAGGTGCGTCCGTCGAAGTGCTTGACGAAGCTGTCCATCTTCTTGGTGTCACGCGCCTTACGGAACGCCACCGGAGTGTCAGCCATGGTCTCGACGCGATAGCCCTTGACATAAGCCACGGAAGGAGTCACGACAGCGATGAGGTCATCGTCGTTGCCATTCACGCTCCAACCCAGCGGGTCAGATGCGGTCTTCTTCTTGCTGTTCAGGAAGCTGACGCGGAACGGACGGATGGTGTAGTCACCATTGGTCTCGTAGGTGCGCTTGGCGATGGTGTCCATGATGTCAGCGTAGTCGCTGTCCATCTTCATGAACTCGATGCGCAAACCTTCGCCCAGTCGCGCCAGCGGAATGAAGTTCTCGCCGTCCTCGACGTTGTACTCACGCTTGACCAGTCGCAGTTCAGTTCTGTAACGGTCAGCGCCCGGAGCCGTGCTATTGGGATAGCCGAGCGCCGGGTCAAGCAGCGATGAGTCCTCGTTGTAGGTCACGACGGACTGAATGAAGTCCAAGCCGATCTTGCAAGGGACGAAGTTGGTGATGTTGCCGTCAGTGTCATACGTCAGATACTTGGTGACGATGATCTGCTGAGGCGGAGTCTCAATGAACATCCCCTCGAAGTAGAAGATACCCTCGTCAATCGAGAACATCTGTCCACGACCAACCGGAGCGACAGTGTCACTCAGACCAGAACCGGGGCAAGTCGGGCAGCGGACTTCAACCTCGTCAACGGTGAAACCGTTTTCGTCCAGGATGTTGATCTTCTCGCCTGGGATGAACGTCGAAGTGGTGCCGTCAATCGCCGACGAGGTGTAGACCACGTACAGGGTTGAGGGATCACCGTTCTCCGGGTCAACACCAACGACCAGAGTCGCCTGAATGCCGGAGGTTGCACCGACAAGGCGAGTTCCAGCTGGGTAAGTCGACACAACCGGATCGTTCAGCAAGCGAACATACGACTTCGCTGCCAGAGCGGTGCGACCGTTGCTTACCTTGGATCCGTTCTTGAAGATGTGGTTAGCTAGGCTCGACAGTTGATTGCCGAACATGCTCTGGATTTGGTTGAGCTCACGCGCCTGAACTGCTCGACCCGGACGGAAGAGGATCTTCTGGAACCCCTTCAACGGATCGAAGTCGTCAGTGTATGGCGCTCCTGAGAAGTCTAGCTTAGACATTATCGACCTTTACTTGAGTGTGATCGAGATCTTGATGACCTCTTCCTGAGTGGCTGTGTGGATGATTGCCTCAATGTTGTTCATATACAACACATATCCACTACCATTCAGATATTTATTGAGGTTGCCAGGGTTCGTCGCGTACTGGGTGTTTGCTGGACCAAGATACGCTTCCGCGTTTCTGGTAGAACCCTGAACACCTGAGATCAGCGTGATCTGGCGGAACGAACCGTCAACGCTTGAACTCTGTGTCGGGATGTAAGCCGAAAGGGCAGCCAGAAGACGCACAGTCACCAGGACAGTATTGGCTTGCAATTCTGTTTCCAGATCCGAGCCGTGACCATTGACCGGGGCGAGCACCGCAGGAGCAGCACCACCAGCGGTACCTGGAATCACGACTGCGATTGCCCAGGTGTAACCAGTACCAGCCGCATCCACGGTGACGTTGGTGATCTGACCACCCGAGACGGTCACGTTTGCAGTTGCGCCCGTGCCGTCACCGATGATCACTGCGAAAGCGTCGGTGTATCCTGAACCGCCGGTTGTTACCGAGAGACCAGATACTCCACCGGACGCAACAGTAGCAGCGATAGTTGCACCATCGCCAGTCGCAGCTGAGTCATAAGCAATTGCATACGGAGTTGGATTTGCATTGTAGCCAGTACCACCAGTTGAGGAGAAGAGTCCGGTCAGTGTGACCTGATTGCCTGAAGTCGTTGTCCTCACCGCTGCCGACGCGCCGTTGCCAGAACCGATCACCTTTGTGGCGATGGTGGCTGTGTCAGAGAACGGAGTTGATGACGAGACCAAGCCCTTGAATGTTGAGATGGAACCCGGCTGTGCCGTACCCACCGCTGTTGGGAGAGGAGAGAACTGAGTGTTACCGAAGTCGATCACATCCTTGGCAGCAATCGCGCCCACGTACTTCCAGATGTAGCCATCGCTGAGCTCAATCACGTTGGTCGAAGTGCCGACGGGCTGGACTGTGGAAGCCACACCATTGTTGTTGTCGAGGCACTTGTAGACGAACGTCTGATCAACGATCACGTAGTTCGGAGTTGGGTAGGTCGACTGGTCAATGCTCGGATCGAACTGAGAATAGATCGTGCCAGTTGTCCAGGCGTTGTTCTTGATTCCCAGCCGCACGTTGTCGGGCTTGACCTGGAGGAAAGCGGTCGCATCGGACTTTGCCTGAGCTTGACTTGCGCCCGAGAGATCCGGAGCCGGAGGTGTCGTCGGGTTGGGCCACTCAGTCTGCTTGCCGATTGACATGTACAGGTTGGCGTTGATGTCGCCATCTCGTACTGCGTTTGATCCCAGCGCGAGCCACTGGACAGTGCCGTCGAACTGGGTGCCCGAGGTAGCGGTCGGGCCTGATCCAGAGCTGGTAGTCCCACCCTGAATCGAGATGTACTCGTTATCTCCATTGACCACCCGCGTACCTTGAGAGTACGGTGTCAGAGGGCGTCTAGCTGATGGCTTCAAGGAGCGGATGCCGGCAATCAGGTTAGCCGCAACGAATGTGTTGACTTGTGGAGTGAATGCGAACGGCATGAGCTTAACCCTTTGTATACAAGATTGGAGTTTCCACGTCGGTGATGATCGGATCACCAAGGTCTGTGACGATGATGTCTTGCTCGATCACGTCCATACCATAGCCACCTTCCAAGGTGAGAACCAGATCGCCGATGAACACGAACGGCGGCAATGGTTGTTCTTGCTCTCCGCCCGGAACCACTTCGATCTCACCAGCGGTGTAGATTTCGTATGTGCTAGTCCGGATGTAACCTGCTGGGTGGAGCAGATCATCCACGAACGCATCATAGCGGTCGGCGGGAATGGGGCTTACAATGGTATAGGAGAACTGTTGATATTTATCAGAGTCGATGATGGTGCTGGCTTCAGCAATCACGCCTCGACGGTCTAGCCACTCACGGGTCTCATATCTGCTTACTTGCTCAGTTTCAAGCACCGCTCCGCTACCGAAATCGCTGACAATGTCAAATGCCACATCGTCAAAGTCAACGAACGGGTCCGCAATTTGGACGCGGGTGATAGCCCCAATTTCACTGCTGATCGCAACAAGTTTTGCTGGGTTCGCTGTCTGGCGCACTTGCAGCATTGGGAGAGTTTCATAGCTGTAGCCCTTAGAAGAGACTCTAACCTGAGTGATGCCACCGTTTGCATCTACTTCGGTGACGTAAGCGTTGAAGCCCCAGCCGTTATCCAGCGAGCTTGCGTAGATGCGATCACCGACCTGATAGCCTGCACCAGGGGAGTCGATCTGAACTCCAGTCACACCGCCAGAGCTAACAGCTGCAATAGATGCACGTCCCGGGAGGTTTGGTCCATCAGCGTAGACCAAGTCGTCCGGCTGGTATAGCGATCCAGGGTTCTTAATCTTGATCGACAGAACCGGCTTGACCTGTTCGGAGATCGTGATATTCCCGATGATGTTGACCTGCTCACCCACCTGGAACTCAGTCAGCGGAGCCAGAATCTCAATCAGAAGGTAAGGTGTGCCCTGACCGTAGACAATGCTGATGTTCTCGATACTCGTCCGAGCTTCGGATGTCAACCCTACAAGCTCGCCGCTATACTCGCGCACGTAGTTGACAAGCGAGGTGAATTCTCGGATGTTGCGATTGTTCGCTGAGGTGAAGATGTAGCTCCGGCTCGCATAGTTGGCGATGGAAGGAATCAGCATCTCCTCGCGTGGGTAGCGAATCTCTACCGGCGAGTTGAACAGCGCGCGGAACAGGAACTTGAATGATGTCTCTGTGCCTCGGCTCAGATAGAAGTCACGCAAGAAATGCAACAGCACGGACTTCGGGACTGACAGGTCTTGAGCCACGTCAAATCCGAGATCACGCAGGATTGCGCTGACATACGGCTCCACATCATTGGACGGTTCCATGTTGTGTTGCCAGTTGTTGGCGATACCCAGGAAGTTGTCGTCCTGTTCCAGCCAAGTCAAGTAGTCTTTGATGAACTTGACAAAGTAGGGGTAGGACTCCCGAGCGAACTCAGGAATCCTGCTCTCTAGGACTGGAATGATTGAGGTTGTCATGCCTTGCCGACCTTCGATGCGGAGATGCGCACGATGTTGTTCAAGTATGTACTTACGTCAGGATTAACCGGGCTAGCATTGAACCCGATGATGCCAGTTGTGCTCGACTCGTATCCAGCCGCTCGTGCTGCAGCCGGGAGAGTGTAGTTCAACTGACCGTTGGTGTAGTTGATCGTACCAGCCTTCACCAGAACCTTGCCAGTCGCGGTGTCGATTAGATTCAACAAACCCTTTCCATCATCCTTGATCTGCGCTGTGAATGTCGAATAGCTGATTGCGGTTGAGCTGATCGTTCCCGGGACGAGTTGATTGCCGAAGTTGACAAGCTGCGTCGTGGTTGAGTTGTGGAGCTGAGTCACCTGCTTGTTGAGCACCTTCACGCTGTACAAGGACGTGAAGTAGGATTCGCCGTTCTTGATGAAGTTCAGCATATCCACATCAGACAGCATGCTGTCGAAGCGATTCAGGACCGATGTGTTGTAGAGGTTCAGACGATTTAGGATGTAGGCTTCGATCTCCGGCGTCGACTTGTTGGTCTTGCGAAGATCGAGATTAGGGATGATCGTGACCGAGACATTGATGAAGTCTGGATCAACAAACACAGGATCAATGCCCACGATACCGTACTTGTGTACCAGATCGTTCGTAATGTTCTGACGACTGATCGCGGTCAAGCGGTCTGCGTTCTTCGGCTTGATTGAGATGTAGATCTTGCCGTAGTCGCGCTGTGCATTGGACTCACCACCCCACACGTTCATAGAGTCGATGTTCCGGAACTCCTCGGTCAAGATCGAGCGGAAGTCACCCGGAGTCACCGTGCGGTTCTGACGCTTGAAGTTGTTGGGAATCGTGAAACGGAGGTCTTCAACGGTCTGCGGCTCCGCACCACCTGCCGACTGGTTGGTCGTGATGGTCTGGAAGTTGCTGTAGGTGCCGATGCTTCCTGGACCGTCCGGGTCCGGGCGATTGAAGCTGAAGGTCTTAGCACCGTCGCCACCGACACCGCTGCAGCTCATGAAGGTGCATTCGATAGCGTTTCCGCCTTGAGGCTGGATGCCGAAGACGTTGTTTCCGAAGAAGATCTGGTAGTTCTCGTTCTCGTCGGTGGACACGAAGAACGCCTTACTGGTCGGGCTCAGATCATCAATCGAAGTCGCCAGTGTGTACTCGACGTACTCGGTCGAGGTGTCGTTCTCACGCACGCGCACGCGCAAGGTGTCAATGTCAATGTTCTCGTCGCGGATCGAGAACTTCGGATACAAGATCGAGGCATCCACCAGGAAGTTCCATGTGCGGAACGTGCCTTCGCTGATCGAGATGACGTCGCTGGTATATGTGACCACTTGACCATCGACCTGACGATCATATAGAATCGTACCATCCTGGACCGCGAAGGTGCGGAAGTCAGAAGATGCGTTGGTCGAGTTGAATGTCATACCGCGGTCGAGCGCGATGCTACGGCTCAGCGGTTCATTGGTTAGATCGGTGATGACCTTCAGCTGTACTTCCGCACGGCTAGACTTGCGACCCTTCGGTAGCATTCCCTTGCCCTTGGCGTGGGATAGCAGAGCAGAACGGGTGTGGGCGGAGTCCGCGAAGGCCTCGTCAAGCAGCATCTTGACAAAGTAGCCGATGTAGTGCGTCTGGTAGGACGCGATGTTCAGGACGGTGCTGATACCCGAGGCTTCAAAGTTGAAGTCCTTGTAATCCGGGTTGCCCTTCAGGAAGTCTTTGAAGTTGGCCTTGATCTGATCGAACTCAAGGCTCTGTACGGGTAGATTCTTCATCGTGCTCTTTCCACTGTGAAGTTGAAGCGCTCTTCAGTTGAGAGCGACCGGATGAAATAGACAACGGTGATGACCCAAGTCTTCGGATTGTCGCCGTCGTTGATCGTGATCTCCTTCACCTCGATGCGCGGCTCAAGCTTGGTGCAAACCCACTTCAGGTCTTCGACCAGATTCGCTTTGACGACCTGGTCGTTGCCCTCAAACAAGTAGCGCTTCAGGTTTGATCGCGTCTTCGGCTGGAAGGGAATGTCGAACGGGTTCAGACGGAACAGATGACCGATAGCTCGCTGGATCGCGGCTACGTTGACCTTCGGAGTCAGATCGCCGGTCAACGGATTCGGCATGAAGTTTAGGTCGATGTCTTTGTAGATCGGATTCTGCTGGAGGGTGGTCATGCTACTAGTACCGTCATGGCGCCGGTCATGATCACCGATCCGCAACTTGCCACTGAGGTGACGCGCTGGAGAGGACGACCATTGACAAGCACGGTGGGTGATCCCATCGCGCAGAAGGTCGGATGACAGCTATTGCCACAGCAGTGTGGCTGGATAGCGTCTCCCGTTCTGGCTGCAGGCTTCTTCTCGATCAGGACATTCATGGACCCGGCGAGGATTTTCTGGGGCGGATGACAATCATGCCCCATAGTCATGTCGAAGATTCTGGATGCAGGAAACATATCTGTATTTAACCGTAGAAAGTGCTTGACTTCCGCCCAAGAGTATCATACAATCGTTCCATGAAAAGGGGATTCGCCCCTGGAGACGTGAAAATGTACAAGACCCGCATCGTAGCCATCGACTCCCGCGACCTGGAAAAGACCCAGTGCACAGTGGACCTGAAGCGTGAACTGAACATGACCGAGATCCTGGAACGTTTCGTAAAGGCCTGCAGCATGGAACACAAAGACGTGAGCTGGACCTACAACGGTCTGCAAGGCAACGGCTCGGTCTACTACGGCACGCTGCTCGTCACTGACGTGATGGGTGACTACTTCATCAACTTGTTCGTCTATCCCTGAGGAGATCATCATGAAAGAATTCACCGTCACCGCTGACATCATGGGTCATGAGACCAGTGTTGAGCTGAACGAATCCGAAGCAGTGGGCCTGCTGGTGCATGCCGACAAAGATATTGAGATCGCTGACCAGGGGAAGCTCCTGGCGCTGGCTGTCGGCGAGTCGTTCATCGACTCGGATGGCGATGAATGGTTGCGCACCGCATGAGCCAGAGCATCGTGAGCAAGGCTGATCATCTGCATGAAGAGATCAGCGACAAGCTGCAAGAATTGGTCTGCATCGGATATGAGGACGATAGCAGCACTGAGTGCGAGAAGGAGACGATGGAACTCGTCCGTGGTTTCGCGCATCAGCTGGTGAAGGAAGCCCTCGACAGCATTCCGAAGTATAAGGTTGGCATGTCCAACTCTGAATGGGGTGGTCCGGCAGTCCCGGCTCTGTACGTGGATATGGAAGGTGGTATCGTGTATCAGAATCAAGTGCTCGCCAAGCTGGAAGAGCGCCTGATCTCTCTGGCGCCACCGCCTCCGGTAAAGGAAATCTCCTCGGGTGAACTGCGCGCCGCCCTGATCAAGGAGTTCGGTCTCGAACGCGCCGAGAAGTTCATCAAGGAGAACATGCAATGAGCAAGTACCGCTACGTCACCGACAATCCCGCCGACCCGGTCGTGGTCAACGATGAAGGCTACTGGTTCTGGGATGAAACCTGGAGCGACATCCACGGTCCGTTCCCGTCCGAAGAAGTAGCGCGGAAGGAACTGGATCTGTATGCAGCCACCCTGGAACCCTTGAGTCCGAGCTTCAAGCGCGTATATAATGAACCTCATTCATCCGATATCAAGGAGTCATAATGCAGCAGTATCAAGCGACCACCAGCGAAAAGCCTCGCCTCCGCGCCATCGTTGTCGCAGCATCCCCGAAACGCGCGCGTGAGCTTCTGGAAGTGCGTTTTGCACAGACTCCGGGTGATGACTGGGAGATCGAAATCGTGCCCGAACTGAAAGAGGAGGGCGTGAAGGAATGGACAATTCTCTAAGTCCCGTCGAGTACGAGGTTGCGACTGGTGAGTCGATCATCGATCTGACGCGTGCGGTCAACCGGCTCCTCCGAGCCGGCTGGGTCTGTCAGGGTGGCATCTTCATCGCCCCTGGTCGCTACTTCCAAGCGATGATCAAACAGAACTACTTCCAAAAGAACTGAGGGATCGGATTGATGATCAGATTTCTGAGTGATACCTGGTCGATCCTGCTGGCAGTCCTGTTCATCGTCGGAGGATTCCAGCTTCACATTCCTGCCCTGTTTTTCTGCGGCATCGTGATCATGATTCTGGACTTCGCATATCATGAGTTCAGACTCCCGAGGAGAAAGTGATGGAGCTGGCGTATCGGATCATCAACAGCAAGGGTGCACAGATCGGTCCGCTCTATCAAGAGTGGGATGCAGCTGACAAGGTTCGCAATTCCTACAAGGAAGGCAAGCGCGGAGCGTGGATCAAGTACCGAATCCAGACGCTACAGTTTGTCGTGATCGCCGAAGAACCTGAAGAAATCTGAAGAAAGTACTTGACTCCTAGGTGCTAGTGGCTTATCATATTTGTACGGTCGGGGATTGGCCCCAATCGTAACCTAGGAGAAGTAGATATGATGATTTCCTTGAACTCCAACCAGATCGGTCAGATCGCTCTCGTTGACCCGGCTCTCGCCGCGATCATCGTCCTGAGCGTGGAATGGTCGGACGGTTTCGTTCATGATGTGATCCTCCCGCCGGAGTTCGTCAGCCTGGTCACCGTGATCTTGGCAAAGGCGTAATCATCGGGGGCGGCTTCGGTCGCCCCCACTTCTTTGAGGTGAGTATGAACATTCTCGTGATCCCTCCGGATCGGATCAAAGACCCGAAGATCAAGAAGTCTCCGCAGTCTCTCTTCCTGGCGGATTGCCAGAGAAAGCGTATCCGTGACCTCGCGACTGACCTGTACTATGAACTGCTGAAGACCGAGAAGCGATATGCACAACGCTCTCAGGGTGATCGCGGTATGTATGGTACGGTCTACATCAACGTCCCGGGCTCCATCATCGAACAACTTCTGAGGTACATCTGATGCGTCGTCTCGAATCCTACTCCGATCCAATCGAAACCGCAGGGAAGCGCTTGCGCGCCCTGATCGAAAGCGATGAACGCATCGTTGCCTTCGCCAAGGAGCCGGACGGCGTCTTCATCTACACAAACTCGTCTGAGTGGGTCTGCGACGGTACTCTGTCGGGAACCTTCCGCGGCGACAACGTGACCGATGCGATCCGCTGGTACAAGCAGAACGTAGTGGCTCGTCCGCCCGGTTGCACGCATTGTAAGGATCGTGGTTGGTACTGGTCGATGAGCCTCGCTCCGTATCGAATCCAGTGCAGCTGTCAGTCCGATGAAGATGAGTCGATCATCGGAAAATAGTTGAAGAAAGTACTTGCATCTTCGGATAGTGTATCATACAATAATCGCACGACAAGGGAATAGGCCCTGGAGATAGATGATGAACACTTATGATCGTACCGAGGAGTTGATGATTCAGGCGCGCAACGCGCTGAGCCGACTCCAGGATCATCTCAAGGAGGTTGTTGGCTCACACGCCAGCATCATCGCCGAGGATGATCAGTATGATGACCCGGAGCTGTGGTGGGCACGCCCCGCGCTGGATGATACCGAGCGCTGCGTGGATATCCTGAACGATGCTTTCAACGACCTGGAGAACAACCGATGACACCGGAAGATTACAAGGATGGTCTGGACCGTGCAGCAGTGATCCAGCGCGCGGTTGGTTGGTCGGAAGAATCGATCCGCCTCTATCGTGAAGATCACGAGAAGATGACGGAAGCCATGGGAGGACCGCAGCATCTTCTGATGGTCGGTGCCGGCTTGGCCCAGGACAACTCACGCTTCGGCGTCCACTGAGGAGAACGACATGCCGTATCCGTTTGAAGAAACCCTGTCCTCTTTCGAGATCAAGGCGATCCGTCGACAGGTGAAGGAAGATCAGAAGTACCCGCGCCGAGACCGTCGTAAGATGCGCCGCGAGCTGCACAAGAAGAACAAGGAAGGTGCATTCCACTCCTTCAATCGCGGCAAGGTCGGCAAGTGGATCAGCGAGAACTTCACCTCTTCCAATGACTTCCGCTACGCATACTGCGATAAGCGGGCTGAGAACGACTACTACGACACGTGGGGTGACCTTGCTTACTGACAAACGCGGAGTCCAGCTGAAGGCTGGACAGATCGTCGCCTTCGCTTCCCGCTGGGGCAACAGCGCGCGCATTGACGAGCGCGTCATTCATCGTGTCGAGGGGAGTCGCGTCTACCTCGTCAGCGAGACCAACCCCGAACGCAGCGGTCCTGCTGTGAACAGCGACAACATCATCGTGATAAAGGAGCCGTGATGGATAAGACCAAGATTCGTGAAGAGCTGGAACTGATCGAGGTGATCATGCTCGGCTACCCGCAATGCTCAGCGCGCGATGATGTGCTGCGCGGCTTGAAGGTGATCCGGCGTGAAGTCTTTGAAAACGTGATGCCGCGAACCGAGCCGGCAGACGTCAAGATCTTCGAGCTACACACTGGCGTGTACGATGTGGCTAGATACACGCTCGCCGAGCTGAAAACGATGACATCTCCTCATGAGTGGAACATCGCCGACCAGCTTATCATCGGTGGCACGTTCACTGATGGTGACGGTGACTGGTGGAGGCGCATTGCATGAAGATTGGTTCCGTGTGCGCCCCAGCGTGGCCCGGCTATCCGGATCGTTCCAAGATTCCAGCCGACTGGAAGCCCATCTCGGTCGAAAAGACCTTCCAAGAATTGACGATCTTCGGTATGACCGGTGACGTCATCAAGGAGAGTGACCTCTCCAAGCTGATCCTGGAATACCAGATCACAGAAGTCCTTAAGCTCGACAAGGGCAAATGGCTGCCGAACCTCCGAAACGAACATACACCCAACTACAGCAAGCGCTGGATCAAGAGGCTTTCATGAACTACATCTACGATTTTGACGAACTGGAACTTATCAGTCATCTGGCAACCAAGTGGCTGTTGAGCTATCCGGCTGGCTCGGACGATCTGGCACGACGTATCCATCTTCTGGCGGGCAAGGTCGCTGCCGATATGAACTCGCATGTGTTCGAGATCCGCTGCTACAGCAAGTCTACGGATGATACCATTCCGATCACCGAGACTCGCAACAAGGATGACGCAGAGAAGATCGTGGAGCTGCTCAACGCGACTGTCGCAGACAGGGACGAGCAAGAGTTCTTCATTCAGATCAGAAAAATCTGAAGAAAGTACTTGCATCTGGGATCGGTTCATCATACAATATCTGTGTGGTCGGGAAGACCACATTCCCCAACAGAGAGTAGATTATGAAGACCAATGAAGAGATCCTGGACCTCGTGAACTCTGCAGGCGATGCACTGGCAGAGCTGCTGGTGGAACTGCAGCGGTATTCCAACAAGCCGTGGGCGAAGGAAGCCGCACGCAGTGTACGGTTGTCCATCGACCAGCTCGAAGACGCCGAAACTGTGATCATGGAAGCTGAGTAATCCAACCAGCCCCGGATGTGAGTCCGGGGCACTTAGGAGATTGTCATGAGTGAATTCCGAATCCGCATGGAGACGAAGGACGGACAGCTGGTCCAGGACCGCAAGGCTGACGTTGATCTCTACTACTCTGGCGAAGCCTACTACCGCTACCGCCGACTGGATGAGAAGGCTGTGGAGCGGACTCTGGAATACGATGCCCGTCTGAAGGGTGTGCGCGTTGTTTCCTGGGAAGCTGGTCAGTTCTCTGGCGTCCGCGCTATCGTGGAGTGGCTGAAGTGAACACTGCTTCCTTCCGAATCCCGCTGAGCCGCGTGAACCTGTTCTTCAAGGAACTGGCGTTCAACGAGAGTATGCGTGGACAGCGTGTGGGACAAGCGTTCTTCAACTACATGAACCTCGGTCAGATGAAGCAGGATCAACTGTTCCTGGACGAGCTCCATGCGGCTGACAACGACAAAGCTCGCTGCATGATCGACTACATCACCGACTGGTACAACTGACATGAGCGTTCGACTGACAAGAAAGATCGAAGACGTGCACGAGGGTGTACAAGCCGCGATGGCTGATCTGTTGAAGGGTCAAGAAGGCAACATGTATGCTCGCGGGTTGTCCACCGAAGGGTGGAACGGAGGCTATCAGCAGGCTCTGCGCGACGTGCAAGCCTACATCCAAGGCTATCACAACTGCGGTTCCCGCTACGTGGAACTGTGGAAAGCCCCGACCAAGAGGAGAAAGCGCAATGCCAAATGAGGCAAAAATCATTGGTTTCGTGACCGTTGTCATGATGGCGCTGTGCATCTACGGTTGCACCCGAGACCAGCAGAAGATTGCCAGCTGGCGACAGGAATGTGCCGTCAAGGGTGGTGCGCCGATGTCTGGCAAGGGTAACTATCCCTACTGTCTGATTGACGGGAAGATCGTAGACATGCGAGTCTCGCCGTGACGCCGATCATCATCCTGTCGATCCTGATGTTCTTTGTGGGTATCGGTCTGGCGAGCTTGCCCTCTCCCAAAACGAGGTACAAGTGAACGATCCCTTCTTCATCCAGAAATCGGAGGTCCACGGTCGCGGCTGCTTCGCTGCGCGAAAGATCCTGACCGGCGAGATGATCCGCGTTGCAGTGATCCTAGTCCCGCGCGATACGGACTCCGATCATCTGTTCCCATGGGATCGAGAAAACAAGAGCATCTGTCTGAGCGCGGTCTCGCTCTGTAACTCCAGCGAGAAGCCGAACCTCAAGATCATCGAGGCGAACAAGGAACACCTCACCAAGACCTTCCGGGCAACGCGAGACATCGAGCCTGGCGAAGAAATTTTCCTGAAGTATCTAATCTAGGCCTTGTACTCTTGGTTCAGACATCGTATAATAAGGTCAAGCCAAGGGAGAAACGCAATGTTCAAGATCTCACAGGAATCGCTGGACGAACTCCGCTACAAGGTCGCCATCGCTATTGACGAGCCGGACCTCCAGGAATCCTACGGTGTGACCGAGGACGACCTGCTCAGCTTCGAGCATAAGCTTGACCGCGACCAGCGTGAGTTCATCATGAACGAGAAGGAGTTTCAGGTAGCCTATGGTGAACTGAGCAACTCTCTGGATCAGAACCACGACAACTGGAAGCTCAGCGGATGCACGGATAGCAAGAAGTTCTACCAGAAGCTGAAGCGCACCATCAACGACCTCGAGAAGTACGGTGAGGAACACGGCTACGAGAAGGGGGAATGATGACGTATGAGTTGAACACCTACGACCGACTGGGCGAGCGAGGTAACATCTACTCGATTCCCCAGCGCCATGTCCCCGACTACGTCCGTGACTATGAACTGGTCCGGTTGGTGCGACTTGAAGTCGGTCAGACCTATCGAGATCTGGACGGCGATCTTTGGACAAGAGTGGAGTAGAATATGACAGAACGCAACTACGAAATGCTGATGTGGCTGACCGAGCACGATCTGCACACACTGGCGCTGGAGAACACCGCGCTGTGTGACGAGGTCCGGTCATGCTTCGATCACAGCGAGCAAGACGAATTCACGGATCGGGAGTGGTTCGTCTACAAGGTAACCGGCGACCTGCACTACCGTGTCATGGTCCACCTGGGATGGGAGGACGCAGATGCATCCGATTGACCTGAGCCAAGAGCTCCAGACCATGATCAACCTGATCGAAGACGCGAAGGACGACGCAATCAAGTTCCTGCTCTCCGACGACGGATGGGATATGTACGGCATCTATCGCGACAAGTATGCGGATCAGTACCGAGGGCTGGCAAGTCAGGTAGAGAAGGCGATCTGCGACCGGGAAGACAAGATCGCCCAGCTGCAGGAACAGATCGCGGAACTGCTTTCCGAGCGCGCTCCGGACCCGACCAAGATCCCACCGATGACCGTCGAGACCTGTCACCGGATCTTCTTGACCCCGCTTGAGGTGTCCTCAATCAAGGTTCACTTCCCGGACGTATGGAAGATTCTGGAAGGCGGCTACCTCGCACCCTATGTGGATAAGCTGGGTGCATGGGAATTGTGGAACTGCAAGACCGCCGAGAACTGGAACACGGTGATGTCCGCCGTCCAGACCATGATTGATGATGGTCGCCTGCCGGATGCTGACGCATGACGTATCGTGATCTGATAATCCCGCACGAGACAGTGGCGCGGCTGATGTCCACTCGTGCTCTTCTCATGAACGAGCTGCTGAACCTCCACACCGATCGCATCTATCACGAGCACTTCATGCAGTTTAAGGACATTGCTCCGCCACTGTACGATCGCATAGTACGCGCCATGGCTGACATGCCACAGGTCAAACTGGAAGACATCGTAGTCCCGCATGGCGTCGTGAGTAAGCTCTTGACATCGAATGACGGTATCACGCTGATGCACCGTATGTATCAGCTTTACACCCACACGGTCGATGGGAGCTATACCAGGTTCCAGAAGGTCGGACCGCTGGACGCCTCGAAGTACAAGACTCAGGTAGATCGCCTGAAGAATTGGCGCACGGTCGACTGCCATTGATTGTAAGAAACCCTTGTGAATCTCCCTTGCCTATGGTATAATACCTGTGCCGCAAGAGACCCAACCTGGAGAATCGTGATGACGAACAAGATGCGCTTCAAGATGGTCAATCCGCAAGCCTACCAGCTTTACAACCTGGAAGACGCGATGGACATGGCCTTCGGCTTGAGCCTGGAATATGGCGACTACACCCACCGAGAGATTGTGGATTTGTTCACGTCCATGGAGATCGGCGAAACGCTGATTGACGAGGACCAAGACGAGTGGGTCCGCGTGGAGGATGCCGAATGAACGACCATCAGCTGATCTACGACACCCTGCACGAGGCGTTCTGTAATCTGGACTTCGATCAGAATCCAGGTCTGCGGGACCGGATGTATCTGGCAATCGAAGCCGCGAACCGCCTGCTGACCGAGACCTTGAAGAATCGTGATTGGATTGCCGACAGCAAGAAGCGTTTCAAGGTGACCTTGAATATCACCAGCTTGGATGCCCGTTCATATCCTCATTCCCTGGCGAGTGCGCTGGATTCCGGCTGGGACGCAGATGATTCGCAGTCATACGCCGATGGCATACGCAAGCTCACAAGCCTGAAGGTCGGCGAAGAGACTACCGACATTGACGGCGACGTCTGGACCCGAGTGGAGGATGCCCCATGAGCGAGAAGATCGACAACCTGCTGAAACGACTGACCGATCCCGAGAACGCCGGAACGCGTCTGTGTGACCTGGCTTCCCTGGAAGATCTGCTGACCCTCCGGAGCGACTACTATGCGCTGAAGACTGAGCTGCAGATAGCACAGAACGAGCTGAACCACCACGCCGAGTCGCAGACGGTGGAGCTGTTCGTGAACAACCTGAACATGGAGAGACTGCGCCTGAATGATACCGTGTTGTGGGCTCGCCTCCACGCTCGTCCGAGATTCAAGACGGACTTCGGGTACAAGTTCAATGTGCACAAGGAGTTCTATCGGGTGGTCATGGAGAAGATTCATCAACTCAATGTGGTGGGTCACTGATGAACGAGTCGATCCTGAACTGCTTCGCTCCGGAGGACTGGTACGCCCGGCTCCGTATGCAGCGAACCCTGGAAGCCTTGGAACAGGAAGAGAAGGAGGAACAAGAAGATGAGTCTTGAGAAGACGCTGATCAAGCTCCTGGTTGTGAAGAATCAGGACAAGCCCCTGAAAGAGATCCTGGACGAGGGAGACTTCAACGAGATCCGTGCTGGTCTCCAGATCGAGGATTCTTTCCAGCGAGCCACGATGTTCGTTCCGTCGCATGTCCTCGGGGCGATCTACCATGCCGACAGCAGACTGTATTCCGAGATCATCAACACTCAGATGGAAGGCATCAACGGTGGCTGGCTCCTGCATACCACCTGGTATCATGCTTGCAAGCTCCGGACGCAAGTCGAAGACCTGATCAAGGTGAACCTGACCATAAACAAGGTTTGATCCGAGACCGCATAGCGTATACAATAAGGGTTCATCCAGAGGAGTCGTAGCATGCGGTCAACCGAAGCGATTGCGAAGTACATCAAGGCACAGTATCCGGATGCGACGGTCAAGCTGGAACACGGTCACGTCATTGTGGATATGAACGTCGGTCCGCTGAGTCGGTCCTGGAGCGATGCCTATGATGCACTGACGAGACTCTTCGAGAACGACAGCGACGTCCGGACCATCAGCGGTTGCTACTGCGTAGGGATCAGAGGCGTCGAGCCGTACTTCAGTTTTGCATTCACGTTCTACAAGACCTAGGGAGTAAGCGACATGCGTATGTGCAATAGCGAACGTGCCAGACAGCGAGTCCGAGAGGAGGACGTCCGGCACTACCACGGGTTCAAGCGGTACAAGCGAGTGGGCATTTGCATCCGCCGCGCAGACCGTCAGGAAGCCCGAAAGGTGATTGCCCGTGAGCTCTAAGCACCGGTATACGCTGAAGCAGTTCTTCAAGGACATTGGTCCAGTGAGCACCTTCTGTATGGGACTGAGTGTAGCCTTGCTCGTGGTCGGGATTGCGCTGAACTGCTTGCCGTTGTCCATTCCAGCGATGCTGTCCATGCTGATAGCCATGATCGCCGCGAGATAGACATGTTCAGAGTTCCGCTCCTGCTACCGCCGGTCCCTCCAGGGTTCATCCCCTCGAGGGTAGCGCCAAGGCTTCCTAAGGTAGAACCGATGCCGCCGCTGATCCCTTTCCAGATGAGAAAGGTAGAGCTCCCGGACGCGACCGAAGCGATGCATCTCGTCCAGTCCAAGACCCGAAACACATTTTAGGAGATACATCATGAAGCGTATGCTGATTCTGACCGCCGCTGAGCGGGAAGTGCTACAGAAGACCAACAAGGAACTGACCGGATACCTGAACCAGGCGAAGGAGAACAACTTCCTATCGTTCCGCGGTGCCGAGCATCTGGACGGGCAGGTCAATGTCTTCATGGTAGACCGGAGCCTGTACGACTGGGTGTTGAACACATTGCTGTCGCATTCTGCCCTGCAGACCGAGATGCTGGCGTCCCGAGCCAAACCGAAGAAGCGCCTGACGACCTTGCTCCTGTCGGAGGCAGAGCTGGAGGCCTTGATCATGCACGCTCCGGTGATCATGGCAATTCTGGACCCGGCGTTCGACGGAGTAGGGAATGATGGCACCTCACACTTCAGTGTGGAGTATCAGGTCCACGCCAGTGTATGTGCTGCACTGGACCAACTGGAGAAGGAGGGCAAGCTGTGATCAAGCAAAAGCAGATGACCCCTGTGGTCCTGACCGAGAACGAGATGCAGCTGCTCTCCCAATATGCGTCTAACACCTTCATGAAGATCTTCGGTGAATTCATCGAGACCACTGACTATGGCGACTTCAGATACCGGTTATCCTATGACCAGATCGCCGAGGTGTATGGCACCCTGGCTTTCCTGGAAGAGGAGGGCTACAGCACATGATCAAGCCAATCGTGCGATATGAGAAGGCATGGCTGATCGGCGGACGAGGCGAGTACGTGCAGGCCAAGATCGGCAACGCGGATATGAGTGAGTTCTTCCATGTGGGTCCAGTCACGAATGCAAGCTTCAACCGTGACGGCACCTGCTGGAGGGTCGAGACCAAGGCAACCGTCTACGTGCAGGTGGGACATGACTTCCTCACAAACCAGGTTTGAGAAGTGGGCGGAGGAGCAGGGCTACGATCTGGAGAAGAGATTTCCTCACGGCATCTACCTGTTCCTAGACACCGAGGGTGCTTGGGAAGCGTGGAAGGCAGCCCATGAGAGCATCTCGGCTGAGATCGAGAAGCTGACCCGGTTCGACATGGGCACCCTGGTCTTCTATGATGACTCCATTGAGACCATCATGGAGGACAGCTGCGGTGACTACGTGCTGCGGTATGACGTCAAAGAAATTGTAGAAAGTGCTTGACATCCAGGACAGTACCCTTTAGAATAGGTGTACGTTAAGGAGACGGCAAACATGAAGAAGACGACAGCGTGGTTCGGATACGGCACCCAGAAGAAGTACTGGGCAGCGAAGCCTTATGTGGCGGTCTACAAGTCGCTCCAGCCTTGCAAGTTCAAGGGTCGTCACATGGCAGCCACGTTCCGGTTCGCCTCGGATGAAGAGCGTTCTGGCTTCATTGCCCGGAACACTGGAATCCTGCTTGCCGTACTCCACTGCCCGACCTCTCGTGGGTTTGAAGGCATCGCCGAAGAAGCCTACCCGCATTACATCCTGGACTGAAGGAACTACATCATGAAGATCGACCTGACGCATGAAGAGATTGACGAGCTGTTCGACCTGATCGAGGACTCGGACGCTGGGTGGACTCCGGTACATCAGACCATCCTGCGGAAGCTCCAGGACGTGATCGACAGCCGGGTCTACGAGGTGTGTAAGGACGACGGTGTCGACACCTACGTCATCACCGAGGCACCGACCCGGATCGCAGCATTCCGCATCGTGAAGGAACTGGAGAACGCTCCACCCTCGCTGACCGGAAACCGGTACTTCTACCGAATCAAGGAGGAAGCATGATCAAGTACTTCCTGACCGAACAAGAGCTGGAGAAGATCCAGCGCGCTGACCCGGACTTCTATGAAGAGGTCATGGCAACCCATGAGGGTGGAGGCCTGTTCTTCATGCGGGTCACGATGATGACCGCCATCCACTACATGCTGAAGTGAAGGAGACGAACTGATGAACGTACATGTGATAGTAGAGCATATCGACCTGGGTGACCAGGTGATCGGAGTCTACGCCGACAAGGAACACGCGAAGTCTGTATGCGACGAACTGAACGAGGACTTTAAGGCGCAGTACATCTCGCATGTGGGCAACCGCTATTCCGTGGAAACGCATACTGTGGTGCGTCGCCTGTAGGGTCAAATGAGTTGAAGAAATCTCTTGACATCTGACCCTATGTCCTATACTATAGGTGTAAGGTAAGACGAACCCAACCCAGGAGATAGCCAGATGAAGATCGTAGCCGCCACCCTCGACCAGGCCCAGGAGATGGTCAATCGGTTCAATGTGTACAGCGAACTGGAGATCAAGAACGACGGTCTGGAGATCGAAGTGGACGAGGTGGAACTGGATATCCTGATCGACGCCCTGGCCTTCACCGGGTTTGACCTCAACGTGGTCGAAGCCCTCGGCAATGCCCTGGATGACAACCTCTTCCTGATCGCCCTGTAAGGAGACCCACATGCAGCTGTCACTCACCGAAACCGAAGTCGCCCTGGTCAAAGAACATGACCCGGACCTGTATGCCGTCCTGGAAACCCAGACCCCTGTGTGGAGCGCCTGCATGATGTGGCTGGTCTATCAGGTACAGGGTCCGGACTGGCTCGCGATCAACATGCTGCTTGACTCCCTGGACGAGTACCCGGAGCACGAATGAGAACCGCCTACTGGATCAGCATGAAGGTAGAGGAAGGCTGGAGCCCCTGGCGTGAGGTCTCCTACTCCAAGTACATGTGGGCGTTAGTCCGACCAGACTACGCTACAAAGGTGTCCGACGTCATCTGAAATGAATTGAAGAAAACCCTTGCACTCCACAACTGTACCCTATACAATAGGTGTAAGTTAAGGAGACCACAGACATGATGCACTTGTACATCACCACCGAAGAACTCAGCCTGCTCTCTTCCAACCTGTACGCGCTGGTCAAGGCCTCAGAGGAAGTCGTCCCGGATGACTGCTCGGACTTCAAGATCTACCTGGTAGAGGACAGCCTCTGGCACGCAGTTCAGAACGAACTGGACGGACTCGCCGGACACGACGTCACTGAAGAGGATCTGCTGGCATAAGGCCTTGACCTGACCCACCAGACCCTATACAATACAGGGACACAAACAAGGAGTAGATGATGGACCTGAATGACATCTTCGCTGAAGAGGAAGCCCGCCTGGAAGCTGAGGCCAAGGCACGTGAAGCCTCCGGTCAAGCCGCCCGAGAAGCCGCTGCCCAGATCAAGCGATCCACTGAGGAACTGGAACGACTCCATGCCAACGGTTGCATCCAGACCACACCCGATCCGGAAGAGGATGATGAAGAAGAGGATCAGGAAGACTGATCAACACCCCTGAGGCCTGGTCTCACAGTAGTACTGGGTACTCATAGCACGGAGAGCCGCCAAGAGACAGTCAGTCACGATTGTCTCTTTCTCTATGTTAGGGAGAAGGCTCGGAGGCTCAATCGCTGGAGGACATTCACACAGCTGACTGGGTAGCTCTACTGGTATGAAGATGCCAGGGTCTACTGGGCATGGAAGACATGGGTCTACCAGTGGAGTCAACTCCTGGATGACTGTATCAGACTGTGAGCTCGACACTTAGGCTCTCCCCTGTGTAGACTAGTGGATTCGTCGGCAGGACTTGATTCTCGTAGTCCCTCCACTGTTGTAGAAGCGCGGTCATACTGGATGGATCTGACTGCGGGCTGATCGTCACTTGTGCAAGCTGAAGGAAGTTGTTGTACGCTGACACGGCGATGAAGGTCTGTTCCTTCACTAGATCTGTCAGAGGCTCCTCGGGGAGATACCCTGCTTTCCGTCTAAGGATCTGAAAGCTTGGCGAATCGGATAGCGCCCCCACAAACTCGTTCAACGCTTCACATTCAAAGACCTCAGAAAAATTGTCTTGATACCAAGGCAGAATTTCTTCCACTGGGCACTGACACAATTCCGTCGGGATCTCGATCAGCTCAATCTGCTGTGCCTCTGACTGGGCGGAACATGCTGCACACCCTGTATCCCTTACTGGTTGGGGTACATATATCGGTGACTGCTCTGGTGCCTTACAGGGAATACACATACCTGATGTGTCTAGGCCTGGTGGTTGTGTCACTACGTTAACCTGGTGTACCTTCTTGAATGGTGCCTGTCTCAGGAAGTTCTCCAGGTCGAAGTCCCAGTTGTTGTGGATCTTGATACAGAACCAGTCTTCTGCGTTGGATTCCGGATAGTTGGCTACCTCTACCTTTACCTTGAATCTCCATTCTCTACCCCACGGATATGCGTACCCATCGTTCTCGTCATAGTACCAGTTGGCGGCGGGAGACCATCTATCTGGTAGGCAGTCGAGGTTAGGTAGGATGCCAGTGATTGTCCCTAGGTTGTCCATGAATAGGCCCGGAGGCATGCTACCCTCTGTGATCGTATAGAACAGGGCTTCTTTGCACTCTACAGGTGGGCGTGGTTTCTCGTAGAAGGTGGCGACTGAATATTCACCTTGATAGGCTCGGGGCTGGAGCACGGCAACCTGGCTGTACCCAGTAAATTCACCAACGAAATATCCGGCTTGGGCGAAGGCAGACGTGGTTCTCAAGCACACAATATATTCACCTGCCGGGAAGTCGGCTGTGAACGTGGTGCTGGTCTGATTAATTGCTACGCTTGACACCGGTACCCAGTTGCCACCTGTCTGGGTATAGAATGTCATGGTCATGTTGGGGTTGATGGTGGTCAGCTGAACCGTGAACTTGGCTGTCTGGAACAGGGCTGACTGCATCAGGAACAGCTGATTGTTGAAGCTGTTGATGGAGAACCCCATCTGAGTATTGGGTGTGATCACCGGAATACTGGGGATGGGGGTTGAGTTGATTGACTCTAGGCAGGTGGCCATGACTTAGAAGCATCTCGCTAGGATTGAGTGGCGGAACTGGTCCATCTCCACAGGCACTGGATTATTTAGCTCGGGGATCGGGTCGCCGTTCTCGTCAATCGGGGTGTAATCATTGGTCAGGCAGCCGTTCTCCATGAACTCCACAAAGTATTCGGTAGCCAGGTTTGTGAGAGTGCACGCCTCGCCTGTGTATGCGATCCAGTCTGGTTCCGCGAACAGGAAGAAGGCTGTGGCGCCCTCATAGGCTGGGCCTGTTGGAATATCTGGGTTGATTGTCCTACCGACCGCACCCTCATAGGCGATAGCCGTCAGGATGGGATCAACCGTCAGATCACCTTGTGCCCATGCGCCTTCGTATGCTCTTGGCTCTGGGCCCACGATGACCGACAGCTCAGCACGCATTGTCTCGCCTGTGAAGGCAAACTGGGCATCACAGTTCTCATCGTAGATGCTGATCAGCTCGATGTTAGCGAACTCAGCATCAGGGATCAGGTTACCTGGGCACAGCTTGATGTCTAGCTCAAAAGTCTCAAGCGTGGCAGGGATCTCGAACCGCTCGCCTGTCCTGATTGCTACTGGTGTGAAGACAATCGGATCTACAAAGTAGGTTGTGACGCCTTCAAAGCCCATCGCGCTGAAGCGTGGACGAGCTTCAAGGCTAGCGCTACAGAAGATAGCCTCGCCTGTGTAGGTGGTACCAACTGGGACACCATCAGACAGTTCGATACTCTGATAGTCAAGAGCGTATGTTGGGCAGCATGAGCGCTTGGTGAGATCAATGCTGTTGAGACCATTCCAATCCAGGTTGACCCATGGGCCTTCCTTGATCACCTCTGGGTAGAAGTAGATGGCATAAGCCATCTTGAGCTCGATGTAGGCATTGCTGCCCTCATAAGCCCTGAATGTGCCCAGTGGTTCAGATGGTCTGGTGCCTAGGTCCGCAAGAGCATATTCACCTGTGTAGTAGTCCAGGTAGAATGTGTCATCGGTAGCCAGGCTGGCTTCAGCATACTCACCTGTGTATGCGTTGATGAACTCAGTGAGCTGCAGCTCAAAGGTGCTAGCCCACTCGCCTGTGTAAGCCGTGGGTGCAAGGGCGAACGTGACCGAAGCCGTAGCCTCAGCCGACTCGCCTTGATAGGCAACCGGAACCAGATCAGCACGGGCTGGGATCGTCAGATCACCAACAGCATACTCACCTGTGTAGTTGTCAAAAGCAAATGTGGTACTGGTCGAGAGTGTGGCTAGTAGCTCTTCACCTGTGTGGGCACGAGGTGCCAGTCCAGAGACCACAGACAGATCGTCAAGGCCCGCCCATTCACCTGTGTAGGTGATGCCGACCTTGATCTGTGTGTCGAATAGCTGGAGGTCAGCTGATGCCGCTTCGCCATTCCAAGCCTGAGCCTGGAAGGGTTCCCACAAACGAGCCTCGCCTGCTGCACCCTCATAAGCTGTGATGAAGCCATCAAAGAGAACAGGCGGCTTGGGACCAGCACAAGCCCAGTCCACATCCACAGCGAAGCCGGGGACATTGGGGACGTAGGCCTTGTTGAACTCTACATCTACATGATCGCCAGATACAGCAGGAACCCAAGCATCTTCGCAGATATCGGGTACAAGGCAATCGAAGGTGAAGTCAACCGCGTTGAACGGTGCGTTCTGATAGAATTGTTGGAAGTTGAAGTCGATCTTGTTGTACGCAAGACCTTTCCACATCCCATCACAGAACGATGTCACCCCCAAGTTTGAGGGGACATGCGAATAGGGACCCAGGAAGATTGGGGTCGTCAGATTGACTGGAATGTGCGACCCCAATGCTGCCACAGATAGAATCCCTTGAACTTACTCCATTCTATTTAAGCCGCTGGGCGAGCTGGCAGTGCATCCCAAGCGCCAATGCCAGTAGGCGTGAAGCCGGAGTAGTAGCGAGGACCATTGATAGTCAATCGTGTTGCTCCAATGACACCATGGAATGATGGGATCGTGCCGCTACCTGAGTTGTTCAGTGGGTGACGTCCACCCAAGATGATCTGAGTCAGAGACGAGACAGCCGGCAATGCCATCGGTGCCAATGTGGGATCGGCTATGCTAGCTTCAAGCGTGCCATCCAGATAGAGTCTCCACTCGCGTTGAATCACATCGCAACACAAGGTGGCTAGATACCACTGGTTATTGTTGAGCACTGTCGTCCCATTCATGGTGACACCCGTTGCCGCTGTGTATGGTGCACAGAACGACTTCAGCTTACCGTTGTTCAGGGCAATGTGCATACGCCCATCAGATGAGCCTGAGTTGCCGAGTTGAATGATGTTCTTGTCGCCATTGTATGCGGTCAGGGGCTTGAACCACACATCCATACAGAACGAGCCCTTGACACCGCCGTAGCCGCGCTGGATGTTGATCCAAGCGTAGCCGTCTGTTGCTGTTGTGTTCGGAAAGACCACACCCTCGGCTGGATCAAACACAGGCCTTGAGCTCGTGTTGCCCGTCGTGCTCCATGTGCCATCGCAAGAACTCATCTCGTTCACCGCAATGCCGTTGACACCATAGGTAGCGCATTGGACGGTGGCTTGATATTCGTGATACTTGTTCTTTGACGGCGTGAAGTTCTGGTTAGAGAATCGGCTCTCAGTCCACACCACCCTGTTGCACTTGGCCACAGCGGTTCCTGTGCAGCCCTGACTGTTGTTGCACAGGAAGGTAACATAGGCGACGGTCAGGTTGGTGTTAGTTGGGACAGTTGGGCGCTTGATCATCGACCACTTATCCACATACTGCCCGTTGATATACAGATAACCGTCTGCCTGACTGGGCAGAACGTGAACCAGTACATGGAACCATTCATTGGTAGGCAATGTGTAGTCAGCTTCGCCTGAGTTCTCGAAACGGAGAGAGTTGGTTGAACCGTACTTCATGATAGTGCCGATCTTCTTAGACGGCAAGAGTGTCAAGCCGAACAGCGATGACGCAGCATTGGAAGTCTGGATCGACGTTAGCATGGCGGAATCAGTGGTGGGCCAAGCAGACACATTGAACCAGCCCTCGACCGTGATCCCGTTGTTGTAACCGTTGTTCAGGGAGACCCAATTACCTGCACCATCATTGAACATACCACCCGAGATGATATCAGCTGACCAGTTGCTGTTTAGGGACACCGGATAGTCTGGCGATAGCGCGTCCGCATCTGCTGTGAATGCTCCATTTGTCAAGGTGCCATTGTTGTTCAGCGCCCGATTCCATGTGGAAATGGCGCTAGCCGGACCAGCTGCGGTTCCAAGCAAAGCGAACCGGATGAACTGCTGAGTGTCTACCTGCTGCGGTTTGATCCTGAAGGTCCTCAACCCACTCGTGATAGTGTTTGCGTCTTTGATAGCCGAGACCTGCAAGGTGTATGTGCCAATCTGCTGCACAGGAACTAGACGGATTGTCACATTGGACTTGTTGGCTTCGACTGTCAGACCCGTGAATGAACCCGAGAAGGTGGGAGTGGTCAGAACGCCACCATTCACAGAGTAAGCCTGGATGGTCGTCGGCATAGCCCAGCGCTCGATCAAGAGAGGCACTTGCAGGTTTAAGGCATCCGGAGGTGCCACATAGGGCATAGGGACAGCCGTGATCCAATCCTGGATGAAGGAGTTGTATAGCGTGTTGCTGCTATCCCTGTAGGTGTCGTTCTGGAAGATCACCTGATACCGCTGTGCAGGATCCAGACCTTCAATGCGCCAAGTGCCGTCGGGAAGCGACTTCACCTCTGAGATTGGGGTGAACGAGTCAGCATGCAAGACCTTGACAGTCAGAGACTTGATCTGGTAGTCAACATAGGTTCTGCCGTCTGGATGATCTGGCACGAGCGGAGGTGGCGCTTCACCGGCGATATATCCAGCACCCAGATACGGCATCTTAGCCTTTGTGCCAGCGAAAGCGTATGGGAATTGATTTGTGTTACTCACCAGGGCTTTCCTTTTTCGACTCCGATGTACCAGATACTACCAATCGCGTTGTTGTCCTTACCTGCAAGGATCATAAGCTCACTGAAGTTGCTATTGCCGAGAGACCGCCAAGTCTGGTCGAGCCCGACACCAGAACAAGTGGTCAGGACTCTGAAGTTGGGGTACCACAGACCGCGCAGTACGCCAGAGACACCCATTGAGTTCGAGACACCATTTGACGTATACAGCAGGTAATTCTGTGAGAATGTCAAGTAAGGGTTGTCAGTGATGACAACCGAGCTTGACTCACCGATGAGATAGCCCGAGTTGTATACGGCTGGAACCAATGCACCAATGCAAGAACCTGAGATCTTTCCGTCTGCACCTCTCGTTACACCGATGCTTGGCTTTGAACGGTTCATGTCTGGCAGGCTGTAGCCGGTCACTCCAATGCTGCAGTTAGCCTGTGATGGGAGAGACGAGGTATTGCTCCAGGTGGACGCCAGGAACACGCCCGGCTTACCATCAAAACGCATGTAGTCGCCAGCACCAAAGGGCCACTGGTACCAGCTAGAGGTGGTACCGTCTACTGTCTCAGGTGTTTGACCCAAGAACTTGCCGCTGATCTGTGCATAGAAGGTGCGATTGTCTGCCACAATCCACCACTGGCGATTGTCAACTGACGCTCCCTTGTAGGTTCCACGAGTCCACCCTGCAGTCAGCGCCACCGAGCTGATCAGGGTCTTGTTTGTGTCATCCCATCCCTCGCCCACATCCATATAAGCCATCGCATTTGGTGTCTCATCTACCAGATAGTAGCAGCCATTCCCCTCGTTCGGGTCATTGCGGAAACAGGCCTTGCGAGCCGCCACATCTTCCCAGACAAGAGTCCAGCCAGATGGGATCAAGGCAAACTTGAGCACCTGGATCAGGTTGTTGTTTGTGCCGCCAGTCAGCAAGGGTGCGCCAGGCGAATCGTGATTGAAGAATTTGGGCATCATAGGAGTGTGTCCCACTTGAAGTTGTCAACCTGAATCAAACCGTCATACCCTGAGCCTGGACTGCAGCGGAAGCCAACGCTTCCTGTGATGGTCGATAGGCTAGTGTCTGTAACGGCTCCGATCACGGCATTGTTGATTTTGAAGGTCATGTCGTCACCCACCATTTCTACTCTGACGATGTTGGCGGTGTCTCTCGTAACCGTGACTGGCATATCTGAGCCGACTTGAGATGGCGTACCGCCGACCCACTTATAGACGCGAAGCACGTTCGGCTTGGCATTAGTTGCAGCCGCGCTATCCGAGAGAGTCATTTGGTAGAAGTTGTTGGCGTCCACATATCGCCAAACGAACCCAGCATCCACTGCCTTGAAGAAATCGGCTTCAAGGAAGAAGTTTTTCGCCTTGAAGTCTCGACGCACTGCGATAGCCTGTCCAGAACCGTTCCATGTGCAATTGAGTCTTGCGGCTGATGTGTTCCAGGTACCTGCGCTCACATTGGTTGAGTATAGCCAGATTCGATTATTGGAGAAGTCATCGCTGCGGATCGGATTGCCCGGACCATATGGTGATGATGGTACTGGGAGAGCGTTAAGTGCTGGATCATATCTGGCAGCACGAGTGAAGCGCCAGCTGTCGAATGCGCCGAACAGCTGCTCAGCTCCAGAGGTGTTTGACCCCAGACGGAATGAATTCTTCTCTTGTGAATCAGCGAAAGCGCCAATTGCGTTGCCATCCAACCAAAGCTTGATGCTAGCTGATTTCTTCTGAGCGACAACCCAGATCCAACGGTCATACCAAGAGGCGTCCATGTTTGGACCCTGGAGCTTAATGCCGCCGTCGTACCAAACAAGCTGGTTGCTACTGTTGATCACAAGCCCTTTGTCAGGGCTACCGACGATCACGATGTCTCGGTAATTACCGATTCCAATACCACTACGGATCCACACCCATCCCTCAACAGTGAAGTCGTCCGTTCCACTGAGGTATACTGGAGTGCCAGTGGCAGCGATACCGTTGGTGCTCCAACAATACATGGCTTGGGCACCAGTCATCCTCAATGCGCCCGTTCCAAACTTCGGAGTTGGGTCTGAATCGGAGATTGAGATGTTAGCTCCACCATAGAAACCGAAGCCGTCAATGCCTCTCTCATTGATAGCGATCTGTCCGCTGACATCATCGAAGTTGCAAAGCATCACAGTGTCTTGCCAGTATGGATCAGCGAACGGGTCGAAGATCGGCATGCGACGGCTTGACATCTTTCCTTCCCACTGTCCGTCCGGATGCACGAAAGCGACGTCATGCAGCGTATCGTCTTGAAGACCATCCACGCGCCAGTCACCATTTGCATCACTCACGCCAGAAGCTGGCGCTCCCCATTGACCACTACGGAATGCATAAACACGGACGTTTGGTGTTGGGGTGCCACCAGTTGTGCACTTTCCTTCTAGATATGCCATAGATCAACCTGCAATTCGTTTCGATGATACCTTCGCTTCCCACTTACTTACTGGGTCAAATGCAAGGACATCATACATGACATCGTCGCGCAAGCCAGTGAACGAGTACTCACCGATAGAGCTTGTCGTCGTTTGTGCAATAGGAATCTGAGACCCATGGATCAGAAGAAACATCTGATAGCCGCCCTTGGGAACAGTTCCCTCGCTGACACGTCCTGAGATCGTCTTCGACCCATTCATCTGGTGAGAGGGAAGAAAACGACCAAAGACTGGAGTTGCGTTTGTGCCGAAGTAGATCTTCGGGATCAGGACGGTATCTGGCATTACTGACCCATTGCGTAGCAAACGGCTGTATTTCTTAGCCAGGTGGAGGGATCGTCAACCGAGGCAGAAGAGTTCATATCTGATGTCAGTGAGCCCATGTGCCCACATCGTAGATACGGGAGGTGCATCATATCCACTGGAACACCATTCACCGACACAGTCGACACTGTGTATGGCGTCTTTGACCCAGCCCTATATAGATACATGAATCTCGATGGTACCAACCCTTGCACGCTCGAGAAGAGCATGAATGGCTGATACATTGTGTACGCTGATACGCCACCGTCTTGGAATTGACCAAGGTAGCGACACATCGTGCGGTCGTATGGCGTAACCCATACGTTCTGAATGTGATCGAAGTTGACCCAACGCCCTGTGTAAACCGATGACGATGATGTGATAGACCAAGCCTGATCGCTTGTGATCATGAACGTCGTGAAGTTTGGCATCGTCTCACCTGTAGCGATGTTATACTCACGTTCAAAGGTGAATCTCACAGCGTCAAACTTCTGATATCCACCAGATGGATTCGGCAATGCTCCACTCTTGGATGACGCACCGAACACGATAGCGAATTGCCCCTTAACGGTATCGGTGTAGATGTAGTTCTGACAGGATGGGATCTGTGTGAAACCTACTGCGGTTCCTTTGGCATACGTCGTGCTTGGGTAAGCCGGTGATGATTGCCACATTGTACCGCCGCTGACCACACCAGCCGCTGTGACCGATCCACCGAAGTAGATGGTGACGTGTGGGTATTTCACCGAAGAGCGAGTCGACTGTGCTGCCGTTGTTGATGTTGTACCATCCCAGTTGCTCCAGTACTCAACGCGCAGATAGATCGGTGATCGTCCCGAGAGCGTCATCGCATCGCCAAACTTGTAGATTCGGAAGCCTGCGTTGATTGGCGTCACTGATGACAAGTCGGTCACGGAATTGAAGTCAGCGAAGTCGCCAGTGACTCGCTCCCATGTCCATACTGATTTGTTGACCAACGCATCATGGAACGATGCCCACCAGTCTTTGTGTGTGGCAAGATCATCGCCGATCTGGATAGGTGTTGTCCACTCGGACTTCATGATTGTCATTGTGGTAGATCCTCAAGTTCTGCAGGGCGGATAGGCCCATAGATACGATAGCGAATGTTCGGGTCCTGGATATTTAGAGCATACAGGTCGAGCAAGGTGTTGTCGTACAGGTTGATTGAGTAGTTGCCTGTCGACTGATCGCTCGTTGTCTGGGCAATCAGCTGACCCGTCATCGTGTTCAGGACACGAACGTTCGCTTGATACGGTGAGCCCTGCAGCGTGACATTACCCTGAATGCGATACAAGTAGCGGTAGCTGTACCGAGCCTTGATCTCTTGACTCTGTAAAGCATATGGGTAGGTGATGAGGTAGCACATGGTGCCGTTCACGTTCAACGCGCCAGGCATCGTGCTCATCAGGTAGATCTGACCCGGACCCGGTGAGTTGACACGATTGATCGCTGTGTTACCTGTGGCGTGTAGCTCACTGTCTACCCAAAGTTCAATGGTCGTACCTCGACGGATCATGACCACATGATGGAACTGACCATCACCGAAGTGGTAAGGAGAGTTGTCCGCCTTGTACTGCTTGGTCTGGATGAACGTCGAGCTATCCACCGAGAACTGCAACGCGCCCGGATAGTCTTGATTGTTGCGGCGATTGCATTCCAGTAGCATGCCTGGGAACGGACGGTCATCTCGCTGATTCGAGAAGATCACGCCACGGGTTGCGTTGGAGAATGTCGTCCATAGCTCAATGGTATAGTCGGCGTCTGGATTCCAGACTGGTGAGTAACCGCTGGGTTGATAGTGGACAGCCGCCATGCCTCCATTGGTGAACGTGACCGCCGAACCACCAAGACGTGGAGGACCAGCTCGTCCACGGATTGCCAACTGATTGCCGCCAATGTACACACCATCTCGCCTATCGCTCGAACGCGAGCTGTCAACCATTGCGAAGTTGGTTTGGCTATCTGCGTCACCCATCGTCCAGAAGTTGTTGGGATAGGACGCATGGATCATATCGTCGTAAGCCAAGCACTTCTTCCACAACCACGCCACTTCATCGGGTGTGAATGCCTTGTTGAACACACCGAACTGATCGAGCATGACGAACGAGGTATTGCGGTCATTGTGGACAGCCGCTGAGTTGATGCGACCACCAATCTCGATAGGCGACACAGCGTTCACCACAGGCGGAGTGTCCAGAGCTGTCCATGTGGTACGGGCGCGTTCTCTGCCGTTGATGTAGATGATCCAGTTGCAAGTGTAGACACCTGGGCTGGTCAGCTGACAGTCATAGACACAAGTGAAGAACAGGTTGCGCTTGTAGAAGCGACTGACTGATCCTGCCTGAGATGCGCCATCCAAGGTGTCATTGCGGATGTTGATGCGCTTGTTGTCTGGACCGACCAAAGCCACGACGTGCTGAGATGACCAATAGTCCTCCCACCAAATGTCAAACACACCCGCCTTACGGAGGATAGGACGCTGCAGCGTATCGGTGTAGGACAGACCCAAGGAACGCCGAGTCTCACGCCAACCAGCGTTCTCGTCTTGATCTCGGTAGTACATGAACGATAGGCTGAACGAGCCATTGTTGTTTGGGAAGCCGAGTGCAGCGATATGAGGAACCTGCAACAGAGTCTTGGTCCAGCCGCTCGGGTTCAAGGCATTGTAGCCGTTGTAGCCGAACGCCATAGCGTACTGGTCAGTCTGCTCTAGCCCGACAAGCGAGCTCATACCCATGCGATAACCCGGGAAGTCCGGCTGCTCGTTCATGAGGATAGCGTTGTTCTGATACTCCGACTCATCCAGGATCACCGGGGGATTGGCAAGCGAAGTACGCAGCACAGGATCGAACTGGTCACCGTCAAACGTGATCAGCGATACTGGACGATGTTCTTTCAATGATTGTTTGAAACCTGCCATGTATAGTGCCTCTTAAGTCCCAGGTATTTATCCAGACCCCTTGACCGCTGTAAAGAGCAGACGTTATAATGCTTCTACCAGTAGGGCAAGCGACAGATCGACTACACCTCTTTTGTAAAAAGGGGGCAGCCTAGAAGTCTCCTGGCGGACAAAGGGATACTATAGCGTGAACGTCAAAAGGTCAAGTCCTTGACATCTAGGAAGCATGCCGTTACAATCAATAGACCACAATGAGGAGATTTCGCAATGAGCATCAAGTCCGACAAATTCTGGAACAAGGTCATCAAGGAAGCAACTGAGCGAGGCGTTGATCTGCTTTCGGAAATCAACAGCGCCGTCAGCAATCGCTTCGACCCCAAGTTCATCGCGGTCGATCTGGATGGCACGATCACCATCTTCGAGAAGCGTCCGAAGATCGACTCGAATGAAGAACTTTTCGACGCGAATGTGTTCAGTGTCGTGCCTTACACCGTCGATGACACCAAGGGCTGGAAGCAGTCTTGCGCTGAACTCCAATCGGTCTTCAACCTGCTGCAAAAAGCACCCTCCAAGTATCCGGCAAGTGAAGTGATGTTCCAGAACTTCCTGTCGGCGCAGCCGTTGCATGACTTGGAAAATGACATCGAGACGATCAATACCTTCATCGAGCGATCTGGCGGAGACGGTCTGCCGATCTGGATCGGCTTCGATACCTACGAGACTGAAGATGGACACACTCGCGTCCAGCTCGGCTTGTATGAAGGAATGCCGACCCTGAGCGTGGATCGGACCAGCGAAGAGTGGCTGCCCGGTGTGACGTGGCGTCGTCTGGACTGTGAGGATCTCGTGGAATCCTTCAGCGCGGAGGGTGCAGGTCTGATGCCGTGGCCTGACTTCCTGGCACTGGCACAGAAGGCTTGGGAGAACCTGCGACGGAACAATTCTGTCCCCGATACGCCGGTCACCACTCCTGAGAAGGAATCGGAAGTCGTGGGTGATCGCGATCTGCGCGCTGAAGTGATCTTCGCCTTGGTTCGCGCCGGCAACAACCCGGACCTCATCGTGCCGCAGGCGAAGGAGATCGTCTCCTTCATCGTCAAGGGACACTGATGAAGTTCTTGAGTTTCGTCTCGACCACAACCGAAGGCAGGCGAGAGGTTCACATCGTCAAGGACAAGGGCGCCGAGAAGGAAACCAAGAAGGTCGTCCGGAACATGCACAAGGGCGTGAAGTTCTCGAAAACGGAAGAGAGGGTCATCGACCCTCTTGACCTCTGGAGAGTGGAAGGTCTTCCGGTTCCACAGTTTTCGTATCGGAAAAAGAAAACCCCGGCTTGACCGGGGTTTCTCTTTGATTAGATCGTCTCGGTAGCCATCAGCATGTTGCACGCTGAATCTTGAGCTGACCTGCCAGAATGCGGGGTGCACCGTCACCGTTGTTCACGGTCTTGGGTGTCGTCAACGCCGCCCAGTATCGCAGGTTGCCACCTGTCTGAGCATCCATCAGCGCCGCGCCTACGATTGTACCCCAGTTGCCGGTCGGCGCACCGAACACGATTTCCAGGAAGTTGCTGTACTCGTAGTTGACGCCGGTCGGACCTTGCCAACCTTGGGACGCGCCCGCGCCCTGCGCTCGAGGGATTGCAATTCGTGAATAGCCAAGGCTGCTGTTCACCTCAACGCCGCCCGTACCATCGGTAGCAGGAGCGGTGACGTACAGAGCCACCCACAGGTTAGCTGACGGAGTGAAATCCACACCCTTCAGGTACCAGTTCATCAGATCTTCGTGTTGCTTCTTGGAAGCAGTTGAGCTAGGCATTCGCCTCTCCTTAATTGAGCCAGATTTGAGGTGCGGTCACTTTGTGCATTACGCCCGCGCCATCGGTTCGCATGAGACCAACCGCGGTGCTCATGTTGCCGCCAACCATCAGCGAGTAGTCGCCCTTGACGATATCAGTCTTGTTGCCGTTGACCTGAGTCGTCGCGTTGCCAACCACTACAACATCCGCGTTGCCAATGATATTTACCTTCACGTTGCCCTGGACATGGATGCTGTCGTCGCCCATGATGACCGTGTAGCGGTCCTTGACAACCTTCTCAGACCGTGTACCGTCCGGGTGATCCTCCACAAAGGTGCCGCTGGGATGGTATCGCTGGTAGCGCTCAGATCCTGGTGTGTCATCGAACTCTTCGACGTGACCGCCTTCCGTCTCGAACACCTTGTTGAACGGGTATTCCGGATTAGCTGGCGACAGCGGCTGCATGAACATGTTGCTCAGCGGACCAGCCTGCAATGCGGTGATCGCGCCCAGAATGGAAGCGGCGTTCGGGATCACCATTGACAGACCCTTGATCTTACCGATCACGCCCACGATCTGGTTGAGGCTGTTCATCGCGCCAGACAGATTGCCGATTGCGTCGAAGGCATTGGTCAGCTGATTGAACGAGCCGATCAGATTCGACACATCTGGGATGCCGATGCCAGGGTTCAGACTGCGGAGCTTGTCGAGACTCTTCAGCTGATCGAGCGTTCCCGTGATGTTCCCGGTGATACCGTTCAGACCATTCATCACCGAGCCGACAGCACGATCAGCAGCGCCGACAGCATTGTCGATTCCAGCCATTGCAGACTTGGGAATCTCGGTTAGTGCCTCAACCTGATTGTCTACCTGGCTTGTCACCTCAGCCATGCCACCCTGCAAGCGGAGGATCTGCGATCTGATGTCATTCTGAACACCGCCCAGCTGTGAAGCCGCGTTGTTGATGTTCTGCGCTTCCTGATAGACCTGAGTGATATTGTCGGTGATCACGTTCACGACATTGTCGCTTGCCGTCTTGACACCGTTCGCTGCAGAGTTCAGGGATTGCAGATTGCCGCGCAATCCTTGGAACTGACCATTGACACCTTGAATCGCCGCCGAGATGTCAGGGATCTGAATTCCCGGGATGGCAAGCTTCGCGTTCTTCAGTTGATCGCCCATCTTCTTGATGCGCGCCATCTGATTCGTTACACCCGAGACCTGAGCCTGGATGTTCTGCTGGATGTTCGCAATGGAACTGAGGCTGCTCGACAAACTCAAGGGGAGTGAGATCAGACGATTCTTGTTCTTTGCCTCGACAATGGTCTGGCTGATCTCTTCGCCGCGTGTCAGTCGGTTTGTGTCTGGTCGTCCATTCGGAGCACCGACAAGCACACCAGTGACCGCAGGCATCTGAGCGTTCTCTCCGTCGAGGAAGAAGCCCGTGACTTGCGATCCGACCTGCAGACCGACTGGCGCCATACCGACACCCTTCTGACCTGCATCGGTGATCGGGTTGATCGTGATCGCCCAAGGTAACGCCTCGGTCGGAACCAGACCCTTATCATCTGGATGATAGCCGTTGATTCGGACACGAACGCGACCGATCTTCAGAGGATCATCACGATCCTCAACCGAACCCACCCACCACTTGTAAGCGCCATAGTCTACGCCATGAATCTGATCAGTCATTCTCAAGTCTCTTCTTAACAAGTTCAGCGTTGATCATGTAGGCGTCCTTGTTGTACATGTGCGCCATCGCCGTGATCAAGTATGTGCCACGTCTCTGCTTATCGTACAGCTCATCTGACTGCCAATCCTGAGACGGCAAGTCAACGATGCAGTTCTTACCAAACCATTTACTGGCTGCGCAAGAGCCCGGAATTTGAATGACCAGCTTCTCTTGCTCGAACTTCATCATGCTCGACTTACGGCTGCCTTGCCACTTGTCGACCGAATCCAGATAGTTCCCGTTAGCGGACAGACCGGGCATCTTCGGACGGAACGTGATATTCACACCTTCGCCGGACATGAACACGTCATTGTCAAGCTTTAGGCGCTTCTTGTCAGCTGCGTTATCGTCGCCGAACTTGAAGTCAGCCTTGCTCCACGTTTTGTTGATGAAGTCGTAGCTGGCTGTCTGACTCTGATAGTAACCAGCCGCGAGATTCGACAAGGCGTCGAAGTGCTCGAAGTGGTAAGCCGTGATGCCGGTAGCGTAGTCGTAGGTCACCTCACCGTTCTGCCGGAGGTTGGTCGCCTGCACCTGGAACGTGATACCGCTCGACTCAGCCGGATTGCTATACATGTTCTCAAACGACTTCATAGCGAACGAGCCGTCGTGCTTCTGGAACAGGACATAGTCAGCCGCGTCATTGCGCATGCTGGAACGTAGCAACCAGTTCAGAGCATAGAACGGAGTCCACGCTGGCACAATCACGTCAATGGCATGGTCTGTCGGATCAACGTCCTTGAGTCCACCACCCAGATACTCTTTGAAGATGTTCACGGCAATCTGTGAAGTCGACTGCTTGGTGTATGCCTTATGCACGCGCTTGGTCTGATTCGACAGGAAACGCTCATCAGCGGCGAACGCGGCATAAGCCTGCTGCTTGTTGTTGAGCATCTGCTTCTCGCCGATGCGATAGATGACGAAAGACCAATGCTGCTCACCGTCGCCGATGGAGTCAAGGTCAGTCTGAACGTCAATCTCCAGCTTAGCGCCAGCACGGATCGGGATGTTCATCAGGAGGTTGTTCGTGTCGTTGAAGTTGACGACACAGGTGTTGGTCAACGCTAGCACGTCTTGGAACACGTGGGCGGAGACGACAGCTTCAGTCACGTCCATATCATTGATGCGGACGATGAACTTCTTCATGTCTCCGAAGTTTGAGCCGCGATCAATGATCATTGAGTGCCTTCCACTACCTTGTTGAACATGTCTACGAAAAGATTGATATACTTTGGATCTACCACCACGATCTGAGCGCGCTTGGTGTTGAGATCATTCTCCCAAGCCAATGCCGTGACGGGATGAACCGCCATGGGAAGCTGCTGACCGTTGTCGACCATAGCCTGCCACTTGGCGCTATCCACATCATCGTAGTATAGCCCGGTTGTGTTGTTTTGCCAGGCGATGATCTTGTTCACATTACCGTACTTTGCCTTGACAATGTCCTCAAGCACATCGGTGCTGACGGGCCATTCCAGGAACGGGTTGACGATTGCATTGACCAGCAAGATCGTCCAGTACAGTTGCGGATCCTTGTAAAGTTCATTGGCTACACCTTCCGGGATTTCGCCATCGGAGATGGTGTAGCGCATGTGGACATACGATTCATCGACACGCAACCGCTTGACAATCGCGGCGGTGATGATGTTCATCGCATCCTTGTTGTAACCGTCAAGCGAATAGTTGACGGTCCCGAATTTGTTGAAGAAGCCCATCAGAAGCCCTCGTCTACGTCCTTGCGCGTCACCAGCTCGATCTCGTTCCACTTGGTCGAAACTGTGATGGCTGCCGGCATACCATTGCGCATCGAGTTGAAACCGCCAGCAGGCGTGTAGTCAACGTCAACGGCTGTACACACCGCACGCTTGAATTTGTGCAACCACTTGTTGTCCTGGTCCTTCCACTTGTAGCTGATCTGACACTCGTTCGGATAGCCAAGGAAGGTACGTCCCGATTCCCACTCAGGTAGCTGGTTCTTGCGGAACGTCTTCACGATCTGGTCGATGATGTCGCAATCCTTCTCGCTGAACGGCACGAACTTGAAGGTGAATGCGAAGTTGCGGAAGTCGATACCGCGGAACACCATCGTCATGTATGGATTGAAGATCTTGCCAGCGACCGCGCCCATCAGGCCTTCAGCTGACACATTGCCACCCATCAAGCCGACCGCCGCGGAACCCAGGTTCGCCATAGCGCGAGCCATCAGCACATCAGTCCCGCCTTCCATCTGACCGAATGTAGTCTGGGCAGCCTGCATTGCTCCACCCAATGATCGATCACGGTTGAAAGCTGCAGCACCCGCCGCTACCGCGTTACCGATGAAGCCGAACTTCTCGCTGTCCCACGAAACCGTGGACGGTTGACTGATCGACTCTGGCATGTACAGCGCAATCTTGTCGATAGGGCTCGACTCCTTCGGGCTGTCGCGCTCGAAGAAGTTGAATTGGATCCAGCCCGGATTCGCGTCTGGATCTCGCAGGCTCTTTGGGTATACAAGGTCTGCCATGACGCCCTTAAATAGATAGAGGATACAACTATTTACATGCGATGAGCCAACATATCAAACCCATGGATCGCAAGCCCGGCGCGAAAGTCAAGTTCAAGCAAGGGCAGTTCGTTCCGCATAATCGACACAAGTACATCGGCAAGCTCACGGAGATCACCTACAGATCGTCTTGGGAGCTGAAGTTCATGCGCTGGTGTGATATGAACCCATCGGTTGTTAAGTGGAACAGCGAAGGCTTGATCATCCCGTACTTCTCACAGGCGGACGGTAAGCACAGGCGCTACTACCTTGACTTCATCGTGCAGTTCCAAACTCACGACGGCATCCAGACGATGCTAGTCGAGATCAAACCAGATGGCGAAACGAGACCGCCACGTCGAGGCAAGAACGAACAGCGATACCTGAACGCGCTACACACTTACCAGGTGAATCAGGACAAATGGAAGCACGCAACCGAGTATGCAAAGAGCATCGGAGCTACCTTCCGGGTCTTGACAGAGTATGATCTAGGAATCGCAAAGAGGAAGAAGTGATGGCAACCGTCAAGATCAATCCAACCCGTCGCAAGGTCCAGGTAAAGCCCGGCACCTCGACTGAGCAGACACAGCTCACCAAGAAGGCAACCATTGAGGCAAAGGTCAAGTCAGCAGAACGTGGCGCAGACGCAAAGGCGCTGAAGTGGTTCTACGATCTGGTCGGTTCCAAGATCAAGCGCGGCAACGTTCCAGACCAAGCATTCGCGCCTCGTCGTGGACGCAATGTGTTCATCGGCGGCATGTTCGTGTACGGATACGATCCGAAGCACAAGGACACGCTGCCTTGGTACGATACGCTCCCTTGCGTAATCCCGATTGAGTTCTATCCGGATGGCTGGCTGGGGTTGAACCTCCATTACCTGCCGCCGATCCTCCGGGCTAAGTTGCTAGATACGCTGATGACGTACCGCAGGCGCGCAGGCGATGATCGCGCATACATGAAGCTCTCTTACGGGATGCTGAAGGGCTTGGCAGTTCATCCGTTGGTCGCGCCATGTATCAAGCGCTACCTTGCAGGGCACGTGACCACACCGGTCATCCGAATTGACCGCATGTATTGGGACAATGTCGCTCTTCTCCCGCTGCAGCAGTTCAAGAAGGCAAGAGCATCACAAGTCTGGGCGGCTACTCGTCCGAACACACGCAGATCGAGGAAGAAGGTCTAATGGCTCTGTATGAAGAGTTCCTGTCCCACTTCACACATGGGATGATGAAGCCAAACAAGTATCGCGTGGAGTTCAATCTCCCGCGAGGCTTGCCGGCTAATGCAGGCGTGCGCACTCACGCTTGGTCGGACACAGCGAACATCCGACGCTTCAACAACGAAAACGCACAATCGGTGTCGATCAAGTGTCACACGGCAACGCTACCGCAGCGCTCAATGCAGACCATTGAGACGGTCATGAACGGCGCCCCGTTCCGTGTTCCGGTTGGCTCGCTGTATGACCCGGTGACCTTCAGCTTTTACGCTGACAGCCGAGCCGACAGCCGACAGTTCTTTGACCTGTGGCAGAACACGGTCACGAACACAACCAGCAACACGATGAACTTCTGGAATGAGTACGTCTCGGACATCAAGATCATCACGCTAGATGACGCAATGCGAGATAAATACTCCGTGACGCTGGTAGACGCATGGCCCATGAACGTGGGTGCGCTTGATCTGAGCTACAGCCAGATGAACAACTTCCAGACGATCACGGTCACGATGGGCTTCCGCCAGTGGAACGCAGATGCTAGCGGTAGACGCCCGGCTAGCCTTTCGTAATAGAATCAATAAGTTACGGCTAACCCCTTGACCGACTTTTCTCCTTATAGGTCAAGGGGTTAGCCTTTTTCATCTCAAATCTGGACTGAGACTAGACCAATGGCGCGCAAGAAGCAAGTAGAACTGGAACCCTGGACCTTCAACGGCAAGCCGTTCACCCAGGAGATGGTAGGGAAGCTGGAAGGATTTGTCTACTTGATCACAGATCGGGTCAATGGCAAGATGTATATCGGGAAGAAGTTCTTCGGTGGTATGCGCAAGGCCAAGGGTGCTAAGCGGCGATCCAAGATCGTGTCGGATTGGGAGAAGTACTTCGGTTCAAATGACGAGATCAAGCAGCTCGTCAAAGAAGAAGGACCTCAACGCTTCAAGCGCGAGATCCTCTCTTTGCATCAACTAAAGCGTGATGTCAACTTCTGTGAAATCAGGGAACAGTGGAAGCGTGATGTTCTAGAAGCGGTCGATGAAAACGGTGAACGCTTGTACTACAACGAGAACATCAACGGCAAGCACTTCCCCTACCTGGTTATTGGATGGCAGGATCGAAGTCAGATAGCGTCCAGCGCTTGAGCTGTTCACTCTCATTCTTGATACGCTGCTGGTCGATCAGACACCACCATTTGTAGTCGCGGTCAATGTCCCTCCAGCCACACTTCGCCGACTCGATTGAGCTGTTCGGCGATTTGATGATGTAGCCGTCCAAGTCGTCCAGCGACTCGCCAACGCTCCAAGCACACGCGCCGATGATGGCGCTGTATGCTGGTTCATGATGTTCATCAACGGACATTGGGATGCCTCGACTTGGTCATCGCGACCTTGAGTTCATTGGCGAATAGCAAGTGATCATTGCCAGTGAACTGGCGCACTCCATGAGTCTCGCCGATTTCACGCCAGCGCTTCAGCAGCTGTTCTAGCGGGTCATCTTCATACGGCTCCTTGGCTTCCAACGCCGCCCACTGTGTGATGATCCGATGCAGCTTGATCGGAACCTTGAACTCAGCTCGACCCTGGATGCAGGAGTTGATCATCTCTTCGATGGCACGAATCTCTTCATACTTGTGGTACTTCTCGTAAGTCTCCACAGAGTAGAAGGCTTCGCCCATAGAGTCAAAGGACTTCTTCCACTCCTCGAGAGCCTCGGGGCTGGTATCGGTCTCGTACATCCAGCGAGTCAGCCATGAACGCTTCTGATTGTCGAGACGTTTGACCAGTTCGCCCGACACACGCCAGTTCACTTCGCAGATCTTGACGCCTTCAATATACACCAAGGCGCTGCAGAGCTGGTTCATCCAGTCGGGATCATCACCGCTGACAGTTACATAGACCTGCGATGCGTCATTCCACCATGCCATGTCAAGACCTCCAGAAACGAGTTTTGAGACGCTTCCACCAGAAGCCGGTTAGATACCACTGATCACCTGGGGTGAAATCGTATCCATCACGGTCGTCGTACTTCCGCTTCGGATCGATCTGTCGGTAGTTCCAGCTCAGATCCAGATAGCAGTCAGCCGGCTTGGTGGCATTGTATACATCCAGGATCCGGTGGAGCCCATCGTTCTCCAGGTACATGCTGTAGTAGCAACTGGAGAGGGTCTTGGTGAATGCCCAGGTTCCAGTCCGCCACATCACTTTGTCGCGCACCTTGCGGCGCAGCTTGTCGTCATTGACGTCGCCCAGATCGTACTCGACGATGAACCATTCGATCAGGTCGCAAACGCGACCAACCAGCAGGGCGTTGTACACCTCACGGTTGTCGTAACTTTCTTGGATCTGCTCAGCGAGCTGCGGAGTGATGAGAGTCAGATTATCCATTGCGCCCCCAGTTGATGTGAATCTGATACACGGAATCCTGAGCGAACGCGCTGCGATGCCCCCAGGTGCGAACCTTGTAGCCGAGAGACTCGAGGTAGCAGATCAGCTCACCTTCCGTACCTTTATCAGAGGCAATCGTCGCTGTGTACGAGACGTTGCCCTTACACGCTCGCTCACGTGCCTCGTTCAGAATACGTCCGGCGAGATTCTTGATCTTGTCCGATGGCTCATGCACCACCGATTCGCTGATCTCACGGAGAGTCTTTGCGTCGAACATCACGGCACCTTCTTGATGTTTTTGCGCCAGAAATCGGTTGCGTCATCGTATTGACGTTCCAGAATTTCTGACCACGATTCGCCGCTGTTGATGCACGACTTCAGGCAAGCTGCCAACCATCCAAGACGGTGATAGTTTTCGATCACATCTTCGACGCTCTCGATGATGTTCAGAGCACCACCGTTCGGGAGTTCATCATTCTTGTCGCGGCAGCTGAACCACGGCTGATAGATGAAGTAGTTGTTGACTGGCTCGATGAACGTCTCCCAGTTGTGCCAGGCGGTGTTCACCTCGTCCTGCAGCTGTTGATTTTCAGCCTTCAGGCGAGCGACTTCGGCTTCCAGCTCGGCGATACGACCAGCTTCAGTGACCATGCTGGCTCTCCTCGTCCAGACCGACCAGACGCTCAATGAGCTCCTGACGGGCTTCCTCGTCTTCCTTCTCCGAGACGCCGCCGAGCGGCAACGCGTCCACGATACCCCAGACGTTGAACGCCTCGGTCTCCAGACCCTCGTTGTCGAGGCTGTTCAGGTACAAGCGGTAGGTGATCAACATTTCAGTCTCCTGTTGGGTTTCATGTATTGTATCGTCAGAGGATTAGGAAGTCAATCCTTTTCCCAACTCAATTCGAGACGGAATCGCGGGACGCCGTCATGCAGAGCTTTGACCTCGCGCACATCAATTGCCCAGTCCTTGAGCTTCTGCTTCTTGGCGGTTGACTTCAGCTTGCGGAGCTTCTTCGACAGTTCAGACTCTCGGCAGAAGCCGACGTGACGGTTCAGGTTAGCCATCCTTTCCTCCGAAGTTGGGGTTGCCGATTGAGGTCAGTTCGTAGTCCTGCAGGTGATACTGGAAGTACAGGCGGACGATGAGTTCCATCTGCGGCTCGATGCAACCAGTACGCCAGGTGCGATGGCAGGCCTTGACGTAGATGCCGCCGTGCTTCTCGATGAACTGCACCGCTTCCTTCAGCGGCAGCCCGGATGCACCGAACACCACCGTCTTCACGTGGGTGACGGCATCACTGATCGCGTTGACCACACGGTTCTCGATGCCACGAATCACGTCGGTGTCGACTCCCATGCTGAGCAGGTTCGGCATCATGTCGTCCAGCTTCTCGTCGCGGATCCATTCCACCACGTCACGAACGCGGAGGTCCAGGACGCGATGCAAGCGGTTGTACCACTCGGTCTTGATCTTGACACGATTGTATCCATCCTGATGATCGACCAGCACCCAGCCCTCGACACCTTCCAGATCACGTGCGATATACAGCAGTTCGTTGATGTCAGCCATGTGGAACTCAGGCTCAATCGCAGTGTCATTCAGTGCGAGATCGGCTGGCGTCAGGTAATGACCTTCCTGAGTAGAACGACCAGCCAGAAGCTTGAACGCCGGCTTATCATGCTGCACCACGATCTTGGTGGTCGGAGACGTATACTCGTAGATCGGAGTCCAACCGGAGATCAGGAAGGCTGCCATCTGACCCTCAGTGAACGGGTCCAGGTTTGCCTGCGCCTCGCGTGCCACATTCGAGTAGAAGGACTTCTTGGTCTTGAGACGCACCTTGCCGTTCACCATCACCGGAGTGATCATGGAGCCATCGATCTTCGGGTATGCGGTCCAGACAGTGTTCTGCAGAACAGCCGGCTGGGTGAACTCCTTCTCGCCGACGTTGAAGAACTTGTGGAACGGACGGCTGACACACTCGCCGGTCACCTTGTCGAAGGTAATGCCGCGAGCTTCCGCACCGAAAGACCGGCGCCAGAGATCATCGTTTGCGATCATGTAGGACACGATCACGAACTCTCGACCATCAACGGTCTCTTCCTTGAAACGCACGGTCTCGTCGTGACCCAGCGCGTCTCGCATCATTTGCAGATTCAGATACATGATGACTCCTTCAGCGGTATACGATTGCGTGACGGATGGCTGCACACCATGCCTTCACATAGATGATTGGTGTGAGGATCGCCCAGCGTGTGCTATTCACGTACAGAAGGCCATGCGGCGCCTTGACTTGCGCGGTCACTTCATAGCCTTCCCACACATCGACTTCAAAGCCGTTGCCGGTCGGGCTAACATTCGTGACCTTCTTCGGGAGGCTGACCTTAATCGACATTGAAACGCTCCTTCAGCTTCCGCAGATCGTTGTTCAGATTGACGATGGCGCGCTGCGCACCGTGGATGGTAGCCTCCTGATCGTCAATCTGCCTTTGGATCAAGCTCTCTTCATACACGTAGATCGGCTTCTCGTCAAAGAAGGCGCCGAACGGGATCTGGATCTCATCCTCGAACATGAAGCCACGACGATGATACTCCACGACCACCTCGAGACAGGTTCGTAGTCTCTCGGTACTTTGGATCTTGTACGGAGTCTCGCCGAACACATAGTCCAGAATAGTCTTGACGATGATGTCCATCTCTTCATTGGAGACGGTCTTATTGCCTGCAAGTAGCATTATGCAATCCTCACTGGTTGGTCGGCGGGCATGGGGTGCTGTGGATCATTCGGTGGACCCTTGCCGTACAGGAGCCACACTACCAGCAGTAGCGTACACAACGCAGGAAACATGACGAATCTCCTCTTGTCCGATCTGTATTGTATACGCAAAAGAAAAGAGGCACAAGGCCTCTTTTCAAATCATTTGAAGAACCGATGCGTTCCGATCAGTGCCGTCTGCGTCATCTTACGATTCCAGACCGGATTCACTGCCACCGTGTGGTAGAACAGCGCACCGTGCGTTGGGTCCTTGGCGCTTCCCTCCAGGATCTGGATGGCTGCCCACTTCGACTCTTCCCACGCCTGATGATCCATCGGGTTGCGGAGCATCGGAACGTGATTCTTACGCTGGCATACCCAAGAGAACTGACAAACGCCTCGGCTCTTCTGGTAGACCACTTCGCAGATCGTGTTCGGGAATGCCTTGGCTTCTGAGCGATTGAACGCGACGAATCCAGCTGAGAGCTTACCCGTCATCGATTCACCGGAAGCCTCGAAGTAGATGTTCCGAGCCAAGCAGTCGACGTCCTTCTCGCTATACGCTTCTTCGATTGCCACCGGCATTTCTGGAAGCGGGTCCGGCGTCGAGACGCCCATGACTGAAGGGAAGGTAAGACCGATCATCAGGATGATTTTGTTCATGAACATAGTATATCTCCTCTATGTGTGGATGTCAAGTACCATTCCACATAGAAATGGCGGGATTGCGCCCGCCATGTAAAGAGATCAGAGGTAGGAAGTCAAGGGACTTCAATCAGCGGGGCGGTGAGATCGTCCCCTGGTTTACCCATCGGAATGTCAACCAATCCGGGCCAAGGATACGATTCGGGCTGTGGGAGCAGTACACGGACTTGTTCCCAAGTGGAAATGCCTGGAGGCGGATTCAATACCATTTCCTCCAGTTTCATATTTACCGCATCCCGCCAAGCCACCATACAGGTTGCTTCAGCCTTGTATCGTTCCACGCTTGATGATACATAGCCGACGCATGACTCAATCGAATCGTAGCGCCGAGCCTTCACCCAGCTGGACATCCATTCCCAGGTCATCGAGCGAATGTAACGGAAGTGTTCCGGGGTGTACTCACCATAGCGCGGCGCAACCGGCTTGACGATTCCTCCACCCAGGACGAATTCTTCGTATGTGTCCCACAAAGGATGACCTCTGGGAATGTACTGACACGTCTCCTCGTTGTAGATGACGTCTGGATCTGTAGTGAGTTGGAACATCAGAACAACTCCGCATCTGCCACCCAGTGCCACCGGATGGTATTGTCGACTGTGGCATCTCCGTTGCCCAAAATCATCTCAAAGTTGGATTGTCCAATGTTCAAGACGATACCGATTCTGTTGGCAACGAAGTTTCCTGAAGTGTTATACTCCGCGACATTGCCGTTCTGACCAGACTGCGGGCTATAGATAGAGATGGAAGGAGGAACTCTCTTTGAGACGGTAAACTGTGTACACGGCGCTTGCAGATAGTACGGGGTTCTCGCTCCCGATCCAGCCGCACCTGGAACAGTTGTCGTTCCGGGTTCTGTATCTGTATTGTAGCTCTTCTCGTAGTACCGCTGACACTTACGAAATTCGGCTGCGTCATCCAGATCGGCGAATGTGGTCCGTGTTGTTCCCAGCTCCCACTTGTTCATCGTCATTGCGACAACTGGGTTCTTCTGTTTCAACTGATCGCCGTATCCGCTAGCCTTACAAAAATCAAAGATGAGGAACAGCATATCATTTGACCCGATCGTCTTGCCGGCGATGCTGGGGACGTCAAATGTGATAGATACATAGCCTGGAGTGATGTTCAGATTGAGGAGTCCGATCTCAGTCTCAACCTCCGGAGAGCCACCCGACCCAAATCTCTGGATGATTCTCACTCCGACTGGTGTGTTGCTGGCATTCGCCCATCCATAGAAAGAGGCGGTTGTAGTCTTTCCGGCAAATGTGCCTACTCCCTCGATAATCTGACAGATGAAACTATCAGTGTTCGCCGTTGCATTTTGAGTTGCGAACCTACCGTAGTGAGTGGCGGAGTCTACAGGAATTGCGAATTTCTGACGAGACAGTGCTAGTGATGCGCCTGCATCACCGCCGCATACACCTTGCCATCTGTCTGCAACATAAGCTGCAAGAGGAGCATTCAGAGTTTTTGAGGTTCCACGCTGCCAGATCTTCCATCCGCCATTGATTAGGACATTGTATCCGATAGGCGCACCATAAGGCAAGAGGGACGGATCGATGACATCCGTCCCTCTCATCTGCGTCATCACGCCATTCTTCCGGACAATGGGACGCACGTTAGCCATTACAGCACCACGTAATCGAAGTCGTCAGTGACCAGCTCAGTTGCGCTCTTTGCAATACCCAGCTTCTGGTCGATTGAACCAGCCGTAGCCGTAGCCGCATTCAGCGGAGAAGCAATGGTACCACCCGCAGTGCCCAGGTAGTAAACCGTGCCGATGGTCAAGCCAGTCAGCTGATCGTTGACACCGTCCAACGGATAGACAGTAGCTGGAGCCGAAGAAGCCGAAGCTGCCTTGACAAAGCCAGTTGCGTATCGACCGTTGGAGTTGTCCGCCTTGCGAACCGACCAGGTGCCAGCGTTGGCGTATTCCTGGACGAAATTGCCTGCGACCAGGGCTTCCGATGCTGTGCCGATACGAGTACCGTCACCTAGACCCGAGGGAAGCAGGGTCATATCCAGCTTGCCGTTGGAGCCCAGGGCGACAAGTGCACCAGCGTCCGCGGCGCCAGCCGATGTGTCCTTCGGAGTGTACTGCTTTGTTACACCCTGATCGCGGATGAGAACCTTTTGTGCTGCCATGATTGTCTTTCCTGTTATGCTAGAAGGATGGGTTCGTCAAACTGGAGATTGATCTGTGTCGGCTTGGGGGAGAAGCCTACCACAATTTCCCATCCAGTAGTGGGAGAGGTTTGAGTCAGGGTGCCGTTTGGCCCAGCGAAAATCAACCCTTGACTCCAGTTCCAGAAGGGATCCTCTAGAGAACCACCTGCCTGGATCTTGATTTCTTGTCCCGGATATGCGGATTCCAAGGTGATCCCGACCAAACCCATTGCATCGACGGCGAGCTGTGGATTCAGAGGAGAGACACCGTTGATACCCTCCGAGACGATCTTGAGCGCAGACAGATTGGTCGCTGCCTTGCGCGTGATGATGTTCTTGTCACCAGGTGAGCTGATCGAATCCAGCGTCTCCTGGAGGTTCTCGACCTCCGAGATCAGAACCTTATCGACTCTGTCAACTATACCATTGTCGTCTGTATCGTAGACTGCCCGGAACATATCGCCATAGCCTTCAACCGGGATGATCGGCAATGGATCACCTGGGTTAGGAGGCAACGGCAAGTAGTCAACGCGGCTTTGGTCCTTGCTGTAGCAAATCCCAATCTCTCCGCCTGCACCTTGCCCGACGATCAGCTTACTCATTGAATGACGACCTGTGATAGCGATCCTGCGTACATGTTGATCTGGAAGGTGTCAGGCCACTTCAAGAAGAACAGTCCGGAGGTTGTGTTGTATGTGATCTGGAAGCCTTGATCCGTCAGCATATCGAATGTCGCCTTGAACAGCGCAACGACAGTAGCCGATGGACACCCCGCAAATCCGAATGTCAGCTGACGAGCGCCAAATGTCGCTGCCTGCTTGATTGCTGGCAACAGATCGCGCTGCATTGTCAGATCTGAGTTGGCCCGGAGGTCCTGACCGTTCGTCATGCAGAGGTAGATCATGCCAGCTCTGAAACCGACGCCAAGGCTGGGGATCATCGCTGGATTGCTGAACGTGATGCGGCTGACCTCTAGATACGACATGTTCGGAGCAATCCAGCTGATGCTGAGTTTCCCGCCGTCGCCATCGTAATTACAGAGGAATCCTCGGAGAGTGTAGTGCTTGATCAGCTCAGTCACGACGTCCGGGACATTGTAGATGTTGTCCCAGGTCGGAACGCGGGCTGTGTAAGTGAACTGGAAGTTGACCGCTGCTTCTCTGATCGCTTCATCCAGGGCGGCGCATTGCCCGATGAAGTCGGCTGTCACCACTGGCAAAAGGATCTGCATCTCAGTACTCCACCAACCACTTATCCGCACTCACCATGCGAACTCTGGCGCTATTGTATCTTGGTAGTACGACTTCACCCGCTGTCACCGCAGAAGCATCCTTGCAGATCAGCGTCACCGGCGAAGTCGCCTTGAGTGTCACGTTCACTGCGGCTGATGCGTTGTTCAAGACCAGGATAGGATCCATGTCTGTCGAGAACGTTGTGCCGGTGGCTGGTAGAGTCACGTTGATTGCTGTTGCACCTGTGTACTGGACGAACTGGCTCTTGACCATCGAAGCGTCCAGTGGGAAGGCTGCGGTCTTCGATTGAGGACCACTCTTCTTGAACAGTGCATTGGCTGCAGCCTCGCTAGCCTGACGAACCCTTTGAGCTGTCCAGCTCCTTACCGTGGTAGCGGTTCCTTCCTCCGCTTCGGTCTGAGTGACCGTCGTGTAGACTGGAGCTGCACCAATGGCGGACCTTGCCGCCGCTTGGTCGGTTGCCTTCAACAAGCTCTTACCAACTGATGTCGCGTCGCTAATCGCATCTGCTAGGATCGTGAATCCGTTCAGCACATACGATTTGAGAATAGAGACGAAGCCACCCTTGGTGACGCCTCCATCCTGTACAAGAATCAGCTCGGTTCCTTGGAGCGTGTCGATAGGCGAGCGAGCCCGGATTTGATCGTAGGTTTCTGCCGCCATGCTCTTTCCTTAGTGGTTAAGACTTCGGGGCTTGCGCTCCCTCTTTTCTATTTACTTACAAGGTAAATAAAGTTGACTTTCAGGGGCCTACGCAAATGACAGATGACGGAATCCTAGCTCAGATCCTATCCGTGGTTACAGAGCTGCAGGTGACAGTCAATGAAAGACTGGACAGAGCGGAGGATAACATTGAGAGCATCACCAAGAGACTGGATCTCGCTCTTTCTCGCGCATTCCACAATGGCGATCTAGATGCCCATCGGGTCTGGCACCAACAACATGCTCTGCCGGCATGGCGGAGGAAACTAATCACTTGGCTGGAGTAACCCATGATCGAAACCACAGCAATTGCTGCTGCGGCGTCGGGTGTTATGGGACTGATCACAGGCTTGGGTTTGATGGCCCGGAGATGGAGCCGAGATAAGCTAGAGTTGGCCAAGGACAGAGCCGAGGCAGATCTGATCAACGATCTTGTCCGCCAAAGAGACTACGAACGTGATCTTAGGATGTCGGCTCAGGAAGAGCTGAACAAGGTAGCAATCGAGGCGGATCAGGCCTTGCAAACAGTAAGAGAGCTGACTGCGAAGACAACCACGCAGTCAGCTCAAATTGATCTCTTGACATCACTTGTTAAGAGGCAAGCCGCGACACTAGAGACCGCGAAAGCTCAACTCCAAGCAGCCCTCCACCCGTAAGAGGGCTGCTTTCATGATTACTTGTTCTTGCCGTAGGTCTTCGGAGCCTTCTTGCGTTCCGGCTTCTTACGGCTGTACTTCGACTTGTTCTTCCGCGAGCCGAACAGGCGACGCAGCATATCCGGAGTGAAGACCTTACCCGCCAGCTCGGTGCGCTGGGCGTTGAAGTCGTGTTCCTGCAGGGTCAGTTCCGGGGTCTTGTTCTGATCGTTCAGCTCTTGCATTACCTGTTCTCCTTTTCCAGTTGGGTCTTGACTTCTTTCAGTTTTGCGATGATCCGCTCGTGCGATGCCGCCGCTTTCAGATCGGGTTCTCCGCTCGGCTGATACGGATTGCTGCCATCGTTGAAGGTGTACACGATGTCATACATGTCCTCACCCGGCTCCATCACGTAACCTTCTGGCATGATTGCCTCAGCCAGGGCACGCACCGCCGCACGATGCTCAGCCGCGCTGGCGCAGTATGCGTCGTTCTCCAGATCATCGAAGTCTTCGTGCAGACGGATGTTGCCTTCGTTGGTCGTGATCTTGTGGGCTGCAGCTGACAACGCGCCGAGACCGCACATGCAGGTCTTGTTGGCGTTCTTGTCGTAATCGAACAGCTGACCGGTTGTCCAGTTGCTGGGATCTTCGATCAGATTGATCGCGCCCCCGATGATTTCAGACGGCTTCATTGGTATCCTCCAGGATGTTTGCCTGCACCAGCAGGTCATGAACGAAAGCGAAGAAGAGCTCTTCAGGGATGCGACGACCAGGGACACCTTCTTTCCAGATGCCCGCACCACCGAGGGTCGGATGGGAGACGAGAGCCAGGTCATTGCCCGGATTGTTGATGCGGAAAGTCCAGCCGCCGATGATCAGCCGATCCTCTTGAACCTCGACCTTAACAGTCATCGGATGCCACCCACTGAGCACCGAAGGCGTCACGGACTGCGTCCTTGATCTGCCACTCGACATCTTGCAGGACAGACTGGATGCGTTGCAGGCGCTGATCACCGCTGACCATCTCGAGCGCGATTTCCTGGGCTTCCTTCTGGACGCCGGCTTCAAAGCGCTTGTAGATCGAGCTGATCAGCTTGGTGAAGTCAACCTCCACACCGTCGATGGTCAGCACGACGTCCATGATGTGGCCCGGCTGGCAGCGTGCCTGCTCTTCCTCGGTCATCAGTTCGGCGTAGGCGTGGATGATGGCGTGCTTGACAGCGCCGTTCTCCAGGATGTTGATGTTCGGCATTTCAGTAACCCTCCCAGTACCAGGTATCGAGCGTGAGATCATCGATCAGCTTCTTGCGGTTCTTGTGCTTCTTCAGCCAGTCCTTACCCATGTAGGTCCGGTACATGACATCGAGGCAGAGCGTGTCACCCTTGCCCTTGGTCTGCTTCTTGCGGACCTTCTGGGCCTTGTTGATCAGGGCGAGCTGTCGGCGGTCAAACTCACTGTGTCGCATCATGATGTGGTCTCGTTATCCGGGACACTTCCCGTACACATATACTATCATACTGTACGGGAAGTGTCAACCCCTTAGATCAAGAAATCTTCAAGAGATTTCAGGAGAGCCGCTCGGATGTTGCCGGTCTCGCTGTAGACCTGGGTGATCCGGGCGAATGCCTTCTGCAGATCGGCTTCGGCGGCGAGCGCGTCTTCACGTACCACCCCGAGGTTGCCGTCCACCAGATCGGCAATCGACTTAACTGGATCGTTGGGCTTCTTCGGGTGATCCTTCATGTAGGCGACCAGGTCGCTGATGTGTACCACCGACGACAACCAGTTGCCGGACAGCTTATGTGCGCCATTGTGGAGCTTAACAAAATCTTCATCAATGCGGCGTGAGCTGTCACGAATCAGCCAGCAATCCGGAGACTGCTTGAGTATCAGACGCGGAACAGATGCGTAGATGAACACTTCACCCGACGCATCCGTTGCGATCCATGCAAGACTCGGCGTCAGATCGGTGAGGTCTTCGATGCGCAGATACTCGGCATACGTCTTCAGCGTGTTGGTGGATGACATCGCGCCGGCAATGGCATTGCTCAGGCGGTGGTAGTCGACCAGATCGCGAGCGGTGATGATAACCGAGTCAACCGAGTTGTTGTTCAGCGAGAATTGCGACCACACATTCTCAGAGCTGAACTCGAACCTCACGCCGCTGCTGATGGCATAGGACGCCGCGGAGTTCAACACATACACCTGATCGTTCAGACCGACGATGTAGTGCTTGTTGACGTCATCGCTGAACTTGGCCCACGGTTCTTCGGCTGCCAGGTCTCGGATGAAGTTGATCTCGTTCAGCAATCGTTTGCTGTCGACGCGTGAGATCTTGCCGTTGTACTTCGACATACCGATGGCAATTGCCAGGACGGCTTTGGTGCTGAAGCCCAGGTAGGTCGGATCGGCAGGCGCCTTCAGCAGATGGTCCAGGTTCTGTTCCAGCCCGTCAAGTAGCCGTTCGATGTAGGTGCTCATTCTTTGGTCTCCAGGGTGAACACGAGGTAGTTGTCCCAGTCGCTCGGATCGAAGCAGTCGTAGTAGATGCAGCGGGTATGGATGTACTCGCTCTTGATCTCCAGACGCGCCTCGATCAGGGTGCGGTCATAGCTCGCATTGATCGTGGCACGATGCTCCGGGAACATCATGAAGTGATCCACCGCCGCCTTGATGGCTTCGCGGAGATTGACCGGATTGTCCGCGAGATAGTGGAACTCATTCGCGGTGTCGTCCGGCTTGAAGTGAATCATGCTGGGGTATGCGGGGTCGGGTGCGTACTGTCCCATCAGCGGATGCCCACGGCACGTGCCAGCTGCTTGTCGCGGCGAGCGTTGCGGATCTGCTGCTTCTTGTCGGACTTCAGGGCCTGCTTCTTGGACTTCTTCATGATGTATCTCTCAAGGTTGGGTTTAAGCGTCGAGGCCAATCCCCTTCGCTATGGTCATATACTATGACACTTTGCTGTTTGTGTCAAGTACTTTCTTCAACTATTTTGACGCGGCTTGAACTTCCAGTTCGGGTACTCCGCCTTCAGCTGTTCGGCACGCTCACGGAGCTGCCCTGCCGGAACACCAGCATACGGACCTTCGATGAACACCGGCTTTTGGTCGCTATCCTCTTTCTCGAGGCGATAGTAGCGAATGGCGTGATGCTCCAGTCCCGAGTCGAGGAAGAACAGTTCCTCACGGACATCCTTGATCTTGCGCTTGCTCATGACTTACTCCTCATGGAAGAAGGCGCCCGAAGGCGCCTTGGTGATTACTCGCGAATCCAGACCGCTACGCTGATCCGGGTGGTGGCGTCCACGCCGATGGTGAATGCTCGGCACTCCATACCGTGGGCGCCGAACTCACCGAGGTTCTGCTTGCCGTACTGCTTCTTGTCGCGCTCGGCACCCTTGAACACATCGGACACGAAAGCGCCGAAGTAGTCCTCATCAAACTTGCCATCGATGCCGAGGCTGTGAACCTGACGATAGGCGTCGATCAGCACCTCGTTGAGATCCTTGCACTTGTGGTCTTCTTCAGTGCCCAGCGGCTTGTAGCAGTTCCAGTGGCGCAAGCCGACCAGATCCGATCGTTCGACGCTTACCGTGTAGTGCATCTTCTTCTCCGAAGTAGGGAAGCGAATCTTCCCCATGCACATATGATAAGACCTGCCCGAAGGCAGGTCAAGTCCTTTTCCTGATTGATTTGGCTGCCGTTTAGAAGAAGCAGTTGATCTTGATGACCGTGATGTACTCACCAACGGAATGCGGCTTCATCAGACGCTCAAGCGTGACCTTGTGAATCTTGGACACGCTTGAGGCACGAATCTCCTCAATCGCATCCTCGACGGTGGTTGAAAGGAGCATCCGAGTCACATGATCACCGCCGTCCGTCGGACTTTTGCTTGGGGTGATCCCAAGCTAAGCACATACGCGTTCGGTGATATCGGTCATGCTTGCACTTCCAGCTCGCTTGCATACCACTTGCCGCCGAGATGGAAGTAGGTCCACATCCCTTCAGAGTAGTCAGTGCCGTGAACCGTGACGACAGTCCCTACATCAACGTCTGCACCTTCATCGAGGCAGATTCGAGCGGTCTTACCAACGTACTGCTCCACGTCATCCAGATCGCTGTACTTCACGGTCTTCCAGATCGGCTTTGCATTCTCCTCAGTGCGCACGTATCGCGCGCCGTTGGAATCGTGCTCCTGGACGATGACCTGCAGAACCTTCACGCGCTCGTCTTCATACAGCTCGACCGCCTTCTTGAAGATCAGTTCCGCGGTCGCCTCGCAACCTACGTTGTCCAGGATTCGCAGATCGATCAGACCGGAGTCCTTCATGACCTGATACAGGTGCAACTGCGGATCGTCCTTCGCCACCAGGGTGGTGTGGTCGAACATATCCTCCAGCCACGCCTTGAACTCGTCCAGACCGCCGAAGTCGACAACCCAGTTGCGCTCGTCCAGTTCGTTCGCGCCGAACATCACTTCCACGCTCAGTGCGTACCCATGCAGCAGCGAGCAATGCGAATGCGTGCTGCGCCACTGACGGAAGCAACACGACAGACCGCGCTCGTGACCCCACTTCTTGGTGCTTATATGCTTGTAACTCATCTCTGGATTCTCCTTACGTTCATCAAAATCATTCCCAGACGGTTCTTGCCGACACCGTCCACTTGTCCCCAGTACTTATCGCCCCACTCGTTGCCCTCAATCAGAGCAGCATCGCCTGTGTCGATAAGCAGTTTCCGCAAATCCGGGTTCTGCCCAAACTTGGCAGTCACCACGTCATGCATTATCGCATCCTTCTCCTCATGGAACAAGGGGTCTAGGATAGCTTCTTTCATCTGGCGCTTGGATTCGCCCGGGGTACAGTTGAGCATGTACCTGTCTAACAGGCGTTGGTACTCCGGGATGAAGTCAGGCGTCAAGTCAATAAGCGCGATGATGTACTTGGATTTTGCCCACTGGTAAGCGTTCTCTGAGGATGGGAACACTTTGCCCCTGTATTCGACAGGGCACAGGTGGAAGTTACTGAGGAAGCCGTACTCACCACGAAAGCGAGTAATCGGCTCCTCACCCCATAGATCAGGCACCGTCTCTTAGCCTCGCGATCACGTCGATCATTTCCCGACGATAGTCGTTCCAGCCAATGTTGCCGTAGTCAGGTACGCCGGAAGTCTCGTCTTCATACTCAGGCAGATGATCCAGGATCAGGAGATCTTCCAGACGGTCGATGCTGATGTTGATGCGATCAGTGGACATCGTAGGAAATCCTGAAGGCCTCGTCCGAAGCTGGATAGAACTCGTCCGTGGACTCGGTCCGGACAAGCCAGGTGTTCGGGCTGAGCTCAAAGCAGTCATGCTCGTCGCCCCACACGATCAGGTTGTGTGCGTACTTGGCATCACGAGCCGACAGAATGAACGAAGCACGCGGATCATCGAGCGGGTCCGAGTACTGGTTCACCCAACGGCAGATGTCTTCAGCCGACTCGATGGTGCCGTCAAAGAACAGAGCATACTTGCTGCCCGCCTTGCGGTTATACAGCTGTGGCATCTTCGGGACACGTGCCGGCGGATCAAACAGGTCTTCCATCAGTCCTCCCTTCCAGGGCATGCCTTGTTGGCAGCCTGATTGGTTGCTTTGTTGTTGAGCCGGATCAGTCCGCACTTGGAACAAACGTGCCAAGTACAGATCCGAAATGACCAGCTATGTGATTTGTCCTTGGACATAAGCAGACAGCGGACGACTGCCAGGAATCGCTCGCGCTCCAGGATTCTTCCGGGTCGATGTAGTCCAGGATGTTCGTGGACTGCGGTTCGTACTTGGTCGGAACGCTGACCTGGAAGCCAGTCGCCGAAGACAGCGCGTCGGCGATTGCCATTGCTCGACGGTTGTATTCCAGGACACCTTCCGTGCGGTGCTCGACCAGACGAGCGAAGCGCTGTTCGATCTGCTTCAGGTGAGCCTTGGCATCCAGATACTCACTGATGGTCAGCGAGACTGCATCGTTGCGTGCCGTCAGCGCGCGGTCGGCGGATTCCAGTTCCTTCTTCAGCTGGTCAAGATTGACGCTCATAACAAACTCCTCGTTGGTGTGTCTGCTTATTGTATACGCTTTGAATTCAGACTTCAACGGTTTCCGCGTAATTCCCCGGAATCAATTGACGATGCTGAATCCAGCCCATGAAGTTGCCTGACCACAGATTGAACTTGCGATCCATGTGAGTGACACCTTCTTCCCAGTAGTTCGGGCTGCTGTCCCATTCCATGATCGGCGTAGCCTGGTGTTCAAACGGCGAAGCGTGAACCGGCTTGGAGTTGACCAGCTTGTTGTAGATGTCCAGTGCCTTCTCGAGCGATTCGTCCAGAACGCGATAGCTAACCTGGGCGCAGCAGCTTGACGAGATCGCCAGAGCCTCTTCGGCGGTGTGACCGTTGATGTCTCGCAGATCACCAGCCTCGTCCATCTCGTAGCCGACCCAGTAACCGTCAGCGTAGTACGGAACGTGCCAGTCGCCTTCCTCGGAAAGCTCCTTCGGTTCACTCAGAGCCATGGCGTCGATGATCGCGTCCGCCAGGATTTTGATCTCAGGCTGTGCATCCGGGTGCGAACGTAGGTTGAAGAAGTTGCCCCACTCCGTTGCTGTCACAACCACCTTGATCATGGCGAACGGTTCCAGGATGCGGTTGACGATCTGCTTGTGGTAGCCGGCACCATCGAAGGATTCTGCAATCGAGATTGCATTGTCGCGTGCCTTGTACCAAGCGTGCTCGCGGCTGATCAGCTGATACCAGTCGGTTGCGACCTCGACATTGACGAGCGAGTTGCACTCTTCCTTCGCGGTCATACCCGGCTGGTTCTTGCCCCAGTGATACGGGATGGCAGTGTTCTCGATGATCAGACGGATCGCCTTGGCAATCGGAATCGCACGGCTCGATGCTGCGTTGCGAGAGAACAGACGATGCGTCATGAACTCTGCATGGATGAAGCGTGGATACTCCAGCTCCAAGGTGGTGATACGCTTGGTCTTGCGGACATGGCAGACAGAATCTGCAATGACCTTCGCGGTGATGTTGTACTTCATGTTGCTCCTAGGTGTACCAATCAATTACTGCGTGAGTGTAATCGTCACCTAATGAATACGAGACGAACTGCCTCTTGTCGTCAATGGTGATCGCATGTGCCTTGTCGAGATGGACTGTGCAGCGACTGCCGTCCTTCATATACGCCACATGAAGATTACGAGCGAACTCATCAATCCACACGATGGGATAGTAGGTGAGCGTCTTGTAATCGCATGTAGGACCGAATGCTATCTGCACGCCATTCTCCTCGACTCGAAAATCAAAGTATAAGCGATCCAGAACGCAGATACAAACGAATACAGTAAGTGTTTCTTAGTCGACATAGTCAAACTCCAATCCCGTCCAGCGTGGAGCGGCGATGTTGCCGCTGATGGTAATGTTGTAGCTGCAGCTGGATCGGAACCAGCCGAGCCCCTTCTCGATGTACTTGTCTGCCAGATGCTGACCAGGGAAGACCTTCACCGCACCCAGGATCACTTCGGCGAACGTTCCCATCACCGATTGATGCCATGCGTACATGTCACAGATGAACAAGCCGCTCTTGATGTCGTGCAGGAAGTTGAGGTCTCCGTCTTCATCAAGCATCTTCTTGAACGTATCCTGATCGGTGATGAATGTCGCTTTGCGGTCACTCAGTGTGTCACGATCATTTGCCAGCGCCTCAAAGATGTGCTCGATCTTGATCTGGTTGACCGGATCTCGGACAGCGTGTGCCTTGATGAACAGCTCAGCGGCGTCGGTATGGGATAGGACGGCGGACATTGTGGGGCGGCTCCTGGTAGTAGGGACTGTAGTAGCCATTGTTGAGAGGGGCTTCGACACTGGTTTGGATGTAGACCGGACCGACGTGACCTCCAACGTCAGCCCGGATCATTCCACCCATGCAACCGGTCAGCGACAAAGCCAGGACACAGGCGAGAATGATCCGGGCTTTCATGGCTTAGCGGTCCAGGCCCATGATGCGCTTTCCGGCGCCCGAACCGAAGATGGCGTCCAGCATCTTCATCGTGAGGTCCGGATCCATCGGCTGTGCCTGCTCTTCCTCTCGATTGTCCAGGCACATCGGACAATCGCAAGCCAGGCTGTCGGCGCTATCGAAGCCACCTACGAATTCCTTGGTTGCGGCGTCCATCGGCTTCGAGACGTTGATGACCTTGACCGGCTCCACGTTGACTGCCTTGGCGCGTCGCGCCTGCTCTTCGCGGACGTCACGGTTCAGTTCCGCGTTCGCTGCGATGATGCCGCCCAGCAGCTTGATCACCGTGCGCTGGGTCCGGATCTCGTTCGCCAGGCTCTTGGCATTGGCAGCTGCCTGCTGGCGCCGGACGCTCAGCTTGCCGACGAAAGCACCCAGGGCGTCCTGGTCAACACCAGCGGTCAGAGCGATTTCACGTGCCTTGTTGATGGCTTCGCGGACCTTCTTCTCCTCGACGTTCGCCTCGTTGGCGCGTTTGCGCAGCAGGTACAGGTTCGACTGGACTTTGCTGATTTCCTTCTCGGCGATGCGGGTGACGATGCCGGCTGCGGAAAGGACGATGTTTGCGTTGCTCATGTTGTTCTCCTTCAGGGAATGTAGGTGGCGTTCAGGTGATTGATCAGCGACTGAGCCGTGATCTTGTGGTTCCATCCGCGATACAGATCAACACCTGCGCGCTTCATGTAGCGCACCATCTGATCTTCGCGGAGGTTGGTGGAAGCCAGCGTGGTACGCGCCAGGCTGAACATCTGCTCGGTGACCTTGATCTGGTCAGCGGCGACACGCTTGATGCGCGCCTTGCAGCGGCGGATGAAACTCTCGGCTTCGACGCGTTCTGCATTCAGCAGGAAAAGCTCCTGCTTCAGCACGAAACGAGCATGCGCCGTGATCTCGGAGTCGAAGGCATACAGCTGCCACAACGAATCCTTCAGATCTGCGATCTTCTTGAGGCGCTTATGCTGCTCGCGTCGAGCGTTCACCAGCCCGATCTGCAGATCGGCATCACGAGCGATGCCACGCTTCCAGGCCTCAGCCAGTTCATTGGCACCTTCAACGGAGCCTTCCAGTAGTGTGTAGATCGACATTAGCCTTCTCCGCAGGTTGGACAGCCACCATAGCCGTCGTAGTAGGTTGCCGATGCAGAAGCGTCATCATAGACAGCATCGGTGTATTCTTCCATCAAGCCCGCATATGCACGAGCCGCTTCTTCAGACAAGCCCAAGCCAGCAACGAATGCTTCCAACGCCACGCGGGCGGCTTCGCGTCGTTCTGCTGCATCTACGATCCAAACCATGATATTGTTCCTCCTCAATGTCCCTATATGATAAGACCTACCCGAAGGTAGGTCAAGTCCTTTTCCGCGATTTCTTCAAATCATTTCAGATCTTTTGGGGTGACGACTGCCTTGAAGGTGATGTCATTCACCGTGAACGTTTTCTCACCTCTCGGGATCGCAGTCGGCTTGAACGACGTGATGGCGGTGCATCCACGCTTGTTGAAGATGCTTCCGGTCGATGCCCAGAAATTGCCGTAGGTGTCTTCAAAGTAGAGCACCACGCAATTGCCTTCGCTGCTCGGGTTGCGGAAATGGAAACGACCATTCCGGAACTGACCTCGAACGGTTCGGCTGCCATGTGCTTTCAACCAGCTCTTCACATCATTCAGCGTCATGAAGACCGAGTTGTCGGGGTCGAGTCCAGCCTTCGCAATTGTCGAGACAACCGGAGCCGGTGGTGCCGGATACAGCAGCTTCGGACAGATCTTGACGTCCTTACCCAGCGCCTCGATGATGATCTTACCGTTGTCATAGTCGGCACGCACACGGACCTGGGTTTCCTGCGGCTCATCATCTGCGACGGCGGAGTCGCTTTCCATCGAATCCAGATCGAGCATATACAGCCGGTAGTTATCGATCTGCAGCACGCCGCCATCGGCGATCTGTTCCAGGACGTCCTTGATGCTGTCGTACAGGAACTCCTGGAGATCACCGGCATAGTCCACATAGTACAGGGCTTCACCCCTGTTTACGGTCTTGATGATTTCGTTGATTGTTTCTTCCGAGTAGTCACTGATAGCCATCTCAGAACCTCCGCTTGAACTTGAAGAAGTCGTATGCGAGAACGCCCAGAATGCCGATGCCTGCCAGTGTGCCAAGAACAATCAGCACCGAGATCGCCAGAGCCAGAGGGAACACTGCGATCAGTCCGATAATCCACCAGCTCAGGGTGATCAGTTCCAGTGACTTCAGCACTGTCAGGATACATGCGGTGATCAGCGGGAACGGCATGACCCGGAAATTCTTCTTGCTCTTGATTACAGCGGTCAGATCTTCCAGCTGTGCGGTGATGGATTTGATGTTAGCCACGCGGCTCCTCCTTATGACGCTTGTTGAGATATGCGATGATGTCACGAACCTTGACCGACTGGTCTTCAGTGCCCTTCTCGGACTTCTTCAGTTCGTTGAGCATCTCAGTGAGACGATTGTCCCAGGTGAATTCTTGCTTCTTCATGGCGTCTCCTTGATCTTGTAGATGAAAGGCTTGGTTGAGAAAGACTGAACGCGTCCATCACAGCGGAGAACGTGTAGAGCCTGTGTCACCGATCCGACTGAGAAGGCGTCACCAAGGAGCTTCTTGATGGTTGCTGCCGTCATCAGTGGCTTCGGAGATCGTTGCATCACGGCAAAAACTTGCTCGGATAGCAAAGGATTGTATCTGGCCATCAGTCGAAGTCCCATTGTTTGCGGCTGATCTTCACGGCTCCGATCTGCGAGTCTTTCAGACGGTCGGGTCCGTTGCCGGTCATCCGGGTCCAGCTGTCTGCGTTCGGGTAGTAGGTACCGTCCACCTCCGTACCGTCACGTAGCATCAGGTGATGCCAGCACTTGTGACGGTTCATGTGGTTCTTCTCGTAGTCGTACCACTGACAGATCAGATCGATCTTGTCCTGGTCGTTGCCTTCGAGAATCTCGTCCACGCATTCGCGCTTCGAGAGGGTCAGTGGGTATGCGAGAAGATTGTTCATTTGCCAGGCCTCATGATGGTGAAGTTGACATCGTCGTATCTGAAGATCTTCTGGCTCGACTTGATCTCTTCCAGAAACTCTGCCGGAATCCTCATCTGCAACAGCTTCCAGATCGGAATGCCAGAACAGGTGACCAGAGTGAAACCATTGCACGGGATGTAACCCAATGCCCGAGAGGCTGGACTGCATCGTCCCTGCGAGAAGTAGATCTTGCCGTTCGCTTTGGCGCCACGGCGCATCTTCAGTTTTCCCGTCTTGGCGCGAGCCTTGATCTCTTCAACGTGACTGTCGATCACTTGCCACTGAGTGTTGTTCGCGATCAGAGAGTCCAGTTCGTTCAAGAGCTCGCCGACCTTGTCGCGCATTGCCTTGTAACGTTCCAGGCTCATTATGCAAACTCCCGTACCAGAGCGTTGCGAAGCTGCTGCTTCTTGGAATCGGCGCCGCCTGCGTATGCGTCCCAGAACTGATGGCTGGGGTCACGCTTGCCAGTGCCGTGCGTGTAATGCTCAGTCACCGCGCACAATGCACCCCATGCCGTGCCACGGGACATATCCGAGCCGGAGCCACCCAGAGCCAGATCGGTCAGACGGGTCACTTCTCGGATCGTGCCCCAGGTCTGCGATGCTGCATCACGTGCCGGATCGAACAGCTGTCGTTCAAAGAACTCACGCGTGCTACGTGCGTCCATCTTCCTGTCAGCGAGGCGTTTCATCGACTGCATGTATTCGTGCCAGCCGCGATCCAGAATCCCCAGATCCATCTTGACGGCAGTCGGGTCAAACTCGCGCTTGTGGGTGACTCGGATGATCGGGCGATTGCTCGAGCCCTGCAGAGCCACGGTCAGCGTGTTATTGCACACCACTCGGGTGCTGGTGAAGCGCGCCTGCGTGGACATCGTTCCATCGACCGCGGTGGTCAACAGAAGATGACCGTCAACACGATCACCACTCGTCACTTCACCGCTATTGCCGGTGTCAGCCAGAGCCCAGAAGCGGCGTCCGCCATACAGCGTACCAGCGGTGCTGAGCTTCATGCCGTGGTTCTCGACCAGATCACGGAAGAACTCAATGACCATCTCTGGCTGCACGATCTTGAAGTCGTCGCCTACGATGCCCAGCGGTTCCTTGTTGTCCGAGCGGAACAGGACTTTGCGTTCCGGGAACGACAGGTTCATTTCCTCACCGTTCTCGTTCTGACCACGATACAGAAGCGGCGACTCCTTCACCGACCAGTCCATCCCTGCCTGTTGACGCCAGACTTCCAAGCTAGCGTTCTCGTCCAGGTTGTTACCGAGTCCATGCCAGATCGCGTCCCGCGGTCCGGTGAATGCCATCTCTGCAGTGCCATCAGCACGCAAGGTGATTTCGTGAGCCATGATCATTTCTCCTTCAAAGACGAAACACAATTATAAACGAAAATGCCTGTTAACGCAAGATCTGACGCACAATCGTCTCGTCAATCAGGCGAATCACATACGACAGAACCCACACAATGAAGGAGAGAGCTGTGATGGCTGAGAATACAGCGAGCATTACCACGTTACCGATGATCGCAGCGCCCAACGCGACCACCAGACATGCCAGAGTGAAGACTCCAGCGATGCGATTGAACAGAGTCGATGTCATTCAGTCTCCTTCTTGTCGGATACTTCCCAGTAGACCCGCGCCGTGCATACCTGGCTACGCGGGATGTCTTTCTCACACTCCGCCTTCTGCTCGACCAACACGCTATATGCGGGAGTCAGCAGCGGCTTGAAGTAGTCCTTCGACCACAGAACCACATTGAACACCGCAAATGCAAGCGCCCAGCCGACCATCATGGACGGACCGTGCACGACGTCGCGCTTTTCCCAGACCTTGCTCATACCTTCCCTCCCTGATAGACGACTTCAACCTCGACGACATCCACTTCAGTGCGCTTGATGGTATCGCGAGCTTCGCGCCACGCCTGGAGCTGACCGTCAATGTAGCCGCGCTTGTAACCAGACTCGGCTGCCTGCTTCCATGCGTTGGACAGATCCAACATCAGGAAGTGGAGCATGCGCTCATCGATCTGGACGTATTCCAGAGTACTGAACAACATCTCCAGCGAATCAATCGCTTCGGGGCGGTCGGTACATCCCGGGAACATCTCGATCAGGTCAGCGGCGGTGTACTTCATCGGTTGACTCCTGTGTGAACGTAGTACGATTGTATACGCAAAAGAGAAAGGGCGCAAGGCCCTTTCTCAGAATTCCACGTAGGGATTGCCGAACTGGACAACGTTCAGGCCCAGGTCACGCCACATACGAGCGACGCTGGGACGATCATCCAACACACCCAGGACGTTATAGTTGTCGCGGATGTGCAGGTCGAAGATCTCACGCTTGATGATCGTGTCCTTGCGCTGATCACCGATGCCACGCATGAACAGGAAGAACGGCATGTCGCCGAACGTATCTTCCAGCCAGAGACGGGTCTGCGGTTCACAGACTGCGTCACGACCGGAGACGAACACCACGCGGATGCCAGCCTGATGATATGCCTTCACTGCCAGGCAAGCCAGGGTGTTCCGGTCGTCCTCACCAACGCGGCTCCAGTCGTATGCCGAACGGTCACGCATGATCGCCACGGTGCCGTCAATGTCCACGATGACGCACGCGCTAGCACCCGGAACCGGCTCATAGCGATCCAGACCGAACTGCTCGTTGAAGTCCACCCACTGCTTGTGGATGATGTGCGCGCCGACACCGTTCAGACGAGCTGCGTCACGACGCAATGCTTCATCCAGGGTGATGTCATCGAAGATCTTGAACTGGACGTTGTAGCCCAGGGACTCCAGCTTCTCGCGCAGCGCGACACGGCGACTGGCGTTAAGGTTCGTGTCGGCGATCACGATGTTCAGCCCGACAGCAGCCGCAGCCTCGATCTCATAGTTCTGCTGCTGTGTGACGCTCTTCTCGTCCTTCCACTTCCAGTTGGCCCAGCACGGGATCAGGCCACGCTGTTCCATGATCGCCCAGCGGATGTTATCGCGGCAGATGATCGTGTCACCGAACTCACGCTGACGGGCTTCAGCCCAGGTAGTCTTGCCGGAACAGGAGACTCCGACAGTGATGAATGCCTTCATGATGTACCCTCAAAGAAAGGGCGCCCGAAGGCGCCCGGGATGATTACTTACCCTTGACAGCAGCGGTGATCTTGTCCGCCTCGGTCACGACCTTCGCCGCCGACTTCGGAACGAACTGCAGCGGCTTGCCGATCACCAGGTTCTGGATCGCAGCGCGGATGCCGTGACGCTCACCCGGAGCGGTCTTCTTCGGCGGGTTGGTCGCGCCGTTGATGGTTGCGCGAGCCAGCCACTGCTTGTACTGCTTGGTGCTGATCCGCTTGCCGACGTAGCCGGTGGTGTTGTCGGTCTTGGTGGTGTTGGTGCTCATGTCTTTTCTCCTCACAGTTTGCGGATACGATATTCCCAGCCGGTGTAGTTCCACTTCTTACCGATCTCAAGGGCTAGGTTGAGGTCTTGCTCGGCTTCTTCTTGGGTTTGACAGTCGCTCCAGCTCGACCATTCTCGGACGAACTCGAGTACGCTTTCAAGCCGCCTACACTCAACGGTGTACTTGGGCTTCTTGAACTTGGCCATTAGGCAGCCAAACGGGTCGGCTCAGTGAAACCGGAACCGCCACCCTGCGGACCATCCGGACCGATGTCACCGCTCGGAACGAATTCCGGCTGATCGCAACACTCGATGAAGATCTTGTCGCCGTCCTGGAAGGTGAAGATGACCGTGCGGGTCTTCTTGCCGTAGGGACCGAGATCCTTGATCTCAGCTGCGAACAGGTCTTCGCCGAAGATGCCGGACGACAGATCAACCAGGTCGCGGGTCAGGTCGAACATCGTGGTCGTCTCGAGCTTGTGGGCTTCATGACGACACACGCGAGCGACAAGAGCCGCCATCAGCGCGATCTGCGTTCCGTTCAGGGTAAGCTGCATGATGAACTCCTCAGTGGTGGTTGCGAATCGGTCTGGCATCCATGTGTGCTTTGACCGTATCCATATGATAAGGCCTTAGCTCGTTGGTGTCAATACCTACATCGAGAATTTTTCCAGGAACATCACACTGCGATCCGTGGAGGTGCCCGTGCAGGTGCCACACGCCATGATGGATGCCTTCCCATTCCCAAATCGGGAAGTGGCATAGGACGATCTTCTGTCCTTCGATGCTGATCATGTGGAGAGGCGGCAGGATCGAGCTGAACGCGCGACGGAACTTTTCGTGGTTCAGCAACCCCTTGTCATGGTTCCCGCTGAGGAAGTGTTTCTGACCGTTCAGACGCCATGCGATCTTCGTAATGCTGTCCTTGCTGCCAAAGCCGAAGTCACCCAGCAGATACACGACGTCACGCTTGCTGACCACGGCATTGTGCCGCTCGATGATCGCCTCATCCATCTCTTCCGGAGTGTCGTACTTGTTGCGGTCCGGATACCACTTCATCAGGTTGCGGTGGGTGAAGTGATGATCGCTACAGAAGAAGATCTCACTCATACGATCTTGACCCGACGACCATTCTCCAGGATACCGACGATGCTTGCCGAGTGATAGTTCTCACTCTCAGCCCATTCCGCACACTGTTCAAAGGTGTCGCCACTGAAGGCAATCGGACCTTCTTCCCAGTCATCGCCGTAGTCATCAATCACGGCATACTCTTCAAACGGTTCCATCTCAAATCTCCTTATGGCAGGGAGTAATCAATCCACTCTTGCAGTGTCAGGACGTTGTAGCAGGTCTTCTGGAACTGCCTCGGATCGTTCCGATAGCCGAATCCGGGAATCTCCTGTGTCAAGTCCCTCAGCAAGCCTTTGTACATCACGCCATTGATTTTAACCGCAAGCTGCTCTTCGTGCAAGTCCCGGATTTCAGCCCAGGCTGCGCCACCGTCTAGCTCGCGGCTCATGATCAGCTCTTCCACCTTCGGATAGTAGTAATCACGCAACCAGTTCCAGTAGATCTTGATGCTGGTGTCCAGCATATCTTCCAAGAGCTGTGGAGTGGTTTCCCAGTAGGCATCAACGGGGATAGCGTGTGAGCTATCCCCAAGGTCGATGTCAATGATCAGGACGTTCTTCTGAGTGATGTTCATCCGACTACTCGACGGTAGATCTTCTCGCGGATCTGGAAGGCATCTTCATTGACCAAGCCGGATCGCAGCTCAGCCAGCAGTTCCGCCTTCTCGTAGATGCTGAACTCCTTGAAGTTCTCGCTGTTCGCCTGCATCACCTTCTGGAGCAGGTCGCCATTCTCCGACAGGTCCGGGAACTGTTCGCGGTATGCGTCAGCGCCGAATGCCGCCTTGAATGCCTTCCGGATCTCGTTCTGTTCCTTCTTGGTCTTGATCCACTCACCTACGCCCGGGAAGGACTGCAGCATACGCTGGTAATTGTCTTCCTTCGTGGTTTCGATCAGCTCACGGTGTAGACCAAACTTGACCAGCATGTTCTTTGCCAGCTTGAACTGGACCAGCTTGTTGATGATCTTCTGCATGACAGTCGGCGGCTTGTTCACACGAGCGGTGAACTCACCATAGATCGCACGCTTCGCATCACGAGCACGCTGACGATGGTTGCGGCTGTCCGGATCGAAAGCATCCGGGTGGAAGTACTTGCTGTTGATGACCCAGTCGAACATCTCTTCGCGGGTAGCGAAGCCTTCCTTGAACTTCTCAGCATCGAAGCCGAGATAGGTCAGAGCCTTGATCGGACCATCCGTCAAGCAGTACTGACCCAGCTCATGATCGCCATCACGGAGGACATACCACAACCCGTCATGACCGAACTTCACGCCCAGGCGATGCGCGAGCATACCAACCAGCATACAGGCATCGTTGTAGCTGAAGTAGGCTGTGCCGAAGAAGAACTTGCCCGGGTCAAGTCGAACCAGGTCGATCTGGTGGGTCAAGCCGTTCACCCACTTGACCTTCATGCTCAGATTGGACGGGGGCTGGAACGACATGATCTCCTGATCCCAGCCGTACTCGTCCGGAACCGTGGTGGTCTTCATGTAACGCTTCAGACCATCCTTGATGATCTTGCCATCGGTCGCGTATTCTTCAGCCTTGAAGAAGTTGATCAGGTCTGATGCGATCGTGATATCCGCGCCGTCCCAGTAGATGTCCACGTCACCGTGGTCCACCTTGTCACCCAGCTTCGGAGGGATGACCGCTCGACCGCCGAAGGCATCGTTGATGGTGCGTCGCAGCTCCATCATATCGTCATTCGGGACGCGATCAGTGCCGCTGAAAAGGTTGCCGCTCATTCGATTCTCCTTGGTTACCAGCCCAATCGCTTCATCTTTCGACGGTAGTCTTCTGACCCCGCGAACACGCACAGACGCTCGAACTTGGACAGGATGTAGTTGATGATGCCCATATTAACGCACCTTCTTGTTGTGGTTGACGTCGTACTCGACCTGCTGCAGCGGAACATTGCCGGCACGACGTTCCAGACGGAACGCGGTTGCACGGGTCTTCAGCTTCTTGGGATCGATGTGGATACGCTTGCCCTTCACACTGATGAACCAGCCAGCCGGTCGGTTGTAGGTGTAGTTCGCCTGCTGATACTTCATCTTGCGGAGCTTGCCCGACTTCAGACTGTACAGCTGTTCATCGTCCACGTTGAAGTAGTAGCCGGGACCTTCGCTCAGCGGCATCAGGTAGGGCGGCAAGATCACATGGATGTCAGCGCCAATGACCTGGGTCGGGGCGCTGAAGGCAGTCGGGGCTTGGGGATTGTGACTCATGATGTAGGTTTCTCCTCACTGTGGTGGTTACATAATAAAGGAAAGTGCTGCTCTTTGCAAGGGCTACTTATGCCCGACTCGAGCCTCCCGCGGATCGCATCCTAAGCATCTCGTTCCTTCGCTACTCACCGGTCTGCAGCACGATGATTCACTTTGGACGATACGCCACCCAGCCCACCTCCGTCGAGGTCGTCATCACCAGGTTACACTGGACTACCGCAAAGAGCAGCACTTTCTGATTGGAGCGAGACCCGGGAATCGAACCCGAACCATCTGCTTGGAAGGCAGACATTCTACCGTTAAACTACTCTCGCTTTTGTTACGCGATACGCTTCATGGTTTCCAGGTCGATGCCCGCCTTGAGGAACATGTCGCGGTACATCTTGTTGATCTTCTCCAGTTCGGCGGTCACTTCGCGTGCCAGTCGAAGCAGATCGTCACGGGTCAGCGGCTTCGGTTCCGGGACCAGATCATTCAGATCGAAGTCATCGTCCAGACCCATCAGGCGCTTAACCTGGCATTCTTGCTCGTACTGCCCGAAGATCTTCGCCTGCGGTGCCGAATGCTTCTGGATGAGTTCCAGCTGATCCGACTGCTTCATCTTGCTCAGCGGCAAGTGGTAGCGCGAACCGGACTCCGTCGAAGCCAGGAGGATCGGTTCACCAGCAGCGTAGCTGGCTTCATGATCAACTTCCAGGGTGGCGACATTCGTACTGCGGTACCAGTCATCACCACCGTTGTCCACGACGATCTGACGCTTAATCAGCGCGCCGTTGGTGATGTTGGAATAGGTGCCGACGAGCCACCAGGCACCAGTGCAAACACGATAACCTTTGGGAATGCTGTACATCATCTACTCCTCCTCAAGTTGGCGGGTATTGTAGGATTTGAACCTACGAGGCCTTTCGACCTGACTCCTTAGCACGGAGCTCGTTTAAACCAGACTCACGCAAATACCCAGGCTAATGTATGGCGGCGGGTGAGGGAGTCGAACCCCCGACCAATGGGATCAAAGCCCACTGCTCTTCCATCTGAGCTAACCCGCTACATTTGTATTGTAACCGCATTGGTCACAATGTCAAGTAAAACTTTGGTCGGGATGACGGGGATCGAACCCGTGACCTCTTGCGTGACAGGCAAGCATTCTAACCAACTGAACTACATCCCGATTTCTAACTTGGTGCGTCGAGATGGTATCGAACCAACCTCTAGGGATTTTCAGCCCCTCGCTAATCCATCTCAGCTATCGACGCGAATTGGTGCAGCGCGTAGGAATCGAACCTACTCAGCCATAAGGCGCCAGGTTTACAGCCTGGTGTGACTCTCCAACTTCACCGGCACTACGTGTTTCTAGTGACACCTGCAACGACAGCCATACAGCAATTCATCGACTGTCTTGCTCGCCTCATACGACAGGTAAGGGCGCCACGTGTTCTTCTCTCTATCTCGATGCCAAGCGGCTCTCTTCATGTCGCCGTTGCGCTCATTGTCGCGGGCAAGCATGAGATGAATCGTTGACACCCATTCGTGGTAGTCTTTGCGGGTTCTCGTCCTCGGAGTGAAGAAGCGCCACATAGGCTGCTGTACTGCATGCTCCAAACGACTGATGTCCACAAAACCTCCATGATGTTTGGCGGGTCGTGAAGGAATCGAACCCTCAACCTTTCGGATGGCCTGGTTTTCAAGACCAGTTTGTGCCCTGCACGCCACAACCCTAATTGTTGGTACCCAAGGACGGATTTGAACCGTCACGCCTGAGGCGCTGCATTTTGAGTGCAGTGTGTCTGCCAGTTCCACCACTCGGGCATTGCTATGTTTGGTACACCGTAGGAGACTCGAACTCCTATTGTCGGGGTGAAGACCCGATCTCCTAACCTTTAGAGGAACGGTGCATTGATCTGGTTGCGCAACCGGGACTTGAACCCGGAATTTGGGCTTATGAGACCCACGTGATGCCATTTCACTATCGCGCAATACAACTTGGGTGGCGTCAAGGGGAATCGAACCCTTACAACCCGGATGAACGTTGCGGCGCCGCTAATCGATCATCTTAGTTGCCTGTCTCCTCCAATCGGGTAGGAGGCGCTTTCCTTAAGCTATGACCCACATCGAAACTTGGTGGGTTGTCAAGGTCTCGAACCCTGGACATCCTCCGTGTAAGAGAGGCGCTCTACCAACTGAGCTAACAACCCGTTGAAACTTGGTGGACCGTGTCGGGATCGAACCGACGACCTCCTGCGTGCAAGGCAGGCGCTCTCCCATCTGAGCTAACAGCCCGTACAACTTGGCTCTGGATACTGGACTTGAACCAGTGACCCCGCGCTTAACAGGCGCGTGCTCTAACCAACTGAGCTAATCCAGAATATACTTCACCGTGTCGGGGTTCGATGCCGACGTCCCTGTAATGGGACCAGTCTCACGCTGACTGACGGGTTGCAAACTTTAGTGAAGACGCATCTTGTGTCCAGGGTTCACCTTACCCACTGCGGTCAGGTAATCTCGGAAGTCTCGAGGCGCTTTGTTTCTGCCGAGCCGTTCCGGTGACACCAGACCCCACGAATTGTCTCCTTCCTCCTTCTCCCAAGGTCGATACCTGAACTCGGGCTTACCACATTCGGGACACGCTGAGTTCTCGTATTCCCTCCAGTCGCTACACATGATCTTGTCTTTGTGATTGCAACTTTCGCAACGGTAATTGTACAGCGGCATCCAACAACTCCTTCACTTGAATTGGTAGGTCGCCAGGGACTTGAACCCTGAACCTATCGCTTAAGAGGCGATTGCTCTAACCAGTTGAGCTAGCAACCTGAATCTTGACAGGATTACGCGCCTGCCCGCGTCATTCAGGGGTGACGGTTTAGGTCACCCTCCACCACCTGGTTTTCAGGTCCAGGAACCCCACACCACCACGTGTTACTCACTCCGGAGGATATCAATGAACTCGTCCAGAGAATCCAGACTCAAATCCCACTCGATGTCCAGCCAGGACTTGATGAAACCTGCAGCGCGATTCGCGCCGGCTTCGGTCAACACCTCGACCCACACATCCATGAGATCCAGATCCGGCACCTCTTCAGCATCTGCGAAGCTGAGGGCTTGTTCCAGGATCTCGTCAATGCGCTGCTTGTTGCTCATAACCAACTCCTTCGTCTTTGTCCCTGTATTGTATATCGCTTACCGCTTGTTGTCAACCCCTTGGATGCAACTATTTTGAAATTCTTTTGGAGGCTGGTGACGGACTCGAACCGCCATATGATGGGTTGCAACCATCCGCATAACCTCTCTGACCAACCAGCCTTGAATCTTGGCACGCCGAGAAGGACTTGAACCCTCAACCAGTGGCTTTGGAGGCCACCGCTCTGCCAATTGAGCTATCGACGTGTATGAAAAACCCGCCTCTGTGGGCGGGTCTGTCTTCGCTAAGATGTGAGACTAAGCCTCAACAACTCTCAAAGACAGACCTGTGTCCCGCATCTTCTACGGACCACTTGCAAAACTGATTTTGGCTATACATGTTGTTCATGTAGGTATTTACTCTCTGCGTTGCCAGAATCGGGTGAAACTTGGAAACTTTATCTGAAACTAATAGGGTCCCTCACGTGGAATCGAACCACTCACGCGTCTGGTGTTCCAGCACCTTCAGCGTGCAACTCCTAATCTGGTTGTCCTCCTGGAAGAAGACAGTCGACACTTCACACCTGCCGACCCCAAACCTTAGTTGTGAGGCAAAATGGGCTTAGGGGTGTACGATGGGAATTGAACCCACATGCTCCTGACTCACAATCAGGCGTCCGAACCAATACGAACAACGTACACACCTAAGACCACTTCAAAACTGGTAGCGCGTGTAGGATTTGAACCTACGACCACTCGATTATCGGTCGAGTGCTCTACCGCTGAGCTAACGCGCTATGGCACCCCGGAAGGGAATCGAACCCCTAACCACCCGCTTAGAAGGCGGGTGCTCTATCCGGTTGAGCTACCGGGGCATTTGGTAGGTCGCCTGGGACTCGAACCCAGGACCACCGGATTAAAAGTCCGATGCTCTAACCAGCTGAGCTAGCGACCTTCGTTTGCCTCGTTACGATGTATTTATGCAGAGGGCTACCGGAGTTGAACCGGCTTCGCAGACTGTCTGCTATCAACCCTGATCCCTCATATCATAAACTACTTTCACTACAGGGGATATGTTAAACCCTTCTTTAGGATCTGTCAACCCCTGTTTTCAAATCATTTGAAACTCTTTTCGATCTTCAGGAGGATGATCTCCAGCAGATAACCGAAGCCGCTGAGCGCACCGCCGTAGCGGAAACCCTTGAACCAGTCGGCGATTGCGTACAGCTTTTTCATGTTGACTCCTTAGAAGATTGCGACGAATAGCGCCGGGTTCACGACCGGGTTGGCGCTCAAGTATGGATCGGTTGCCCAGCTGCCAGAGCTACGGATTGAAGGTGCGGTGCTGTATCGGTATGGTTCCCGCTCGAGGCGATCACCTCCCTTCTTCCAGTAGTCTTCCAGCATCCGTTCATACCGTGTGAGACCATTGCGACGGACTTGGTCTGGAGTGGGGAGAGGCTCTTGCACCTCTCCGCCACCCAACTTCGCTTTGATCCCTTCGACCTTGGTCTGGATCAGTTTGAAGAGCTTACCGAGCATCAGCAGATCGTCGTGCTCGGGGTCCACAGGTAGCCTTCTTCGCCGTTGAAGCCACGCCCGAAGGTTTCGGCTGCTTCCTGGATGGCGTAGCGGGTCTCTTCCAGATCACCCTCGTAGTCCGTTTCTTCCTCGTTGTACCACGTCGGCAGGTCATCTTCCGGCAGTTCATCGAATTGGACATCGAACGTGGAGAACAACTCTTCCAGTCGAGCCTTCAGCTTCTTCGCTTCCTCCAGGTTGTCCTTGTTGGCTTCCAGGAAGGCGGCGACGCGGGGGTTGATTTGACGCTTGCTCATGATGTATCTCCTGTTAACAGTGAGTGACGGATGCGTTGTACTTGTACCACCGAGCGCGATTCATCTGCTTGGTAATTGCCTTGGTCTGCTTTCCCCAGGCTTTGGTGTAGATCCAACCTGAGATCGGCAACCATGCAGCGAGCGCGTATCTCGATACCCTTAGTGTAACCTCAATCGCAAATTCGATCAAGTACAAAACTGCGGATATCAGAGTGCAGAGCAGTGAGATGGGCAAGAGTGCCCACCACTGCCAGCGATAGCCCATCAGCATGTACTGGGTTCCCACGCTTCAAACTCGGAGGCGCGTTCCAGGCTGAACGACTTGTACACTTCGGTCAGACCGATATTGTAACGGGTGTCGTTCACGAAATCCACCAGACGTTCATCTTCTTCTTCATCGCCGGTCGACTCCAGCTTGCGCACGTAGTCCAGGAACTCTTTCTGTGCGGAAGTGCACTGGCGGGCTGCGGCGAAGTACTTGCTCTCGATCTCGTCAATCGCATCGCGGATCGCTTGGGTCTTGTCAGTCATGTTCATTCTCCTCAGCAGTGGCTCGATTCCCATTCTTCAAATTCCACAACGACTTCTACACCGTTATGGTACACAAGCACATCACCGCCCAGATACTCGTTGACATCCGAGTCATACAGGACGTCACGGATCTGATCTTCAATCACCTCGTCCTCGTCACCATCTTCCGGCATATCTTCGATGGCCTTGACGGCTGCCGCCGTGACAACGTTCAGCACCTTCTCGGTGAGTTCGTTCTTGCGCTTCTGCAAGGTGACCAGCTCTACTCGCAGATCAGACAGATCGCGTTTGAAAGTCATGCTTCATTCTCCTCATAATCAGTGAGTACACGATGGACGATGCCATCAGCCGTTTTCAGTTCCACGCTGTACACATGGGCGTACTTGCCCACTTCTCCCATCTGGTTGATGAACCACTCAACCACGCCTTCCAGGTCACCGTTCTTGACAGTGATCAACAGCCTGCCGCCTGCATCACGCTGCAGGAAGGGCTCCTTGACCGTGGTGAATCGGAACTCACCGAGGCGGTTCAGGCTTTCCTCAAAGTACTCGAGATACTGAGTGCAGACATCACAGTTCGGATCGAAGTGCTCGTCTGTGGTGATGTTCACATCCACCACGTCATAGACCAGGTCGTTCAGTAGTACCTTCATTCCAGGGTGCTCCTCTCGATTTCCAAGATGCGTTCGTATGTGTCGCCTTCCGTCTTGTCCCAGCGACCAGCAGTCACGCGGGGTAGGAACAAGGACTCGGTAGGCGAACCCTTCTTGCTGATGCGCTCGTTGTAGAGCACGGTCACGAAAGGCGGCGGATCGGTGAACCACTCGTCGCGGATCGAATCCGGGAAGTCCTTGAAGATGCCCACGCTGCAGGTGATACGATCATCTTGCGATGCGACTACCAATGCACCCAGGCGTCCCTTATTCTTTCCCTTACCTTCTTCGACGCCTACAACCTTCATGTCAATCTCGACTTCCGCCTTGAACTTGACAATGTCGAAGGACCGACGCGGCTGCCAGAACGCGTGTTTGTTCTTGAGGATCGTGCCTTCCAGACCGAGCTTGCGGCGCGACTTGAAGTGGGCAACGGCTTCCTCGTAGCTCTTGACTTCTTCGCCTTCGATCAGAATGACCGTGGTGTTCTCCGTCACTCGCTCGGTAAGCCATGCCAGGCGATCCTCATACGGCATCTCGGGGCGGGTCTCAATGTCCCACACCACGAACCGCAGCGACTGTGCTTCCTCCAGGCTGATCGTGCCCTTGATCGCCTTGTTGACGATACCGTTACCGATCTTCCGGGGCAGGCGCTTGCCGTCCTTGTCGACCGCGATCAGTTCACCGTCAAGGTCATCACCTGCGTAGAGGTTCTCATTCGCCCAGGCATCGAACACACCATGGACGATGATCTCGTTGCCGTTACGGCTGACCAGCGTGACACCGTTGACCGGACCATCGTACTGGAACTTGCTGCGGGCGCCGTCTTCCTTGTTCTGGCTGATCGCCGGATACACGATCTTCTTCGGGTCCGTCTCCGCCAGCATGAAGTCCGGCTTCGGGATCAGGCCTTCCCAGACCTTGTTGGCTGTGCCTGCGGTGGCACCGATTCGGAGGTCCTTGAGGATCACACGCGCCAGGACTTCGCAGTCCTCGATCTCGGTTCGCTGGAAGATGACGGATAGGAAGTCCACGGCGGCATTGCCCGTGACCAGTCGACCTGCGACATTGTCATGGACCTTGGTCAGCGCCTGATCCAGGGTGTACACGTCATCATACAGCTGGACCAGCTCACCCCACAACTTCCGATCCGGGATCTTGGTGGTGAAGAAGTTGGTCTGCTTGTCGTACGCCAGGAAGAACACCTTCTTGAGGGTCTCGTTGGTGGCGTGGCTCTGAAGGATCGCGATCTTCGCCAGCTTGCTACTGGTCGCGCCTACCACGTTCAGGATTTCCAGGATGCTCATGATGACTCCTCAGTACTTCGATGCGATGTTCAGCAGGATCGGACCCGCGAAGACTTGGAGGATCGTGCATTGATCCTCCTCGTTCTCGACAGTGTGAATGGAGAACCAGGAATGCAGCTTGAAGCCGTCTGCGGTCCGGGTCCACCAGTGTCGGTCACCCTTGGTCTGAGCGACCTTGAGTGCCAGGTGCGGGCGCCACTTCATACCGAGCCACCCCAGCGGCGCCACGGAGTCGCATGACCATTGGTCCACTTCAGGAAGTTGGTCAGATCCGTCTCGGTGATGAAGAAGCGACCACGGGTCAGGTCCAGTCCCACCGGCTGGGAACGCTCGAAGTCCGAGATGAACTCGTCCGGCTTCGGCACTTCCGGGTCATACTGCAGGTCGAACGTGGCATCGCTGTAGCGATCCATGGAAGGGACGGCGATCAGCTGACCGGTATCCATGCCCACCTTGGTGACGCACACGGTGTAATTCTGGATGACGATGAAATCGCCGACGTACACGCGCTGTTCCGGTTCCGAGATGTTCCACTCCTTCGGAGTGAAGTTGTGGGTCGGCGGCACGAAGTGTGTAGGCGGCGTGGCTACGTTCTGCATAAGGCGTCTCCTTGAATGTTCATAAAGATTGTAACGTCACTGCGTCAGGATGTCAAGTGAAACTTCCGATTGTCCTGTACTCAATTCGCTTGTTCTTGATCTCGCCGCTGTTGATGATGGTCTGCATTGCCGGAGTGATACCTCCGTCAGTGTACACAACCACCATCTCAGCCTTCTTCAGCCAGCTGATCTGACACTGGAGACCCATGTCACGCTCTACCGGGTTCTTGTACGACAGCGAGTCGTAGAAGAAGGCATGCGTTGCCATGGGTGCTTCGCCGCGTCGGAGGCTGTCCTGAACCGCGCGCATTGCGTACCGGTATGCCTTGGTCGCCGTTGCCGGGTCTTCCGACATGAAGGGAGACACGAGGATTGCAGTCTTGCGGTTCTGTTTCGTCACCGTCACGGCATCCATTGGGGATGCGTCCTGGATCAGCGATGTGGATTGATTCACACCGGCTATCTTCGGGTCCTGCCCAGGCGTCTTCTGTCCGCCTGCCTTCCCGGTTTGGAACCGGGCTTCCATCAGAATCTTTGCGTCTACTCTTGCCATCGCTTAACTCGCGTTGATGATCAGGATGTTATCGTTGAAGCGGACACCGGTCAGCTCGAACTCCTTACCCTTGATCAGACCGTAGGAGCGGTCCAGCTCTCGGATGCCCATTCCAGCCTTCAGGGCTTCTTCCGGCTTGCGAACCGTCTTGCTGCTCGACTTCGCCAGGTCGATGTTCGCCAGCGTGGTGCCGCTGAACACGAACCCTGCTTCGGTGGCTACCAGCTTGAAGAAGCGACGATACTTGGTGTCGAAGATGAACAGCTTCTTCTTGCCAACCACTTCGCTCGGCTTCATGCCGTCAATCTTCAGATCCTCGTAACGCTTGCTGTACTTGACCTTCGCAGTCATCTTCAGCGGGTCCACCTTGCGCGGTTTCCGGACGACCTTGCGGGTCTTCACGATCTGCGCGACGCTGTTGGCGCGTTCCAGGATCGACTTGAAGAACTTCTTCATGTGCTTCGGATACTGCTGATTGTCCTCGCGGATCAGTTCCAGTTGTTCTTCGCAGTACTTGATGACCGCGCCGAAAGGCTTGGACGAATCGAATTCCGGAACCGGCGCATCACCCACGACTGAGTATAAGGCTTCATCCAGAATGTCGTCCAGCGCCTGCATGTTGAAGTCCAGTCGCACCTTCTTGATCTTCACGGGCTTCGGCTTCTCGTCCTCGTCGTCATCCGACTTGCGAGGGCCCAGGCTCTCTGCCCATTCGATCATCTGAGCCTTGTACTTATCCTCGAGCACCAAGCCCCTCGATTCCATCCGCATGAACACTGCGAAGGTGGCGAACATATACATCGGCGCCTTGTCTGCCTGGCTGTACAGTTCCGGACGATGCTTCTTCAGCCACGTCATTGCCCACTTCTTCTTCGCCTTTTCATCGAAGTTGTAATTGTAGAAGTTGAGGGCTTTCGCCAATTCCAGCTTGCCCGGCGGGGTCAGGATGTTCCACTCGGGTTCCGAATGCTTGCCAGTCGCCGCTGCGATCAGGTCCGCCTGCAAGCCCTTCTTCTTACCTCGTGCCATTTCCGCTACTCCTTTGGGGTATGCGTCTATTATAAGGGGTTGGTTGGCTAGACGCAACCCCTTTCTTGAAATGAATTGAGATCAATTCACCCGTTCGACCGAATTGATCTTGAAGAGCTTGATCTGGTCGACTGATCGGAACTTCTGTGAGTCGCTATGCTCGCCGCAGTGTCCGATCACATTCCGGATGAACTCCTCAAACTGCAGGCGCTCAATCTCGACCGGATCGTTCTTGGCTACCTGTCGCAGCCAATCAGACGGGTTCCGGCTGAACACCACGTCCAACATCGCGCCGCCGTGATTGGCGAACAGCGTGTCCATGATGGCGCGCAGTTCCTCTCCGTTTTCGTCATCATAGTCCTCATAGGACGACAGGGCATCAGCCAGATCAACTACAAACCGAGCGTGATGTTCGTGGTCTGTCTCATACACGGTCGTATCGTAGTAGTCAGCATCGCCGACGTAGCTACGGATGAAGACAGCGAACTGGCGCTTGAATGATGGCAGGCTCACTTGATCACCTCCACGGAGTCCAAGCGGACCAACTTGACCTGTTCCACAGTACGCCAGTAGTCGTTCATGCCGTAGTAGCCTTCACCCACCGAAGCGAAGAACTCGCCGATGTTCTCGCGCAGGATCTCGACGTCGGTCATATCATCCGGCGCACCTTCCCAGCGAAGAATAGCATCGACAATTTCGCCGTGCTTCAGGCGCAAGGCGTCGTACAGCTTCTGGAGGTTCGCATCGGTGAAGCCGCGACCACCAAAGCCATTCTCACCAGCCACGGTCGGGTTGGGCTGATAGTTGCGTTTCAGTGCGGAGGCCAGGTCATAGATCACTTCTGCTGTGTGAACACTGTCAGTCTCGAAGGAATCCACGGCGTAGTGGTCGGCATCGCCAACCCACGATTCGACCAGGACGAGGTACTTCTTGTTGAAGTACGGAATGCTCATACTTTTCTCCCTAGGGTTTTCACGATTTCGGGCGGAACATCACCCACATATTGATAGCCGCCCTTGTTATACATCGGAGCGACCATCGTCTTTTTGCGCTCAATCTCGCGCTGGGCTGCAGCTTCTCGCTCAGCCATCTCACCTTCATAACGAACCGGGAGAACCGGCTTTGCCGCAGGCATCGCTGCGGACTTGTACTGATCCGACTGACGGATCGGACGAGACGGAGTGGTCGTCAATGGCTTGAACGACTTATCCGGCTTGTACTTCTGGAACACTTCACCCTTCGGCTTTCGCTTCTTCTTGGGCTTGTACGTTGATGCTGATGTGTAGATCAGACCTACCATGACGAACCTCACAAAACGGCTGGAACCCCCAGATTATAAGGGTTCCAGCCTCGGAAGTCAAGCCTGTTGGTTTTCGGGCTTGTCTTTTTCTTCGACCTTCTTGTTCTCGTCGTCCTTTGCCTTCTGGCGCTCTGCCAGATGCTCTTCAAAAGTCGGCTTGCTCATTGGTTACCTCTCATGTGTGCTTGGAATGAAGTGATGCTACCGATGATCTTGCCATCAATCTCAAACTGAGGCATCTGACGCTCGCCGGCTGGTAGCAAGGCGACAAGCTCATCTCGGGTGATGTCTCGACCAACCTTCTTGACTTCATAGTCGAGACCACGCTGTTTGAGGATGTTCTCCGCGGTTACGCACTGCGGGCATCCGTCCATCGAATACAAAACAATCATACTCTTCCTTACTTGATTTCAAGTGTCCAGCTGGTCTTGCGCCAGCTATTTTCCAGATTGAAGTCGAACGTGTACTTGCCCTTCTTCAGTTTTACCCAGTTGCCGCTACGCTTGGGAGTGAAGCCAATGGTCCGCAGGAACTCCTGCAATCCAAAGGCGGCGTCATCTTCTTTCTGTGTCTTCGCGGCGAAACTCATCAGCCCGTCAGGAAAGCCGAAGCTACTCAGGGCTAGTGCTACTTGCTGGTCTAGATTCGGCTTTGCTGCCATGGCTTACTCCAGTGGTCTCAGTTCTTCATACCGCACTTCCGGGGTCAGGACACCGATGACGTAACTGGTGTCTTCCTTCTCTTGACGAGCGACCTGCTTGTCCTTGAGGTGGACGTGTCCTTCATACCACGGAATCGGATGGGTCTTCGGCACTTCGGGTGAGCGGTACTTGATTCCCACTTCCTTCAACTTGAGTGCGGCGATCCAGTGAATGAACATGATGACGATCTTCTCGTTCAAGCCGATGATCGGACCTTCCTGGAACAGATAGCCTGCCCACTCGATCTCCTCACGGATCACGTTCATGTACATCTCGTAGACTTCATCCGCCATCTCTTGCTGGATCTTGGTGAAGTCCGGATCATCCTTTACAATCTGATTGATGATCCACGCGCACATCTCGGTATGGACCATTTCGTCCTGGAGGATCAGTTCAACGGTTGTGCCGTTACCGATGAACTTCTTGTTCTCCATCAAGCCGAACGTGGTAGCGAAACTCGCCATGAAGCGGATAGCTTCCAGCGCGTAGGATGCGTGCAACGCCATCCAGATCGCCTTCTTGTGTTCGTACTTGTCAACCTCGATTTCCAGCTCACGCTTGCAGTTCAACTTGTGCAAGGCGTTGTAGTACTTACCGACGCTGTCAGCCATCTCCACGATCTGACGAATCTCATGGACGTGATCGAACACTTCACCCGGACGAGCGTACGCACCCTGGATGATGTGGCTGTAGCTGGTGCTGTGCAGATTGGTCTCGAACATACCCCAGACAGACAGCAGGGCTTCCAGTTCCGGGACCGATGCGACTGGACCAAAGATGGTCAGCGGCGCCTTTCCTTGCAGACTGTCCAAGACGGTCTGACGCAGGATGTTGGACGTCATGATATGCTTCTCAGCCTTACTAGCTTGCTGCATGTCACGCTTGTCCTGCTCCAGCTTGACTTCTTCCGGAACCCAGAAGAAACCACGGCAGAGCTTTTCATATTCCTTCAGCTTCGGGTACTTGACCCGGTCGAAGCGCTGGAGTGTCACCACCCCAGCGTCATCAAGGAACATGTCTCGCTTCAGGTAGTCGGCGAACACACCGACATTGAATTGATTCAGGTTCGACATTCTATCTCCTTACAACACACACGATGGGCAGGCTTCTGACTCACCTGAAGTATAAGCGATCTCAGTCTCGTCGGCAACGGAAGTCTGATTCTCTTGCGTGGTCACCTTCGCCGCTTGCTTCTCGGTGATGTTGTAGTACCACGTTTTCAGACCCCAACGATGACCGTCGATCAGGTTCCGCGTCACCACGGTGCGATCTACTCGCCCGCCAGGATACCACTTCGGACTGTAGTTGGTGTTCGTGCTGATCGACTGATCGATCCAGATAGCGAACGCCGCGGACGTCTTGATGAAGTTGACCGGATCGGGCTGGTCCTGGAGGATCTGGTAGTTCTTCTTCAGCTTCTTGTACTGCGGTGCGACCTGCACCAGAACGCCACCACGTGACTCCTTGATCGTGATATGAGCCGTGAGCATGTCGATGCCCGAGGTCGACTCGATCACCACCGATGACGACTCCACCGGAGCGATTGCACCCAGCAGGGCGTTGCGGATACCACTGACAACGACTCGAGCGCGGAGAGCTTCCCAATCCAGTTCAGTCTTGAAGTCCAGGATCTCGTCAACGTGCTTGCTGCGACGCTCGTGCGGGAAGATACCGTCAGCGTAATAGGTGTCCTTCCACTTACCACACGGACCACGCTCCTCAGCCAGTTCAATCGAGGCCTCGGTTAGGTAGTAGGTCTGGTATTCCATCCAGCGGCTGATTTCGTTCAGCGCTTCGCGGTCACCGTACTTGAATCCACGCTGAGCCATCCACTGAGCCAGACCGGTCACGCCAATACCCAGCGGACGGAAGTCGTCATTTGCCAGCTTCGACTGTACAGTCACGAAGTCCTGATAGTTCAGGATGTTGTCCAGACCACGGACAAGCAGACGGGCAGCAGAACGGAGGTCTTCCGGCTTCTTGATCTTGCCCCAGTTCAATGAACCCAAGGTGCAGAGTGCGATGCGTCCACGCTCGTCCTCACGCGACTCAAAGCCGACAGTCGGGATCAAGATCTCATGACACAGGTTGCTCAGATAGATCGGATGCTTCCAGGTCTTGATCGGGCCTTGATTCTGGATGTTGGTCTGGTTCGCCGAGAAGATTCGACCGGTATCCGAACGCTCACCTACGAACGCGTCAAAGACAACATCGGCACCGATGGTCTTCTTGAACTTGATCTTGGGGTCCTTCTCGTACTTCTCATAGAGCTTGCCGAACAGACCGTCATCTTCATAGAAGGCGCGATACAGGTCAGGCACTTCATCCGGGTTGAACAGAGTCATCTGCTCCTGACGGATGTAGCGATTCCACAAGTAGTTGTTCGTCATCACCGAGTAGTCAAGGTGACGAGCGCGAGTCTCTTCCGTGCCTTGGTTGTTCTTCAGGACGATCAGGTCTTCAAAGTCGTAATGCCATACCGGGAAGGTCATCGTAGCCGACGACTTGCGAATGTCACCCTGCGAAACGCAACCCAGGTCATTCATGAACTTGCGAACGAACGGAACCGGACCGGAGCTGACTGCTTCACCACCGCGGATGGGTGCATGAGCTGGACGCAAGGAGCCGAAGTCCATACCAATGCCAGCACGCTTCGCGGCGTAGAAGGCCATGGCTTCCGAACCAGCGTAGATGCTCTTCAGGCTGTCGTCGATCTTGATCAGAACGCAAGAGCTGAACTGCTTGGTGCGCGTACCCAGTCCTGCCAGAACTGGAGTCGGAAGGCTGTACAAGCCATTGCTCGCCTGATTGTAGAAGTCTCGGATGTATTCCATACGCTTGGACGGTTCCGCGTGGAACTCAACTGCACCTGCCACAATGTAGCGGACCTGCGGGGTCTCGTACATTTGCTTGGTGTCACGGTTGCGGATCAGGTACTTGTCGACCAGCTGACTCAGAGCGGAGTGCGAAAGCTGCTCATCCTTGCTGTGGTCGATGAAGGTTTCCATCTGATCCCATTCTGCTTCACTGAACCACTCCAGGAGTTCCGGGGTGTACATGCCAGCATTCACGTTGCGCTGAACGATCTCGTACAAACGAGGCGGCTGATACTGACCGTAGACTCGCTTTCGCAGGCTGCTGTTGAGCAAACGTCCTGCCACATACTGATAGTTGGTGTCGCCGTGTTCCGCTTTGATCAGGTTGACCGCAGCACGGATTGCAATCTGGTCGAGGTCTTCAGTGGTGATGCCATCGTACAGCTCCAGATCCATACTCATCTCAACCATCGACTGTGACACGTCCTGAATCCCCTGGACGGCATACTCGATCTGTCGCTGAATCTTCTCAACGCTGTATGGCTCCTTCTTGCCATCTCGCTTGGTCACATACAATTGCTTAACCATTCAACGTATTAGCTCCTTTCACTTTGTCGTACTATAGATGATAAAGGCAACCCGTCCGCCCATAAAGGGAATTAGGGTTGCCTTTCTTTATCACGCCATGGCTAGCACCTTGCGGTATCACCATGGTCTTGGAGGAGGGTTACAGCCCCTCAATGACCTCTGAGGTAATCAGGTCCGCTGTTGCTTGGGAGCATCCTTCACCTACTGCGGTGAAGCCGGTCGTATCAGAAGCCATCATAGACCTCACCTGCACCGTAACCATTGCTCAGGTCTTCAACGCCATTGTCGATCAAACCGAAATCGTTCTCACTCATTCCTTCTTCTCCTTCTCTTCCTGCTTCTTCTGCTCGTCCTGCTTCTTCTGGACTGCTTCAACCAGGGCCACCAGTGGATCATTTCCCTGGCGAGGTAGCTTGTTGTCACGGGGTGCGGCGAACTCGCCAAAGATACTGTTCACTTGTGTTTCTCCTATGTCTGTTGGATTGGTGCCGGCTGTCGGATTTGAACCGACGACCTACTGCTTACAAGGCAGTTGCTCTACCAGCTGAGCTAAACCGGCTCAGACATATTTAAGGTTTGAATTCGCGCCAGTTTTGGTAAACAGGAGAGCTGGCGTCCTGTACTCTACTTAAGCCGCGATGCGGACCGTGTAGGAGTCGTCGTTTGCAGCGACATTTAGTGCTTTTGCGCTGATTAGGTCAGTCGCCTGTCCGGTTGTCTGCTCATTTCTATTCATCTGCATGTCGAAACCTTGGCATCCCCATCAACAGCACTCTGTCCACATTCGGATCAGTGACTCCGGAACCTAGATCTGCCGTGGCTCAGAGTGCTCTTGGTGGAGATGGCGGGAATCGAACCCGCGTCCACACAGCCTTTCGATTGGCTTCATACAACCATAACTTGGTGGGCTAGGAGGGACTCGAACCCTCACGCCGAAGCGCTGGAACCTAAATCCAGTGTGTCTGCCAATTCCACCACACGCCCATTTGATTTTGCCAGTCCAACCCTTATGAACGTCGTTGCAGCGAGATACTGGCGAAACTCTCTGCACCCCTGGGCGCTCATAAGGTGAAATTTGGTCGGGGTAGAGGGACTCGAACCCCCGACATCCTGCTCCCAAAGCAGGCGCGCTACCAGACTGCGCTATACCCCGAATGTGTATCTATTTACTCACCGCAACATTCGATGCGGACTGTCTCGCCTGGAACCAGTTCAATGGTCACGTCACCCAGCTTCACCTGGACGAATCCGGTGTTCTCGGCATCGTAATACCAGCTGCGTCCGGGGCTGTGTTGGGTCAGCACCTTCGACATTTCACACAACTGTTCCAGAGTGATCCCTGCAACCAGTTCGCTCCAGATCGGAGTCCCGAAGTAGCTCAGCAGTGAGACACGAACCATGATGTAACCCTCAGGTCAGATGGAAGATATCGCCTTCATCGGCGATGATGGTCAGGTTCTGATCACCAAACTCGAAACCCTTGATGACCTTCAGGCAGGGGTATTCCACGCCATCGAACTTACCCGTGATCGGCTTGGTTGCCTGATGTAACATGACCGAGACTGAACCGCCCATATTGGCTGCGATCATGGAAGCCGCCAGTCGACCGTTCTTGTAGAGATTCAAACGTCCCATCACAACACCTCCTTCAGATCAACGACCTTGGCCTTCTTGGAAATGAAGCGGGCGCATTCGACTGCGTTGTACATTGCGTCACCGCCGTTCTCGGCTTCCATCTCAAAGGTCACGCTATCCTTCTCGCTCTTGCCCCAGGAGATCACCACGTTGAACTTCTTCATAACCAGATCCTCTTCGACTATGACTATATGATAACGTCACTGTTTGAGGAATACAAGGCCTATTTCGCAGAAATCTCAAAAATATCTCGAGGCGCCATCTCATACAACGTCTCGAGATTGTCGACAATCCGTTCCTCTTCCTGCTTCTTCCATCGGTGCTCAATCCAGATCAAGACGGCTGAGATGAGGATCAAGGCTTTGATTACCACTTACCCACCGGACAGCTTGAGTTCTGGAGCTTGGTCTTCGCCGGCATGAAGCATCCACACTGACCACAGGTCAAGGTTGCCGGTCGGAAGAACTCACACTGCTGACAGATGTTCCAGCGGTTCGCTGAGTTGTCACCTTCAGCGATCTTGAGGTTCCCGGTCAGGGTATCCTTGATGACGTTACCGATTCCGTAGGTCATGTTCCGATCCTATGTCCAAAGAGTTCCACCGCGCCCCTGATCTCAGGGGTCTGGTAGTAAGGAGAAGACATCATGAAGCGGCGACGATCCTCAAAAGAGACCTCATACTGATCGAACTCAGCGTTCATCGCATACGGAGGTTCACCCTCATCATACAATGATTCAAGTCGAGCAATGAAGTAGTCGTCACTGGGACGGACGATCTTGTTTCTGGTATTCATCAAGGAGCCTCGCTACATGGTACGCTGCGGGGCTCTTATAGACCATGGTGATCGTTGAGCCGCCGCAGGAAACGCAATGCTTGTGCTGGGGTGCCATCAGCAACTCCTCCCGTTTTTCCAGGAGGATTTGCACGATCTGTTCAGCGATCAGGACGCCAGTTCCATCCATGCCGCCACCAGACGATGTTCGATTGCCTGCCCACGCTTGGTAAGAGTGTCTTCCGAGATATCGTATGCGGCAATGCTGGTGCTGAACTGGTTCTTGGTGCGACCGTGGACCGACATGGTGAACGTCGGAGCGTCCTCACCATTGAACTGCGACACTTGCACGTGGATCTTGCCGTTGTCCAGACACTTGGGCGCGCCGTACTTCGACTCACGCGACCACACGATGGTGTCCGCATCAGCAACATCGCCTTCCTGCGGCACAACCAGAACATACTCTTGCTTCTTGAGCCAATCCAAATGCGTCATCGTCTTACACCTTACTGTTGTTGTAGATATTTACCTCGTCCCTCAGGTCCAGGAAGCGGAGCAGGAATGCCTGATGTGCCTCGCTCTGGAGGAGAGGATACGGCTTCAGCGGCACGCGCTCGATCAGTTCCAGGTCGCCCCAGTTATCGGTCACATCGCGGTACTGATCGCGCTCAGACATCAACATCACCTTGTCGGCGACCTTGACCTCCGCGTACATCTCGACCGGCACGCCATACTTGTTGGCGATCACTTCCCACAGCGCATGCTCCATCTCGGCATAGCCGGGGATCATCACCTTGAACGGGGTCGGGATATCACACAGATACGCTTCAGTTGCGTCGTGCAGGAGACCTTGCAGCTTGATCAGCGCAACCTCTTCATCGGAACGTTCAGACGATTGCGCCAGGAAGCCGGCATAGCTGGACACGTTGATCGAGTGCTCGGCAACACTCATTGGCTTGGTCAGATGACCAGCAAAACGTGGAGCACAGCTCAGCGCCCAGGCGAAGTCGGAGTGATGAATGCTGTCCGGATCGGTGTTCGGGATGTAAACCTTGCGACCGGTCACGGTCTGGATGTACCCGGCTTTCTGCGCGAAGTCTTTGACCTCATTCATCGCTTTGCCTCCTTCAGGTGGATTGTGCCCCAGTGGTCTTTCTGGCAGAAGTACTTGATGGTGTAGTCGACTTCCGAGTTGGGCTCAGTGGATGTGATGTAAGCGGAACTCACGCCGCCATAGTTCGCGCAGCGATCTTCCAGTGTCGCTTGTACCGATGACAGGGCATACGGCAGGCGTTCCTGACTGCAGGCGGACAACGACATTGCTGCCAGCGCCACTACGATCAGCTTGTTCAGCTTGCTCATGATGAATTCCTCAGCGATTGATCTCAGCGGATGCCGTGATCCCATTCATACATTTTACCTCAATGAGGTACTTGCTTTCAAGGGTTTCCGAAAGAGTTATCTCCTTGAACTCCGACTCCCCACACAACTCTACCATCTTCTGATAGACTGCGGGATTCTGAGTCGGGAACAGGGGTTGCGCGAACTGGTCGATCCCGACCAGGGTCACACCGACCCCGATCAGGATTCCGCCAACGGTGCAAGTGACCTGGTTCAGCACCAGCTGCGCTCCCAGTTACTGGAGTCCTCGTCGCCATAACGCACCCAGCGATTCGGGTTGCTTTCGTCCTTCGGTTCGACCTGGATCTGAACTAGGAAATCCAGATCGTTGTCCTTGCAGATCTGCTCCAGCTTCTTCAGGCATTCGCCGTAGGTAGACTTCAGCTCTTCATAGACCTTGGTGTTTGCAGTGCTCATCTTCTTTCTCCTTAGCAACCTTCTTGTGAACTGGGCATCCACAGCGGATCGGTGTTGAAATCCGGCGCGCGCTTCACCCCGCCGTAGTAGTAGCGATCATTCCAGTCGTATGTTCCAGCGGGGTAGAACGTGCCGCTGTCGCCCTTCCCTGCAGGTCCCTTGTATCCTACCTGGAAACCAGCCAGCGAAGCGGTATACTCGATTTCTTCGTAGAGCTTGCTGATCTGTTTCAGCTTACTCTCGATGATCTCTGCGGCTTCACTGTTCGCAGCAAGAAGCTCCTTGGAAGCGTAGATCGTCATGATCAGCAGCTCTGACTGGAGGCTTGCCAGCCGTCCGACTCTTCGCCGGTATACTCGTCGTATACACCGACATAGTACGGATCGAACGAGCCACCATCACCGTAGCCAGCCGGACCGGAGTAATGGAATCGCAGGTTGTTCTCGATAGCATAATCTTCCAGCTCACCGTACAGGCGGTTGATCTGGTCCAGCTTCGCCTTGATGACGGGATCGTTGGAACCCGACTTGGAACGTTCTTTCTCGCTCATGATGTTCTCCTTCAGTCTCTGATGCCAAGGGTGATGGAATTGCTATGCGGGTAATACTCGAATGCGCCACCTTTGAAGTAGCCATTCCTCTCGATGTGCTCCGGGTCAACGGGGCACAACTGATCCTTCTGGAGGGTGAACTCTCGTCCGTACCCACCGTAGGGATATTCAGTGTAGTGGATCAGCTCCACTTCTGTCTCGTCCGGGAACTGATCCAGGAACTCTTTCAGGTCTTTGATCGTGGCGTACTTGCTCATGTCAGTAGCTCGGCTTGGTGTACAGTGCCACCTCTCCCGCAAGCGTTGCCGCCCGGAATCGATACACGTACTCGATGTCATACAGGGCCAGGACCTCATCGTAGTTGTCCCAGGCGAACTTCCGGAACCACCCGCTCGTGATGCTGGTGCAGACCTTGCTCAGCGCCATGAGGAATGCCTGCCGACACTTCTCCTCGTCATCGAACAGGTCGAACGGTACGATGGAACGTTCCAGGCTGAGCACGTAGGACTCTTCCAGAACCGCCAGGAGTTGCACCTCACGCGGCTGCGCGAAGAACTCTTCCTTGCTGGTGCCGACCTGTTCGCCTTCCGGCTGGAAGAAGCGGTAAGCCGGCTGGTGCAGCTTCTTCACGTGCTCGTGAATCGAGTCGTGATCGTACACGTAGCGGATGCCGTCGTCCTTGAAGAAGTCGGTCTTGGTCACACCGCCTTCCAGCTTCGGATGCTTGTAGTTGTACGTCTCGCGCTTGCGATCCTTCAGCCAGTCACTGAGCAGCTTCGGCACCTTGTACCCGAGGGACTTCAGATGCTGGATGTCACGCATCGTCTTCAGGAAGTGGCGGCTGTTCTTCTTGTACTTGTGGCTGATCTTGAGCGTCAGGATCACTTCCGGTCGGAGGTGCATGATCTCGCTGTTCTCTTTCTCCACGGTCAGCGCACCCGGATTCGCCTTGACCAGTTCGATCAGGCTTGCCGCCGTGGTACCTTCCCATGCCAGTTCAGCGTCCAGGATCGGACCGCGCTTGCCCTCGGGCGGGAAAGCGTAGATGTGCTTCGCGTCTTCCGAATGCTCCACGCGGGTGTACTGGAACGACTTGATCATCTTTGCGGCTGACTCAAGGTCGCCGATGAAGTCGATGTCCAGTCGCGGGCGATCAATGACGATACCCGCTGCGCGTAGTGCCTGTGAACCCATGATCAAAATCATAACGAACTCCTCGATCTATGAAACCTGATTATAAACGCTTCACGACAGGCTTACAAGGCCTTAGTTGGAATCATTCGACGGTTCGTAGAAGACCGTCACCGTGACGGTCTGATCGACCGGGTTCACGCGACCATTGCGGAACAGGATATGCTTCGGCTCCAGAGTGTAACCTTCAAACCAGTTACGCAGGGCGCTGCATGCCAGCGCAACATAGACTCGCTGGTCAGTCAGGAAGTGCGGGAAGATGAACACCGCTTCACCCTGCCCGTCATCCTTCTCGATCACGTATGCGTTGGTGATCGGCACGTCGGTGTTCAGAGCATTGTAGTGCTCCATCAGTGTCATCGGCTTGCTCACAGTCCTTCCTCCTTCAGGTCGATCTCGAACCATAGCGTGACGATATGTTCCGGGTCTTGGATGACCCATGACAGTCCCGCGATGATCAAGGATGTGACGACGCCGAACTTGAAAGCTCGCATCGCCTTGTACTTTCGGATCACGCCTGCTGACTCTTCAGCCAGATCAGTGCGGTCTGCACTTCTTCGGCGGTGTAGGTTCCGCGCAGTGCAGCGGACAGACCGTCCACCGGAATGCCACGTTCCAGCTGCAGCTGGATGGCTGCCAGAACCTTCTTGTTCTTCTCGATCTGCTGCTTACGGGTCAGGTTCGCCATGTTGTTCTCCTCAGATGAAACGTTCGTAGGTGTCGAGCATCTTGTTGATCACATCCTGCGTGTAACCGCAGGAGATCAGATGCGCGTGCAGATTCTGGATGGGGAGATTGCTGTCCAGGAAGACGCGGGTCTCGCGAAAGCACTCCAGCACCAATGCGACATTGTCGGTCATTCGATACTCCTCAGTTTGCAGTAGCCCAGCTCTTTGTGGGCTTCGGTGATCGCCAGTTCGTGGAGTGTATCCTCGTCGGCGTCTTCGGGCGCTTCAACCTCGATTCGGAGGACACCGCTGTCCAAGCCGAGTTCAATGATGTAGATTTCCATGTCAGTTCAGCCGGATCGTTGCGCCCTTGAACCAGCCGCTACACACGGCACCCTTGACCTGCTGACCTGCCGGTGACTTCGCACGGAACCCGGTCTTGAAGGTGTCGTCATCGCTGCAGCTGAACATGGCGTAACCCGTCAGCTCGATTTCCGTGTATCCGTTGGCTTCCAGGACTTCCTCAGCCTGCGACTTCGCGACAGGCTCCTGGGTCGAATCGCGGCTGATCTGTTGGCTGTCATAGCAGCCGGTCAGAGCCAGGGTCAGCAGCGTGACGATTGCAAAGCGGTTCTTCATTGTCATACCCTCACGTAGGTTTCAAGGAACTTCAGGAGAGTGTCGTAGTTCGCACCACGATCACCCATGTTATAGTACGGAATCTTGTACGCTTTTGCAAGCCTCAATGCCTGCGCCGTGCCGCCCTTCAGCTTACCGTCAGGCGTCCAGCAGATGATGAAGTCTACGGGAGTCTCCAGGTCAGCACCGAGCACCTGATGACCGTCACGAGCGATCAGAGCTTTCTCATTCGCATCGAGATAATCCCATGCAGGGTGAAAGTCTTCTGCCAGATCGTATGCGTCGCGGGTGACGACGAGCTCAGACCGATGACCGTGCCAACCCTTCTCGGGCAGCCAGATTTCCTTCTTGTATCCAGCACCACGCTCGAATGCCTGATCAGCACCCTCAGCCGCGCCAGAGACAAGCCAGTAGTCATTGCCGTTCAGATCCTTGGCAATGTCGGTCATGACGTCTTGGATCGCCAGCGGCGTCTTCCGTGAACCGATGCCTGCGTAGCGCTTCATTCGCCGAGCTCCGTCAAACGGTTCGCGATCTGGATCTGTAGGATCTCGATCTGCTCCGGATAGAAATCTCCACCCTCACGTTCTGCCTCTGAACCGCAATAGCAATCCCAGATAGCGTACTCGTTGTGGATGGCATATTGGAGCTGTTCAATCAGCTCACGGAGCGACATCTTGTTGTAGTCGGGATGACTGTAGAACTTGTATCCCATCACTCCTCCTTGTAGGCCTCGATTGCCTTCTTCATGATGTACCCGGCTTCGGTCGTCGGCATCAGATCGTTGAACCAGGACTCTGCCGCTTCCGTCTTGTCCTTGAAACCACAGATGGTGACGTTCGATTCCGGGCTGTCTTTGTAACCCCAGGTGCCACCCCATTCGGGATCGCAACGGACGAACTTCACGCCAGCCTTCTCTGCGAACTTGACGATCTTCATGCTTACTCCAGGGTGATAGTGACTACTTCCGCGCCGTTGAGAACCGTGAGCTGGTCACCGTCTGACATACGCGCGATGTTGATGAAGGTCTGAGAATCGACGACCATGCCCAGCAGGTTCTGCACGTAATCAACAACGCCGCTGACATTCTCGAACGAGACCGGAAGCGAACCGAAGAAGACATTGTACAAGCTGACCATGATCGTTACTCCTTTGTGGTGGTTGATCTCTTCTTACCTTACCACTATTGTAACGTCTCATGATACAAGATCAACCCTTTTCATCAATTGAAGTCTTAACGCTTAATCTCTCATTAAGTTAAGTGCTGAGGTAACAGTAGGGACATACTTTGGCCATCACAGCCAAAAGAATGTTCTGAGTCCAACAGACAGTGAACACACGATCTTGAGAGTGCTGTTCATAGCAGGACGCAGGAAGCGGCAACGCCCTATTCTCTCACTTTGTCCCCTCGCGGGGCTTCCGCCATACATGCCAGCTCAGATCGTAGGTCTGACACGTAACACCTGTTGCTTATGGCAGAGCAGGTCATATTGCACCGGGCGGTAAACTCCGGTGTTACCTTCACATACAGCAACTAAGACAGCGCATCTTACGTCGCGACTACGATTAGCCGACGGCTAGCTGTCACTCATTTTCGCATAAAGAAAAAGGAGCCCGAAGGCTCCTCCGAACACATTGAATTGTAAGCCCTGCGGCTGGGCGTCACAAGGCGATCATGAAAGAATTGCGGACAGCTGAGCCCAGGTCGCATCATCATTGTACGACTCGATGTCTCGGTTCTTGTAGTCAGCCGGGATCGCATCCTTCAGTGCAAAGTAGGTGTTGTTCCGAAGACTGTAGTTCGGTTCGTCCTTGGTCGCAAACAGCAGGGCTCCGTAGATGTCCCACTTCACAGCCTCGCCGGAAAGGGCAGGGCACGGAAGGTCATTTGCGTCTCGAGCGGTTGCGCCCTTCGCCCATGCGTTTCCGCCTGCGAGCTTGGCAAGGATTGCTGCTTTGGTTTCTGCTACGGTTGCCATGGTTTGCTCCTCAAAAAGGTGGCCCGGATATTTACCTCCGGGCCACGATTGAACTCAGACGATGACCGAGAGTGCGTACTTCACGCGGTCACGAACTCCACTGAAGTCGTTCAGGTTCTTGTTGCACGAACCGTTGCCGTACTTGGTGCCGTCGAACATCCGGAACAGCATCGTCTGGTAACGGGCCACACCCTTCAGGCCTGCTTCATCCAGATCCTTGTGGTACTCGTCCAGGGTGATCACAGTGATCTGACCGTTCTTCTCGCGGTCGCGCACCGTGACCAGTCGACCACCCTTGCTCTTCTTGGACGGGTCCGTCTTCGGATCCTTGACCACATCGTGCCACTGTCCGTCGATCTGGATTGCCGAAGCCTTCTGCGCCATCTTGTACTTGTCGCGGTTCACCTTCTGCAGAAGACCGCCGCCCATACCAAAGGCGATGTTGTCGCCGCTGATGCCATACATCTTCAGCACGTCCAGGATCTCGAGGATTTCAGCCGGACCGATACCGTCGCCCTGGATGACCCGAACGTAAGACGGGAGCATCGTGTAGCCCTTCTCGTTGGTGTAGACATCATCCAGCGCGAAGATCAGGGATCGGATCACATCCACCGGCATGTATACCGGATCACCCGAGTCGGGGCGAAGAACGACTGTTGCACCTGCATCACGGACACGATCCAGCAGGCTGACACCGTCACGCTTCTCGGTGATCAGGTCGATGGCTCCCATGGTGTCGTAGCTGTCGATCACCATGGCGAACATTGCACCCGGCTTGGCGTACTGGTTCACCATGTTCTCGTAAGCCTCGAACTCACGTTCCCGACCCCAGCTGGTCATCGTGCTATGCTCCGAAGCCGGGATGGAATGTGCCAGGTTCTGAACGTCGGCGTTGTAGTACTGCATCGCGCCGAGCATACCTTCCATCGTGTCGGTTCCCATGAAGTTCACGATGTGACCGCAACCTCCGACATACGCACCGTTCGGGATCACCCCGCGGAAGCCGAAGTCATGAACCTTGTAGTTCACCGACTCATCGGGAGTGTCGCTAGTCTCGCGCAGAGACCTGAGGATGGCCGCCTTCAGATGCACGCCGTCCGTGACGATGGTCGAGCCGTACCAGGTGTAGCTGAGTGCCAGCGACTCCAGGTGACTGACCAGGAAGAACACGTCCGGGTCATCCACGACTTCGATGCGGTATCCCGGGACGCCGAAGGGGAGATAGGTACCTTCCGGAACAGCATCAAACTGGACCGGGAAGAGACCGTTGTACTCTTCGACCACCTTGGTCCATCCCTTGCGGTTGAACTCGATGCCATGGGCGGCGTAGAACACGGCGGCTTCTTCGATGTGTTCCTGCGTGACGCGCTGCTCCAGAACGTCCTTGATGAAGAAGTTGCCGCCGAAGTAGATCCAGCCATTGACACCGGTCTCCTTGGTGCCGCGTGCGGTCATGTAGCTGCTGAGTCCGGTCGTACCTTCCGGGTACTGCTGGAAGTGCGAACCCTTGTAGCTATCGGTTGCCAGAATGGGATTGCGAATGAACATAGAGAAACTCCTTCTCGTTGATTAGTTGATATGCTTCAGAGCGGTGAACAGGATGTTACCGTGGTCGCTGAACATGTCGCTGGGCTTGATGTCATCGATCAGGTACCAGTCAGCCGAGGCTGCGTCGTCACCGCCGCGGACTTCCGGGCGCGGCTTCGCCGGGTTCAGCTTGAAGACGTGTGCGTGGGTGATGATGCGTCCACGATCTGCGAAGCTGACTCCGCCTGCACGATCATGCACGTCAACCGCAACCAGCAGACGCTCCAGAACTTCATCCTGCAACTTGATGCGCGTTTCTTCCTTCAGCTCACGAATCGCGCCAGCCAGCAAGGTCTCTTCCTGATCCAGGAATCCACCCGGAAGAGCCAGAAGACCCTTACCCGGAGAACGACCACGCTTGATGAGCAGCACGTGAGCGCCACTGACCACGACGGCATCAGTCGTCACGAAGATCGGAGGGAACGGAGACGATGCCCAGCTCTCCTTGTACTTCTTGATGAACTGATACTCCTCGCAGAACCCGTTCCACTCGTCCGGATTCGACTGAGCCCACTGGTGGATCAGTTCCTTGACGTTGGCGTTCATGAGACCTGAAGTGTAGATGCCTCGGCGGTCGAACAGCAGCCGACGAATCTCGGTCGCGTCGATCACTTCGGTCAGCGACAGCGCGGTCTTGGTGAACAGATGCCCCGTATCCAGACGATCCCATTCCGGGAACCAGGACAGGTAGGTGGACGATTTGTCCTTCTCATGACCTAGCAGGATGACGTCCGAATCCTTGAAGGTGCCGACGCAGTTGACGGCGTCATGGACCTTTGCGATCCATTCCCAGTTGTTGGGAGTGTCCCACTGACCGAGCACCGTGATGCGATCATTCTCTGCCTCGCTGAAGCAGGAACGCAGCATCTGGTCACGTTGACCGATGGTCCAGGGATCTTTGATGGTTCGATGACCGCCGGTGTCGCCGATGAGGACGAGCACTTCATCGGCAATGTTCAGGGCTTCACGGACGGAAGCTTCATGACCAATGTGGAAGGGCTGGAAACGCCCGATGAACACAGCAAGCTTGTATTGCTTCATTTAGGAAACTCCTTCCTGTTGTACGGATATTTAACGAGCCTTGATGTTCAGCTCGCACTTGTCGCCGAGATACTTCTCAAGCTCGGCTCGACGGAAGTAATCTTCCGACGTTCTGGTGCAGGATGCGTCGGAGAAGCACTGGTTGATGGTTCGCATCTCCATGCATTTCGTCTTCCGGTCATCCATGTGAATGTGGTACACGCCCACCGCAATGAAGGCTCCGACCGCCAAGATGCCAGCGATTCCTTCCAGCGCCTTCTTGTGGTACGGTTTCAACTTGGCCATCTGAACGACTCCCGTTGTCATGTATGTATTGTAAAGGGGTTGCATTCGGTTTGCAACCCCTTTCTGCGAATTAGGCGTCAGCCAGCTTGCGCCATGCCGAGCTACCGATCCAACCCTTGAGGATCTTGCCGGCGCCGTTGTCGAAGTTGTAGTAGACGCGAGCCTTGTCCTGGTACATTGCGGTCAGGACGCGACCCGAACCGCTGACCTTCTTCTCACCGCGCTCGATGCGCGCCGGGCCTGCCTGTTGGATCACTTCGCGGAGTTCGGTGCCCAGGGTAACTTCGGCGAGCTTGTTCATCTGAACCATCCAGTTTTCACGACCGCGGACGTCGCCTTCCATGTTCCAGATCGCCGACTCGATGCCACGCTTCTGCTCGTACTCGTTGGCTTCTTCCCACTTGACGTCTTCACCGCGCCAGTTGCGAACGATCAGCGGACGCTTCGTGCCAGCCTTGAGAGCTTCGATCATTTCCTTGTTCGAGGCGACCACTTCCTTCTGTTGGACGATGATGATGTCCAGGGTTTCGCGGGTCACGTTGAGCGGCTGCTTAGCTGCGCCCGGGCAGGTCCCGTTGAAGAAGCCGTACTCGATCGTGTAACCGTGCTTTGCCATGACACCCTTGTTGACAGCCTGCTCACGACCGCAAACCTGGCAAATACCGCGCTTCTGGATCTTGTTCATCTTCTTCTCCTTGGGGACCTATTCCCCCTTCGCTATGGGTTTATTATACGGAAAGATAGAAACGCTTACAACCCTTTTGGCGAAAATAGTTGAAGAAATTTTCATAGCGATGACCCCTTGAACTCTCGAACAAGGGGTCATATACTATGAGTAGCGTTGACTCAATTCTGTGGAGTCAAGCCTTCTCGGTAGCCGCCAGCTTCCAGAGCCTTGACTAGTCGGTGCAGGTCATCCAGAGCACGCTCGTTGAGTGCATCGTATGCCGGAGCCGGCATGTTGTTGCCGCTCAGGAACCACGCCACGAAGTTGTGAGCAGCCAGACTGATCTCACGTTCCAGTTCAGTTTCATCCGGCTTCTCCGCGTACTGCAGAGCCGCCAGAAATTCGCTGTCAACTGGTTCACCGGCGAGGATGCTGGTGTTGAAGCCCCAGAAGTGGATCTCGTCCAGGTAGCTCTGGATATCACGCGGATCGGTGTACTTCTCGAGCGCATCGATCAATTCGTTGACGCTATCCGGCTCCAGGTTCCAAAGGCTGCCGCCCTTCTTCTTGTTGATGAGGTAATCGCGGATGCGATACGCCTTTTCGCTGTTGGTGCTCATTATGCCTCCTTAAGGATTCGGATTTCACGGAATGCAGTGCAGATGTCCAGGCGTTGTGAGTCTCTGTTACCCCACGCGTAGAACTCAATGAAGTCACCCACCTTGAACGGCTTATCTCTTGGTGTGTGCCAGTACTCTTGACCATCAATCGTCACGATCATGTGGTCAATAGAGTCGACGATACCTTCTCGCTTGATATCGCCCAACAGCCATAGCTGAATCTGTTCCCAGAGGTTGAGATTCAGCTCTGGGTTAACCGCGGTACTCATACTCTTCATCCATCTCGAACTCACGATCATCATTGAATGCTGGGGTCATACTGGTCTCCTTCTAACGAACCATGATTATAAGCGATCTACAACAGTACCGCAAGGGGAATTACTCCCCCTGTTGACCGAAGACCTTGTTGTACGACAGGTAGAAGTCTTCGCCGTCCTGCACTTCCTTGTCGAAGGTGCCACGGTGATAAGCGCCGCCCAGCTTACGCAGGATGCGCAGCGGAACCTTGGTGTCTTCCGACAGTGCCTTATACGCATCAGCCATGCTGGCGCGGTAGGTGTCGATCTTCGACATGGTCTCATGAATGTCAATCAGCGACTTGCGGATTGCAGTCTGGACGCGAGCATCGTTCAGAACGGACAGGTCGGGCGCGGTCTTTTCGGTTGCCATGGTGAAGCTCCTTATCGTGCGGTGTGGAAAGTGTCGAGGATTGCAAACAGGTCATGGATCGGTTTGACGTCCAGTTCCTGCGGTGTCGGAACGATGAAGCTGATTGCTGTCATCGTGTTGTTCAGATCCGGTTCAAAGAATCCATGGATCGGAATCTCGAGCGGCTCAATGAGATCGGCTATCTGGAGGAACAGCTCCTGCATCTTCTCGTGGGTGTTGGGACCCTTGAGGAAGACGAACGGTCCTTGACCGAACATGAAGAAGTCCTTGACCCAATCGTTCTGAGCGTAATGGAATGTCATCTCAGCGATCGCATGACCTGCCTGAACGCCACCCAACATTCCGGGCTGCCTGCCATTGATGATCGTGTAGAGTTTCATTCGGCGCTCATCTTGTTGAAGATTTCCTGCATACGGTAGCCGTCCATCGCGGCATCGTGCAACGCGTCATGCGCCACGAACTGCTGAGGCGTACCACCTTCCGGTTCGTACTTGCCATTATCGACGCCAGTCAGAATGTCGATGTAGGTTCGCACGTCACGAATCTTCCAGCCGTTGTAGCCGCACTCGACTTCCGCCTGACGATACATGTGTTCAATCTTCGGGAAGTCGAAGTAGGTTCCGCGACTCCAGATGTACGACTTCTGGAAGTTGTAGCCGACCTTCTTCAGCCACGCATTGAACTCAATCAAGCCGTCAGCCATTCGATGGTCGAACGGAGTAGCTTCCAGAACCTTCTTGGCAGCCGCACCTTGAGTCTTCCACCAGTCGATGGTTGAGTCGGTCATTGTCCGCTTGAAGGTCTTGACCTGTTCTTTGACGTCGAACTTGGCATAGAAGCCTTCCGAGATCATCTTGTCAAACTTGGGGCGGCTGCCGTCCATTCGGAAAGTCGAAGCGCCCAGACTCAGGACAACTGCATCCTGTTCCAGACCCAGGGTTTCCAAGTCGACAACCACGTGTACTAGATCACTCATTCAAACCTCTCACAAAAGAATAGGGCCTATGTGTTACCACAGACCCTATTATAAGCGATTCCGGTGTCGGAACCTAGTTAGTCTTGATCTTGTTTCTTACTTGGTCAGGCGCAAGAATCGCTTGAACTCGTATGTCTTGCCGTGCCAGAAGTCCGCGGTGTTGTAGACCACAAAGCTGCCTGGCTTACTCTCCGGGTCATTGTGGACGACAGTCACGACCGGTCCCTGTTGCGACGGGCTGACCTCAACTCCCTTCTTTGGCTTGTACTCGTTCCACAGAACCCACTTGCCGTTGGCAGTCGGGATGTAACCGTCCTGGAACACCCAGCTTGAAACTGGCTTACCACCCGTCTTCGCTTCCATCAGATGTTCCTCAAACGATTCACTCAGGGTTGGAGCGACTGGAGCGGAGTGTTGCATCCTGATCTGGTCGATCTCCTCAGAATCCACAAGCTCAATTTCATACACCTTGACAATGTTCAACTGACTGTTCGGTGTGAAGACGCACCACTCTGGAGAACGGATATCGTCCTGCGAGCTGTTCAGTCCTGCCGACCGATGCTCTTCCGGAGACTTTCCGAGCTTCACTTGCATCTCAAAGATGAAGCCTCTTGTTCCCTGGGCACGCGCGTAGCCGGCGTCACCTACGTACTGCGACACCTTGTCGATGACGTTCGACATATAGATGCCGTTGCCCAGCATCTTGCCGACCGCGGAGGGATCGCTCTCGGGAATCAGGGTGAAGCCGTTGCGTAGGATGAACGATGCTGCGACCGAACCTGTACCGTGGAACATCGGGGCTGTGATCTCAGTCTCAGAAAGGTAAGCCGACTGCCATCCCGGGAAGTTCTCGACCATGACCGGCACCGCTACGTTCCAGGCTCTCAGAACCTTCGGACCTTGGCGGCCATGACGTCCGTTCGAGTGACCAGCCAGCTGTGCAGTGACTACGTCCAGATCGCCGGTGAACGGCTGCAATTCCAGATCCGGGATCATCTTCACCGTGTCAAGGATTGCTTCCATGTCAGCCATCGTCTTGATGCTGCGACGGTTGACCTTCGGTAGATCGATCTTGTTGTACTTCAGGATCTGACCCAGGCGGTCGACAGTCATATCGTCGTATGGCTTGATCTCACTGTTCTGGAAGATATCGTTGAACTTGATCAGCGCCTTGCTGGTCAATACGTAGTCAATCACGCCGTGACGGAGCTCATACGGTAGAGTCTTGAAGAACGCGTCCGAGATACCGGATGATGCCTTCTCAGCCTTGATCAGAGCCATCGCAATGCAACGTGAAACCGATGTGCGCTCAGATGCCGACCAGAACGACTTATTGTCGAACGTCGTCAGGTCCATCTTGCTGATCTTGTCGAGTAGCACATTGGGATCTGCATCGTCCAGCTGAACCGACAGCGTGGCAAGGTCGGCTGGTTCGTTCAGGTGCTTATCCATGAACTTGTTGGCAACCTTCGGACCCAGCGACGGATCAACGTCCACCAGCGAAGCGATCTCACCCTTCCAGTCGATCAGCTCACTGGTGGTCTTCTTGTCGATCTGGCTCAGAACCACATCCACCAGACCCGGATTGCATTGGATGATGGTGCGAATCATCTGACCGCTGATGTCCGACAGGAACGAACTACGCTCAATCAGGCGCCAGTAGGTTGCTTCTGGATTGGGTAGCTTATCTGCTGGGATGAACAAGGACAGACGCAAGGTGCCGCCTCGTGCTTCCTGAGCCAGAGCATACTCCAGGTTGGCGGGGATCGAGAAGTAAGCCTCCATCATCTTGGGATTGGTGAGGAACTTGTTCCACGCCATCAGACCGGCGCGTTCAATGGATGCAATCTCCTTCGACGGATCAAGGTTCTTGTCAGCCATCAGAACTTGCAAACGCTGATTCGGCGACAAGACACTCTGTCCGGCTTCGCGGGCGGCATCATCGCGCTGCAGCAGATACTTGACAGCATCCTGATTGCGCATGTTGTTGACGAGCGACTCACTGGCTCCAGACAGCTGATCGAAATGATACGCGGCAAGCCAGTCAGACGAGATGTTCGCCGAGAAGGACTTCTGGAACTCAACTTGCATTCCAGCGGTAGCCTTCCAGAAATCGACTGCTACAGCCTCAATCTCTTTCTTCTTGGTCTCTGTCATATCGAAGACCTGAGAGTCTGCACGGAGGAACTCCATGAAGTCTTTGTCCTTCGCCCACTTCGCCAGATCCTTGGATGCGATCACTCGCTTGATGACGTCAATGCGTTCATCGTCCGTCAGCTTGACGCGGCGTGCAATCATGGACTCCAGAGTGTTCGGATCGGCGACAATGACTTCCCATCCGCTGCGCTTCTTCATCAATTTGACCCACGCCTTGTCAACGTCGGTGCCAGTGTTGTAGATCTCAGTCGGGATGACGAGGGTATGAACGCCCGCATCGTAGTAGCTAAGCTCTCGGATCAGACCGCCGAACGCATCCTCTTCATACCAGGTTGGGAACATAGCGGCGACGATTGGGAAGTCACCAACGTAGTTGAAGCTACCGCGCTTCAGTCCAGATAGACCGGCGAACCGCTGCAGTCCCTCGGAGTTCTTGAAAAGCCATTCGGTGCTCTTGTTGCGGAGTAGCTTCTGGACCTGCTTGTACAGTTCCTGCTGCACGGAGTCTTCATAGCCCAGGAAGGTGCTGACGTTCTTCTTTTGGTTGAGAAGCGACTCGGCTGTCAATTGTCTGATGGTCTGTGATCGCAGAGCAATCGCCACCTTGTTCATTGACGAGAAGGTCTGGAAGAAGGTGTTATGGTACCACCAGAACGGATTGGATTCCTTGAATGGAATCTTGGACAGCAACTGATCAGCCGTCAGGTTGGTGTACACACCAAGCGGGTATGCCGAACCGAATCTCAAGCCGTTCTTCTTGGCGTAGGTCTGAAGAGTCACACCGCGATCCATGACGATCATGTCAGCCAGGTTCTGGGCAGTCATGAACGGATCGGGAGTAGGCGCCGGAGCAGGATCGACTGGCTTGTTGATTGGTGCCGGAGTATTCGCTGGAGTCCTGACTTCCACAGGCTTTGCAGGTGCAGCAGCCGGAGCCTTGCGTGGCTTGGAATCGTCAATCGCAGTAGGTGTCGCATCCGGCTTCGCGCTGATCAATGCCTTGGCCTTCGGAATGTAGCTTCCGCGCATGACCAGATTGTACAGCTCGCCAGCAATCGCCTTGTAGTCTGGCTGACGTGCCAGAGCAACGAGCTTCAAGAAAGTGTTGGGCAGATCCGACTTGCCGTTCAGGAAACTCTGAATCACCTGCATCAAGCGAGCGCTCGGACGATGATTCATGATCTTGAACTGGGCGAAGAGTCCACGGATTGTATCCTGGCTCAGGTTCTCGGAGGTGACTTCACGACGCTTGATCTTGACCAGTAGCTTGGTCAGGTTCATCGCAGCTGGCGTCGGGATGTAGTTCTCGTCCATCATCACCTTGGTCAGAAGCGAGACGTCATGATTCGCGTCCGTAATCTGATTCGGGTGAAGGCGGAGTTCAGACGCCAGGTATTGCTGGAAGACTGGCGACTTGGAATCAATGAACACCAGGCTCAGGAATCCCAAGAGGTTCATGTAGAAGGCGTCGGTGACCTTCTGCTTGTCGGCGAGGAACTTTTCCTTGGCCTCTTGTCCGACATACAAACTGTTCTCTAGGAGAAGCATCTCACACTCTCTGTTATGATTTCTGGATATTTATCAAAGGAAAACCCCGCCGAAGCGGGGTCTCCTGTTTCTACCGCAAGGGCTGGATTAGTCTTCCAGCAGACCTGCGTACTTCGCCAGCGAATCCTCACCGTCATCACCACCACGGCTGGGAGCCGGGTCTTCACGACGTGCCGGAGTTTCCTCACGGCGAGCGCGCGGGGTCTCGCGTTCCGGTTCCTGGAACTCACGATCCAGTTCACGTTCCTGACGCTCGCCTTCACGCGGAGCCGGGTTCTTCGCGCCGATCACCGCCTGGAAGCGGGTCTTCAGCTGATCATACGGCTTGAACTTGTCCGGAGCGATCTCTGCCTGCAGGCTATACAGCTTGTTGTACAGAGCTTCCAGAGCTGCGTCGTCACCATCGAACAGTTCGCTCGGGTCGGTGAACTCCGACTTGTCGTAGCTGCGCTGACCGTCCAGCTTGCGAGCCTTGATCTTGAAGTCGGCACCTTCCCAGAAGTCGAACGGGTTGAATGCAACCTCGTCCTGGAACTCGGGGTTCATCGCGCCTTCGATCTTCTGGAACAGACGCGGACCGAACTTCCAGAGGAAGACCTTGCCGTTGTTCTGCGGGTTCTTCGGATCGTCAATCACCAGGATGTTGGCGATGTAGTTCTGACGGCGCTTGCGGTTACGCGCAATTGCCTTGTCGGATTCCAGACCGGAGTTCCACAGCTCGGTGTTTGCTTCCGAAACCGGGTCAGCTTCGCCCAGAGTGGTGCGGCTGTTCTCGATGTACCACTTGCCGGTACGCTCGTCCTTGAAGCCGTGGCTGTACAGCTTCACATACGGGACCTCTTCGCCAGCCGGAGCGGGCAGGAATCGGATCACGGCAAAACCGTTGCCGGCATCGTCAACCTTGAATTCCCAGTAACGATCATCATTGCTGTAACCGCCGCCCTTCTTCTCGTCTGCCAGCTTCTTCTGCAGGTCCTGGAACGAGCCACGATTCTTCTTCAGATTACCAAACGACATTCTTGTATCTCCTAAGTTTGCTTTACTGTGCTTTTCACGAGGCTACTGGCGTCACGCCTTACCTGCCTCTACTAGTCTACTGAGCTGTTGATCAAGTGTGTCGCTTTTGATCTCTAACCAGTAATGGTATTTACTCAACATGAAGGCCTTCTGTTCCCAAAAGGGGTCAAGAGTTTCTTGTTTGCAATACCTGAACGCCTTCTCCATCAACGCTAGAGTTTCGTCCGAGATGCCACCCTCGATCTCACTCATCACGGTGATCAGATAGGGGCGGGTACCATCCGATTTGAGTAGCTTCTTGATATCTACTCCGTTCTCGTCCATGTAGGTGACCAGCCGATCAATGTCTGTCCGGAGGTTGTAGGTCAACGCTCCAATGACTCGCATTCTCTGCTTATGATACTCGACGTTCTCCATGTCTAGCATCTCGCCAATCCACGCGTTCTGATCTCTCTTCAGCGCGCTGACGTACCTCTGAATCCGGTCCTCACTGTCCGGATACTTGTCTGCAAACTGTCGGAAGAACATCGCGTCTTTGCGCTTCAGGAGAGTGCTCTCGTCCTGATTGAATCTCATTCCGCGGCGCCAGACCAAGTCCTTGTTGAAGTGAAGTTTGAGTCCAACGTATTCTTGAAAGGCCTGGACCGCTCCACTCAGAACAGAGTGGCTGTCGGCTCTTGAATACATTTTCTCACCTTCCGGTCTTGTACCGCACTATTACGGATCTGGTCGAGGACGTGTCTGTCCAGGATCTGAACGAACGCCTCCTGTTCCAAATCATGCTCTTCGCAGTAGATAGAAGCCGCCTCAAACAGTGAACACTGCAGGGTGCTGCTGATTTCTACCAGCTGCTTCAAGATCACTTCACTCATTGATGCCACTTCATCACCTCTCGTTAACCCATGACGATATGTTACCTGATCCCGCCATCACCCTCAATTAGTGTTTGATTGAAGATGATACTGCTGTGCTCGCGCAATCACCTTTGGGATGTAGGGGGCAATCGGTCTGACGATGACCTGCGGGAAGCTGCTATCACGACGTGCGATCATCAGACACAACTGCGTGACCTTGATCCCGTACATCTGATAGAGCGCCATGCAATAGGCTGTACACTGGAGGTAGTAGTCTTCCAGATACTGCTCTTGCTTCTCCTTCTTGGAGTTCTTGCAGTCGATCAGCGTCAGCTTGCCCTTGTAGAAACCAAGGCAATCCAGGTAGCCCATGTACTTCAGATCGTTGTTCCAGACTCGCATCTGGACAGCGACTGGGACCACATTCTTCAGATACGTCCGCAGCTGAATCCACAGCTTGTAGCCGAGCGTGTCCTTGTGATCCTCGATGTTGAACTCTGGATCTTCCAGGCTATCATTGAACAGCTTATCGAGTGAGTTACCAATCTTCTTGGACTCTTCGACAATCCGGTCAGCCTCTTCTTCACCCACGCGCTTACGCCAGGCTTCCAGACCCGACATGTCCTTGGTGCCACCCAATACGCGGGTGACACCGTAGAACTTTCCTTCCTGTTCTGGACATCCAGCAGCGAGGATCGCCTTGAGGGCTTCTGCTTCTGGAGATGTGCGGATCATGCCGGGCGCAGCCCGTACTTCTGACGCAGGTTGTAATACAGCTGCATTTCCAGATCCTGCAGCGAGCGATTGAACACTTCATCCACCAGATTGTGAGTGTGCATCAACGTGAACTTCAGCTCCACGAAGTCCGGTTGACCAGTGGTCTGGCTGAAGCGGCGGGTCAGATTCGACTCACGGGTCAGCCAGTTGAACGCCAGCTGTAGACGCTGCAACTCAGAGCGTGCAGAGTAGTTCAGGACATACAGCTTGGCGACTGCCTGGACGAAACCACGGGTGAACTCTTCTTCCTGCTTGGAGTCGTCAAAGGTGTATTCACTCAGCTCCAGCTTCGGAACAGTGAAGCCGGTGTAGATCGTACCGTACTTCGCCGGATCACCGTATGCAGCAGAGAACTTGTCGATGCCGGCATTGTACCCCCATACATACGCTTCGGTTGAAAAGTACAACTCCCTGGCATCGGCGGGTGACAGCTTCGGAATTTCGATCAACGGGTCTTTCATCAGAAACCTCCTTCTCTTAGGATTTTCATCATCTTGTTTGTGGTGAGGTAGCCGAACATCTTACCCTTCGGCACTTCATACTCAGTATAGGCATCATCAATCTTCTGTGCCAGATCGCCCGGAATCTTCCGCAGATCAATCAACGTCCGATTGCGGTGGAAGCGCTCCAACATTTGTGCATCAGCACAGAAGTTTTCGGGCTCAAACAGTCCGCCCTTGGCACGCCACTCTTCCAGCTTCTTGCTGCTGATCGGTCGTTGGCGAGATCCTGGAGTGATCAGCACGTCATCCGGACTCAGGATGTTGGGAACGCCGTCTCCAGAATCACCCTTCACCACGTGCTCAAACAGATCATACTTAGACGTCTTCGGAGTCAGGAACTTCTTATGGAAGTAACTGTACTGCTTGATCTTCGGGTTCATGTTCTGCTGCAGCTGCACCATGTCCTTGTCGGACGATGCCACACAAACCTTCTTCACGTCGGCATAGCGAGAGGCAAGAACGCCCATGATGTCATCCGCTTCGGCGCCTTCAACCTCAACGCACTTGATCGGGAAGAACTCACGGAGTTCCTGCTTGAACTGGTCATATGCAGGGAAGAAGGCGTCCCAGTCAAAGCTGGAAGCTTCACGTCCGGCTGCGCGCTTTGCCTTGTAATGCTGGAAGAACTCACGACGCCAATACTTGCGACCATCAAAACACATCACAATCTCGTCGGCGAACTCTGCCAATCGTTTCTTGTCAACCCGGAGACCGTCCGTAATCAGATGACGAATCAGCTGGATGTCAGCTTGCTCGCCAGTGCTGCGGTGGTACTCCAGGACCGTGCTGAATACACGGTTGCTTGCATCAATCAAAAGCATCTATTCACCCTCTGATGTTAGTGTCTTCTCGACCCTTGTATTGTAATCGCTATCATCTTCCAAACCTACCGGAGTTTGATTTACTTTTGAATGCGTTCTTCGGCGGTCTGATCTTGGTCAGCTCCAGCTTTGCCGACAGACCCTTGTATGTGTGTGCATCCACGTAGGTCTTCAGGTACTCACGCGTCCAAAAGTGCTTCTGGATCTGGTCATTCATGTCCTTACCCTTGAACTCCTTGTCAAACAGGACCACGCTATGTCCCTTCTCGACTGCTTGACACATGAACCGATGAACCTCAAAGTTGGTCCGATAGTCCTTGTCGAACATCAGAGTCAATCCGGCTTTCGCCTTAGATTGGAAGAACTCAATCTCAGACATGATCCCCGCGCCCGCGACTGCAACACAGTTGTCAAGGAACATAGCGTCAAACGGACCCTCACACACGTAGACCCTCTTGCTCCAGTCGACACGATCTAGACCCCAGATCTTCTTCCCTTCATCTTCAATCTGGAAGGTCATGTACCGGAAGTTTTCATCGAAGAAGCGACACTGGAGATACATCAGAGCACTGTCTTCATCGAAGAAGGGAATGATGATCGCATCGCGCTTGGGGAGCTTCGCTGCCCGTTCTCCATATCCGGGGATGTTCTTCGCCAGAACGCGGACGTCATCAATGTAGAACAGTTTGGATTGGTTGCTCTCTGGGATCTTTCGACCATCCAGATAGACTCGGGCATGATGATCTTCCGGCAACGATAGCAGTCTATCACAGAATGCCAGGATCGTTCCGGTGCGTCGGAGTCGGTGCTGAGTTGTGGTGATGAATTGCTCATCACGCTTCTTGTCGTCACCGAAGGTCGGATTCTTCTGCTTGAACTTCTCGAGCTTGTACTCACCCAAGAGTGCCGGAGCAATCTCAGCCAAGAACTGTCCAAGGTTCAGTGACATGCCACAGTTGTGACACTTGAACATGGCCTTATCTTCAAGGTTGAAGAAGTAGCCACGGGCAAGCGAATCACTCTTCTTGGAGTCGCCGCAGAAGGGGCATCTGAATCGCCACAGGTCGCGACCAACCTCCTTCCATTTGGTTAAATATCCAGAGACAAGGCGAACGTATTTGAGATCTAGGTAGTTCATAGTCGTATTGTAAGCCCTTGTCGGTACATCATCAATCTAGGAATGAAACACTATGGCAATTGATCGCACCAAAACCCCGCCCGCTTGGCACCCCACCGCTGTCCCGACTATCTATGGCTGGGTCGCACCTGAGAATGGTGAACTGCTGGTCTCGATCCGTGGTCTTGAGAATCCCGTCGAGTATGACGTCCGAACCAAGAAGCTCGGCGACTACACCCGCAGCGAGAAGGTTAAGATTCAGGCAGCACGTCGTGTCGAGGCGAAGCAGCCAGAAACCTCCGAGAAGCCCAAGCCCATCCGTGGTGCAACCAATGACGCACTCACCAAGGGAATCGAAGATATCGGTGCTGCTCTAGCCCATGCTCAGACCTTGGCGGTAGCTCAGCTACCAGCAGCACGTGGTCGCGGTCGTCCGAAGGGCGCGCCGAACAAGACTCCGGAAGAGAAGGCAGCAATTGCAGCGAAGAAGGCTGCCAAGAAGAACAAGGACAAGAAGGACGCGTAATGGACTTCAAGGTCGCAAGAGCAATCGCCATTGACGGGTTGACACTCACGCCCGTCAAGGCTGCAGAGTTTGACAAGGACTTTGCCGGGTTCTCTACAGCACGTCGAATGGTCAGCCGTTTCTTGAACACCGGTTTGATGAACGAGAAACTGCTGATCAACAATGTCGTGATCCTGCTGAATGTATTCGGTGCCCAGAAGACAACCGGAGTGTTCCGGGTCATCATGGACGATGTCCAGTTCAGCGTGGTTAAGGCGATTCTCATGTGGCTGAGACAGTACGATTCCACCGTATCCGAAGAAGTGTATCCCAATCGGATCATGGTTGACATCCTCCGGGATATGAACCAACGATACAATCTGGACCATCTATGATCATCCCAGCACAATACCAACTAGCCGCCAAACTTCTGGCGGCTGTACTAGCCATCGGGGCTATCGCGGGCGTTTCCTGGAAGGTGACGTCGAATCATTACGAGAATCGCATTGCAACGATCAATGCTACTCATGAAGCCTGGATCGCCAAGAACGGCGAAGAGGTTGCAAAGAAGATTGCTGCAGCGAATGAAGAACGCGCTACGGCGTACAAAGAACTCAGCGAATCAAGAGGCAAACTAGATGAAGGCTACATCAAGAACATTTCTGATCTGCGCACTGCTGTTGCTAAGCTTGGCAATGTCAGGCTGCAGGACCCAGGATACAAAGCACCCACCAACGGAAGTGGCAGTGGTGCAGGCGCTGGAAATCCCGCCTCGCCCGGCAGCGCTACAGAACCCTACCCCGGAGCCGGGTTCCTATCTCAACGCGCTTCTGAATTTCTTCTCGGACAAGCCCTCTCCGCAGACACCCACGTCGAAGAACTGAGGGTCTGCAAGGCATGGGTAGATGAGATTGAGGCAAAGGCGAAAGCCTACAACCTCAATCTCACCAAGCAGAAGGTCAAGTGATCGACGTTCCGATCATGACCTGACTGAACCTACGAACGGGACTATCCGGGTTCCGTGTTACCATCGGAGTTCCTGGACCAGATTGGCTCTGTGCACCTTGTGCCGGAGCCTTTACTGTTTGTGCCGGAGCTTGCACCACAACTGGGACAACCTGCTGCGTCTTGCGAGCATCGTTCGCGGATTCAGCCATCGGCTTACCGAGACCCGTGTTCACACCCTGAACTCTGTTCGCTGCCTCGTAGTGAGACTGGAAGCGTCCGGTCTGGAACTTCACGAAGTCAGTCGGCGACATGTTCCCCGTCATACCGTTCTTGCGCATCGCGTCCAGCGTACTTGCCGAGACTGAGTTTGAGCCCTTCAGTGCTGGGATCACACCCGGTCCAATGTTGTGGAGCATATACAGGTTCTCGCCTGTCACGTCCAGCCCATTGCGGCGAAGGATGTCAGCGTTCTGCTTCGCCAGAAGACCTGTTGCCAGGGTGTTAGTTCTGTCGTTGCGGCGCGGATCATTCGCCTGACGGAAGTTGCTTCTGTCGATTCGGGCCATGCCAATCGCTTGACCCTCAGCTGTGCCAGCCAGCGAGTTCCAGGTTCCTTGGGTGAACTGACCAGTTCCGATTGCGCCTGTTGGCGACATCTTTCCTGTCCAACCACCTTCCATCTTGACAAAGCCGCGTAGCACATCTTCTGGCAGCCCATACATCTGAGCCGCTTCTGCAATGTGCGAGTCTACCTCGGCACCGAAACCATTGAATGGCATGTTTGCTCTCCGGACATTTGGGATCGCGCCGCGTCCACCCGGTGAAAGGGTTGGCACGCCGGTCGGTTTATCTAGCATCTGAGGCGCGCCAGAGAAGCCCATCGTCGGCATCTGGAACAATCCATCGTCAGCCGGCTTTGTGTAGATTCCCTTCGATGAGTTTGTCATCGCATCCAGCATCTCGCCCAAAAGCAACTGGGAGTTTGCAAGTGCGTCTGTCTGCGGCTTGGCGGTCTCGAAGATTGCGGCTGCAGTTGGAGATGCCATGGTCAATGTTGACGTGCCAGTGGCTGAGGTCTTGACCGGAGCGATTGGAGCACTGATCGTCGGAACGGATGGAGTCGCAGGCTTGGTAACCGCAGCATTAGCTGATGAGATTCCTGGGAACCATGGCAGCTTGCTGGCAATTGAGTTCTTGTCTGCATACTTCTCCGCACGATCATAGAAGCCGCTTGCTGTGCGCCCATAGGATTCAGCAGCTTGTGTGACACCTGAAGCCTTATCAACTGCGCCGGCTACCGTGCTGCGGTTCTTACCGAACAGATACGAACCGATAGCACCAAGTGGTCCGGCTCCCGCCAATCCTCCTTGTACAATCTGTGATGTTCGGCTGTTGCTGTCTGCCAGCGCACCAGCAAGACCCTTGATTCCGCCAGTAGCACGAGCAGCCAGATCCGCACCCTTGTCAGCCATGTTGCTTAGGGTCTTCAGTCCCAGCTTGGCACCGAACTCGGCGATCATGCCAGTGATCTTCGCTTGCAGCATGGTCACACCAATGCCGAACACACCGATCAGACCGGTCATCAACTTGGTGAGGAATCCGCTCTCCTCTTCTTGCTTCGGAGGGTTAGCAATGATATCCTTGATCTCGGCAATGTCGTTCGCCATCTGTTGGGTTACATGATTGCCCTCTTCGGCGATCTTCTGCATGCCATCAGCATGAGCGGCTTGCTGGCGTTGTGCGTTCTCTTGCTCACGGACTTCCTGTTGAGCTTCAGCTTGCTGCTTCTTCTCACCGGCATCCTGTTGCGGAGCGTTGCGCTTCTCTTCCTTCTTGATGCGGCGCAACGTTGATCTCTTTTCGGCATCAGCAACCTGAGCCCTTGCATTCTGGACAGCGTTATATCCTCGCTGACCTAGGTCAAGTGCCTTCCTGAATGCTGGGACGCTATCGCCACCGGCTGTCTTCCACAGCTTTCCAGGGGCAGTTTTCACTGCACCCCGGAGTGTCTTCATACCGCTTCGGGCGAGACGCTGCCCTACTGATCGTGAAGCGAATGTACCAGCTGCTGTTCTGACTGTTGCGCCTTCGCCCAGAACGGCTGCTGCTCTAAGCAGAATTGGAATCATGTTGCGTTAGCCTTTCTGTCATTGTTGATACCGATGATGACGATAGACTGTAGTTCCAGCTCAAAGGGGTGCATCTCGTCAAGGTAGCTGTCCGTGTACCCATATTCCACCATCGTGTGGAAATGGCTCAGCAAGTCTTGCAACTTGCCTTCCGGAAGCATCAGCCGAAAAAATCCTCAAGGCCCGTGAGCTTGAACTCCTCCTTCCTACCACACTTGGGGCAGGTCACGTTGACGTCCATCGTCAACTGGGGGAGGTTCTGCAGGAAGCCTGTGATCTTCTCGATTGATGATGCAGACAGTTCGTCCAGCCATTCCACCACCTCGTCTGGGGTGACATCCTGACCCGGAATCTGCATATCTTCTCCATCCACGATGGCTTCGATCAGCGACACGATGAACTGGTCGGTGACGTCGGTCAGTGACTTGGAGAAGTCGATCTTCTGTTGCTCTTCAAACGTCGGAACTCGGAGACGGACGAACATCCCATCTTCCAGCTCAATCGTCTCGTTCGGGCGGTAAGTGTCCGGATAGACTAGCGCCGCACGTTCCAGATCAAGGTTCAGGTTCAGCTTGACGCCGCACGGAACCTTATGGTCATGCCCTTCATCATCCTTCTCGATGACTTCGCCAGCACATTCAAACTGTGCTTGGCTCATGTTACCAACCGACTTGATGTAGATCTTGGTGAACAGATAGTCCGTGATGTGCATCGGCAGCTTGCGAACATTCAGCTCACCGAACGTGCATTGCTCCACGATGTCAAGCAGGGCATTTGTCATCACGGCTTTGTCTTTCAAGCCGGATGCAAGCAGCAGCTTCTTCTGTTCCTTCAGCTTGAACGGACGATACTTGACTGTCTTGCCAAGCTCGGTCAGTTCCAGCTCAAAGGTGATGCCTGTCGGCTTTCTCAGTTTGCCCATTGTCTAGCCTCATTGATCTTCTTGTATTCAACATAGCTCTTGTCCTTGACGAACGCGAGCAGATCCTCAATGACCATCCCGATTCGACGGGTACGGATTGAGGAATCATCCTGTGCAGCCGCCAGCCATCTGTGATGACCGTCCAGAACGCAATCGTCCTTTGACGACACAATTGCTCCGCGCTTCCAGCTTTCATCCTCGATCATCCGATTGACCTTGTCCTCGTTGAAGTTGGACTGGGTCGGAGTGAGACGGGAGGCTTTGATCATGACCGTGGTCACGTCAATACCCTCCGACTCGAGATCAGCGATGAAGGCATTGTAGTCGGAAATCTGCGGCATCAAATGACGCTTCTTGTTCAGACCCTGTCCTTCATTTGGGATGATCACGAAAGCGTTCCTTTGACCTGACGAGCCATCATTTCCAGAGTCCACTCTTCCAGTTTCGTCCGGTCCTGCCGCTTCATCATCTTGTCGCCCTTCATGGGCTTGTCAGGCTTTGCAATCTGCGTGGTGCTGTTGGAGGTCGAGCCGCCTTCTCCGCCGCCACCCTCTTCTTCATTCAATGTCGCCATCTGGTTGATCCACCGTTCTCTTCAAGATTTTGTACCAGCCATGAAGCGATTCTGGCATAGACGCTTGGAACAACAGCCGGTTGTCTTCCGCCAGGTGGCGACGAACTTCTGTCGCCGACCCGAGACGTTTCACCGGATAGATCACCACGTCACTTACGCCACCGCGTGCAAGCTGGGCTGCGTAGGTATTTATCCGATCTGACCCGCAGGCGATAGCGTCAATCTTGATCCCGTGGTCCTTGTACCATTTCAGAATGTCCGGAAGATAGCCGTTCGCAAAGATGATCGGCTCCGCATCGGGTAGAGCATCCTGGATCAGATCAAGCTGTTGATCCTCGCTGAAGGGATTCAGCTTGAGGTTCTTGGATGTGACGACGCCACGAATCACAGCGATGTGGACTTTGCCCTTCTTGCTGAGCTCATTGAAGGTGTGGACGTGACCCTTGTGGATCGGCTGGAATCGTCCCGGGAAGAGAATGTTCATTCTTCCACCACCAGCTTGATCTTCAGCGAAGAGCGCCATTCTTTGTAGATCGGACTCTGCACCTTTGCATCACCATAATCTGTGGGGATGATGACACCTTCAATCGGACCGTAAGGTGTGTGCAAATTCACCCCGGATAGGATATCGTGTGACAGCTCAGATGGGTACGGCTGTTGATCAGACTCGATCAGAGGCAACGTGATAGCATCATTCTCGATCAAGATCTCCTTTCTATGGCGTCGGCGGTCATCGTATGGGAATGATGGCGCGCGGAGGAGAATCTCGTTAGCCACTACCATCGGCGCACGTGTATCGCCATCCACATGATATGGATACATGACCAGCTGAGCGCCTTCCGGCAGAGTGTAAGGTAAGGTGACGATCCGTCCGTTCGCGTCTTGAAAGCAACGCGGTAAGCACTCTGCGTGAACCTTGAGATTCCGGTACCGCTTGTGTAGCGGTACGGCGTGCAGCAGATTGAGAATCCGTGTAGCCAGGTCCTGATACTTGTATGCGGTTGCGACCATCCACGGTTTGCGAGGATTGGAGTCTGGCTTGTTCTTCGCATGCAGGACAAACATCGTCGGATGATAGATCAAGCCGCTGCGGCTGGTCTCCACGAACGGTGTGCATGACTCATCAAATCCGAACCGCAGAGGGATGCCGTCCATCTTGATCTTGGCGTTGATGTAGCGGAACTGGAACTTGGTGTTGTCGGCGTCCCGTGGAGCGAACAGGCTTTCATACCTCGTCTGTCCCAGATCAGTTACGTTTTTGATTCCCACTCTTGGGCTTGCATCCATTGAACACACTCCTCTCATATCGCCTGACGCCAGAGGTCAGTCGGGTTTGATAAACCGCCAGCGTGCGAACACCTGGCCACTCTTTCACAGATCTCCTTGTCGCGTCCGGGCGAATCAGGAACCACACATCGTGGTCGCCGTGAACGTCATCCTCAGACTGGATCAAGTGCGTACAATTGATTTTAAGCTCTTTTGCCTTCAAGTTAAAGGAAAAGTCTGATTCACTATATGACTTCTGTGCCACGAACCCTTTGCCGAGAAGGTCCGATCCGAACACGACATCACGCTTCTCTCCCGGTGTCGCCTCGATGGCAACGCTCGGCTTGATCTTGTAGACGTTCTTGTTCGGCTCCATGGTGATCTCACCCTTCTTGAGTAGGTGATTGATGACCATGCCTGTGTTCGCTGACCAGTAGGAATCAGCTGACTCCCACATCTCCGCCTTGTCCTTCTTGACCGAGATCGGCACCTCGCCGGATGAAGTCTCGAGCACGACGTCAGCCTTCTTGCGGTCCTTCGTGTCTGCACCGGAGTGACGAGCGAACTTGACATTGGCAACGTTGATCTTCATGTTGAGCGCCTCGAACGTGACCGTCACCTTCTTGTAATCAGTCGTGTATCTGTTCAAGGCCTTGACAAGGAGGTCTTCATTGTCGATGCCAGCCGCCTTCGCACCCGCGCCCTTGTCGGGCTTCGCATACAGTTTGAAGAAGCCATAGTCTGTTGACCCGGCTGTTGAGTATGAATCAGGGTTCGGACAGAAGACTCCGCCGAACTCATTGCCGAGCTGGGCCATCAGCTCTTGCCGTGACCCGCTCGTGTAGACAACCAATCGCTTTGCGCTGACTCTCTTGGTACGGAACTTTCTGTCTCGGAGGATCGCGTCTAGATCCTCAATCTTCATAGGCGACGGACGCCTTGTTCATCATGAGGGTGCGCTGGAACTCTTTCCATATTGCGTCCTTCTCTTGTGCATCTCGTTCGGGATCATCCCGATACAGGCTTTGTGCTTTGTCGCTATACAGCAGGTCATACAGGGCATTGCTGATCTTATCCAGATCACTCTTCGACTTGATCCAGCTACACACGAACGCCCACAGCTTCACGAACGAACTGGACACTTCCCACACATCGCTCGGGATGATCTTGGAGACCGGCTGGAAGCAACGATCTGCCAACAGGATCTGGAGGATCGTACCCGGATCGGTGATGTAGTCGTTCGGCTTGACCTTGGATGACGGGATTACCTCCGCGACAGCGCCATTCATCTCGACCTTGCGGCGGAGACCATTCAGGCTGAAGGCATACTCGTTCATCTCACCAAGTCCAGGGAAGTCCTTGACAGTCAATGAGGTCAGTGCCCGGAAGAGGAAGATGTTGGCGAAACCCTTGATGCCGCAATCCAGATCGGCAATGTCTGACTGTCGGATCCATAGCGACCATGCGCTACCATCGGTCAGTTCCAGATCGATCTGCTCTCCGGTGTTGGTCAGGACGATGATGTTCGATCCTGAGACCTTCCACCCCGCGATTGCATCAATCGCTTCCAGCTTCGGTAGCATCGACATGATGTGCCCCTTGGAATCCTTGTGTACTGCAATGTCCACGTCACCCAGCGTCGGCTTGGAATGATGGACTCGGCTGAAATTCTCGAGCATTGCACGGTAGCTGCCAGTCGGGAAGTAAGATCCCGGTTCCATTTGCAACCGATGCATCAAGATTGCGACTTCATGATTCAGGTCCACCAGCTGCTCAAGAGTCTCGACTTCGATTCGTCGAGCGGACATTCCGTTGATCACTACATTACCACCCATAACAGACCTCCATCATTTGGTATCCTGGTATGATATAGACAGAAGGGCCCAGGATCTACCTGGGCCCGAAAGTGTTTCAAGGTTATGCCGCCGCGACAACCGCTGCGGTGGCTGCCGAAGTTGCGGTTGCATTACCTGCACTGTTGGTTCCTGTGACCACAACTGTGATGGTCTTGCCAACGTCACCTGCCACTGGAGTGTAAGTCTGAGCCGTCGCACCAGCGATATCAACTCCACCTGCCTTCCACTGGCGTGTGTAAGTCGGAGTTGGTGTGCCGGTCCATGTTCCGTTGGTCGAGGTCAGAACTTGTCCTTCCTGAGCCGTTCCGGTGATGGTCGGCACAGCAGTGTTAGCTGGAGCCTGAGTCACTGAAGTCGTGTTGGCACTGTTCGCCGAAGCGTTGCCTGCCGAGTTGGTGCCGGTCACAACCACGCGAACTGTCTGACCTGCGTCAGCTGCAACCAGAACATAAGTCGAGCTTGTCGCACCGCTGATGTTGGTTGTGCCACGCTGCCACTGGTAGGTGTAAGTCGGAGTTGGTGTGCCAGTCCATGTTCCTGGAGCTGCGGTCAATGTCTGACCAACGCGAGTTGTGCCAGTCACTGTCGGAACAGCGGTGTTAGCTGGAGCTTGCGTCACGCTTGCAGTTGGAGCCGATTCGGCATTGGCTGTACCTTCGGAATTGGTTCCGGTCACGCGCACCTTCACGGTCGAGCCGGCATCAGCTGCGACCAGAGTGTAGGTGTTGCTGGTGGCTCCAGAGATTGCTGTGGTGCCACGGAACCAAGCGTATGTGAAGGTCGGAGCAGGATTGCCTGTCCAGGTACCATCACCAGCCGTCAAGACCTGCCCAACGCGTGCAGTGCCTGTGATAGTTGGCACTGCAGTATTTGCCGGAGCGGCGACTTCACCTGCCAGGATCTGGATAGACTTGGTCAATGTTTCGGTCGAATCATCGCTGTAGGTCACGACAGAAGACAGAGAGTAGGTCTTGGTCGCCGGGTCATCTGGATACACATGAAGGAATGTCGCGCCGGATGTCAGCGGATCGGATTCGTCACCGAATGTGGTCACTACCGTCTTGATCGCCTTCTTCGCTTGGACTGTGAAGATGACCTTTCGTGGACCCTTCTTGATGTAGTTGATCAGGCTTGTAACACTTCCTGCCGGATCGATGAAAGACTGTCCGCGAGCATTCGGCTTGTAGTAGCTGATCGCACCAGGAAGACCCTTGGTAACGTCCAGCTGTTCGCCTGTGATCGGGTGTGCCCAGCCAATCGCGGTAGCAATCGCCTCAGGCAAGTAGGTTGGTGCTGCCATGTAATTCTCCTGGTGAAAGAAACTCTTCAGGATATTTACACAAAGAGACGCCCCAAGCGGACCTGGGGCGTTCGTCTTAGAGGCGGATGTTGTAACGGCGCTCGAATTCAGCCATGATCTTGGCAGCCCATTCCGGGACAATGCCGGCTTCGATTTCCTGAAGCTCCGACGGCTTGAGGACCGCAAAACCGCCAGCCTTTGCGTATTCCTGCATACACACGACCGCGCCATTGTGTGACACCATCGTGTAGATCCAGTTCTGAGGATCTCGATTGCAGACGTTGTAGAACGCTTCCAGACCAGCCACCAGGGTGTTGTCGCGGATCTGCTCACGGCTGTTGAACACTCGCTTGAACTCTGCCGGCTTCACATTCTCATTCATCGCTACATCTCCTTGATTGAGCCTATATGATACCTGATGAATGTGAAGCCGTCAAGGCCTCATTTGAGTTTTGACGTGTCTCTTTTCGATCCGCCATTCTGTTTCATGAACTGCTCCTTGATGTCCGCCTGAGAGTAGTTCGATCCCTTCGACTCGTCCATGTATTGATCAGCGTTATCATCCTCGACTGAATACAGAGTCTGCTTATCCACATCCACGCCGATGGTGAACTTCAGCTTCACCGCCTTGTTAGCGTATCGTGATTTCAACTGCTTGACCATCAGCTTGTTGACCTGATCCAACTCTTCCGTTCTGATCAGCGCCCACATACCATCCGCTGTCTGGGCAATACCTGTCGATTCTGCAATGTCCTCCATGCCCACCTCAGAGCTGTTCATGCCTCCTCGGTTGAACTGTGCCGCCGTCCAGAGAACTGTGTTCGTCGCTACCGCCAGGGCTCGCAACTCTTCCGCGACTGCCTTGTAGTAGTAGTAGCTACCCTGCGAACCATATGCCATACGGCTCGATGCCATGATCTGCAGGTAATCGCAAATGATGATGTCGGGTACGAAGTTCTTCTTCAGCTTCAAGTCGTCCATCGTGTGCTTGATGGATAGGTTCGTTGCCGTACCCGGAGCAAACTCCTTGACGACAAATCGACCGTAGGACTTCTGCTTGAGACTTTCGACTCGGCTCAGGAACTTCTCCTTACCGAGCTTGACCAGATCATTGACGTTGGTGCCGAGCAGATTCGCGTCCAGTCGCTGGGAGATCATCTCCTCTCGCATTTCGCCCGAGATGTACAGGACGTTGTAACCGTCTCGTACATAGTCGGCTGCAAGACTGATAAGACCCATCGTCTTACCAACGTTCACGCCCGCGACCAGAAGGTTCATCGTCTTTCGGATCACGCCACCACAAGTGATCTCGTTGAAGGACTCCAGTCGGAACGGGATTCTGCTTTCCGGATTGGAGTAGAAATCGTATCGCTCTGCAGCGGTATCGAAGTACTCCATACCGATCTTGATGTCAAAGCTGACTGCCAACGCTTTCGCCAAGATGTCCGGGATCGCCGCGACAGTCTGTTTCAGGTCTTCGCCTTGATAGATCGCAATCGCTTTCTGAATCGCCAGATAGACCTCAGTCTTCTGGACGAACTGCTCTGTTGTCTCCGACAGATACTCGACGTTCTTGGACGGGATGATACTGAACACGTCCAAGATCGTTTCGTGCAACGCGTCAGCTTGACCTTCCGAGAGGCTCTGATCGTTCTTCGCTGCGACGATCAGAGTTGACTTGTCGGGCAGTTCGTTGTATCTCTGAGCATGTTCAAAGATCATCTTGAGCATGCGACCTTCAGCCACATCCTCAAAGTACTCTGGCTTCAAGAACGGGAGCATCTTTCGCAGATACTCCTCATTCTTTACGAGCGCCGCCAGAATCAAGCGCTCATTGGAAATATCACTCATCTGCTACCTCAAGCTGGGTTGTTCTGACGCCACTCACGGCAGTACTTGCCGTACATGTCCTGATACATAGACTTGCCTTCTCCGTAACGCCCTGCCCAGTACCCGTGATGAGCCATCCACTGCGTGAACGTCATCAAGTGCCAACTCCATTACCCCAGAGGTCATTCTGAACACGATGTGAGTACAGCCAGCCTTCAACCATGCAGCGACGTGCAACTGACCGTGCCAGCTCCGCCTGTTGTTCCTGCGTGCAAGCCTGTGGCATGATCCAGATCGGTGTGTCCAGAGCCAAACCAGCATCATGATAGATCTTCATGACCTCTTTCACTTCCGCGTAGTCTTCTTCCGAACCGTCCACCACGAACTTGAAGTACTGATTGATCTGACCAGCGTTGGAATTGAACAACGTCGATTGCATCAGAGCAATCGCAGGCTTGATCGCCTCGGTTCGAGTGTGACCGCTGGATTTCAGCTTCGGACTGTTCGACCACGTCCACTGACGGCTGTCATCCTCGTTCAGCCACTTGTGAATCTGACTGATGAACTCGTCCTTGAACGGGACGGCGCAATTGGTCTCGACCAGGAAGTGCTTGCAATCCTTCATCTTCTCATGGAACATGATCTCTGGCAGCTGCTTCCACTTCAGCGTCGGCTCACCGCCAGTCAGACTCACAATCACCGGCAAGCCCGTGTCATACACTAGCTTGTTACCCGGAATCACCGAGAGCAGTTCATCGACCAGCTCGTCCGCTTCCAGCTTCTTCCACATGTGTGCGAAGATCGGGTTCACCGCATACTGCGAATCGCAACCCTTGGTGATCAGCGGAATGTCTTCCAGCTTGCTGTAATCCTTCGGGTCGAAGGTCAGCGGTGCATACCCGGTCGGTGTCTTCTCACGTTCCGGGTTGTTGAAAAACGGGCAACTCAGGTTGCACCGCGCAAACCGAATGTATGCAGTCGGATGGAAGGTGAATTGTGCCTCACCTTCCAACGACATGAACACTTCGGATACTTCAAACTTTGCCATGATGTACTCTCCTATTTCGTTCTATGATTATCGCTTAACCGAACAGGTCATCCAAGGAGTTATGCGAAGAAGATACACGACTTGTCGGGATGTAACGCTGGAAGTCCCGGCGCCACTGATTGAAGTCCTGCACCGTCGACACATCATCATGAAGAGCTCGCAATGGGAGCCACAAGTGCTGATCGTGATGGATCAGGCTACTCTCGAAGTCCTTGCACGTCCGTTCCACGAAGTCAGACATCTTGTATGCCTGAATTGCCGCCATCATGAACAGTGCATCGCGGACCTTGTCCTTCTGTTCGTCGGTCATGCCCTTGATGTTGGTGTTGCAGAGCTTGTACAGCTCCGGACCATCAACAATGAACGTGCCTTCTGAGAACTCGGCAATACGCGCTGCCATGTCATCCCACTTGTGGTAGTAGCCCTTCTGGATCTTGACGAGGCCTTCTTCCCAGAAGTGATAGCCGTAGGTTGTCGACTGAACGTGCGACGTGCTATCATAGCTGATCAGGATGTCTCGTTCCAGGAGGCGGTCGAAGACCACAAACGGTGACACACGATTGACCGATCCGACTCCCAGCAAGTGGAGGTGATCGATCTTGTAGTTCCGATGGATCTGACTGAACACAAAGCTGCGTTCCAGTTCTTCCATCGTCTTGTTGCCAATGCAGATACCGGAGATAGCCACCGATGCGATCTTGTCAGCCTTGTCGCCGACCTGATCGAACAACACATCAGCCCATTCCAACATCGTCTCGGCGCAGTTGCCTTGGATAATTGCCACCGGACGAGCCGCCGTGCCAGTCTCTTCAAAGAGTTCGATCTGACGACGGATGTTGAGTGCGGTCTCGGTTGCCTTCTCCTTGATCAGAGTGCGATCAAAGAAGCGACCCTGCTGACTGCCGATCTTGCCCTTGTCTTCTGCCTTGCGGAGAGGAATCTCGTCAAAGCACATGGCGAACTGAGAACAGTCGGACTGGTTCTGGTAGACCTTGTCCTTCAGTTCCGGGGTGATCCCGAGGTTTCGGGTCATCATCTGCAGACCACCCGAGTCGGCATACACGTTGCAATGGACGTCCTTGAATCGACGTCCATACTCTGCTTCCGTGAATGCGTTGTACAGGATCGCAAACTTGGAATCATGGAAGTCACGCTCGAACTTGTGATGCGTCCAATCAATCAGGTGCGTTCCCTTGATGCGGGTGTATCCTAGACCCGACATCACGTATTCATATCCAATCTTCATCAAGCTCTCCAGCTTCGGATCAATCGCTGGACTTCGCGCTCGTCAATGTTCGGTTCCAGACATGCTTCATACTGTTCGATCAGATCAGCACAGAACTTGTTGGTCGGGTCGAGCGGGTGGAGTCCGGCATGGTGTTCATAGATATCGAACTGATCCATGATCAGTGCGCGCTTCAGACACTGCTTGCATTCGCCACAGGGGAGACCGTCATTGTGCCAGCATGAAGTGGTCTTCGCAATGTCCTCTTTACTTACAACGCCTCTGGCAAGCAGCCAACCCAGGGCGTCAGTCTTGGTCCAGCCGCGTTCCACGAACGGGAACTTCACGACCGGATTGCCAAACGGACTCAGGACATACTTGAGAACCGCGTTGGTCTTCTCCAGGAAGATGTTGTTCTTGTCGGTTGCCTGCTCGTTGCATTCATCGAACAGCGTTCCCATCCAGATCTCGTCCGGGAGGAACTGTGATGCTGCGGTGACAGCGAACACCAGATTGCGTCCCGGGATGTAGATCGCGCCCGCGAACGGGTCAGACTTCTTGGGGACTGCCTTCACTTCACCATCCAACCAGTCGAGCTTGCGGCGCTTGACATACCAAGGCAACGCTGCAATCTCAGCTTCCAGACTATCCTGACCGTGCTCGTAGAACACGCAGGTGATCTCGGCGGTCGGGTTGGTCCACTCAGCGAGCTTCTCCATCATCATGGAGTCCAAGCCGCCACTGTACAGGATCAGGATCTTCTTACTCAATTCGGTTCTCCAGTGAAGGTATGACGCACGTTCTCGAGCTCCACCAGATCGGAGACAATCTCGACAACGTAGCAGTTGGGGCAGCGTTCGCGGATCACTTGTGCCTGGATCGGGTCATCCTCAAAATGACGGGTGACTCCCTGCAGGTTGATGATCTCCGCCTTGTGCTCGCCCGACGAGGTCCGAGACTTCTCCGACCACTTCAAAGGATTGTAAAAGACATCGTTGCTGATGCCAAGGTGTTTCAGATACGCTTCCGTTTCGGCACGCTCTTCATAGCTGCGCCCGGTGATGATGATTGCTCCGGGGCTGGGGCGGATGCCAATGCTGATCACGCCGTCAATGTCAAAGGAATGTTGCGCTCTCATTATAGTCCCTCATGGCTAATTCTTAAGCGGAATTTGATAACTACTTGATTTCAAAGGGTAAAGACGTTTGAAGGGTCCGAAGACCCTTCAACGTAACCTCTTGATTCTAAAGGTTAAATCCCACGCTCTGCATTCGACTGGCGCTTCTTGTCCAACACACGCAAGTAGTCCATTCCGCCTTCGGCAAGCTCCTGACGAGCGAACAACTTTGCCGACAGGTTCGTCAGCTGTCGTTCGGTGATCGGAGTCAGCTCACGCTTCGCCAGCGCGTCACACTCGTACTTGGCTTCTTCCATGGTCAGCTGCTTCGGCGGCGACTTCTGGGTGAATGCACTCGGACCACGCAGGCAACCACGAATGCCCAGCTCACGCGCCACCTTGATGAATCGGATCGCATCGATCACGACACCCGCGCTGTTCTCCGAATCCTGCACCGACAGCTTGACGTCCACTTCGACCGGAGCGCCACCGAAACCGCGCAGGCGAAGGTTGAAGTAGGCGACCTTGTTGTCCTTCAGATACGGGATGTAGGTGGACGGACCGGCGAACAGTGCATCCTCATTGACCGGGATGTCTCGCAGGTCATTCTGAGCACGGATCACGTTCTCCTTCGACACCTTCTTGTCCAGCAGACGGCTCTGAACCATCATGTTGTTGAAGTCGGTGTTGCCACCCACATTCAGCTGCTGATGGAAGTCAACTTCCATACCGCGGTCGAACGCTAGCTCCTGGAGCATCTGACTCAGGATCGAAGCGCCGAACTGACTCTTGATGTCCGAACCGATGTAGGGGATGCCTGCGTCGATGAATCGGTCTTCCCAATCCGGATGGTTCAGGTTCAGCACCGGGATGTTGTTGATGAAGCTCACGCCTGCTTCCAGTGCACACTCGGCGTAGAACTCAGTTGCCTGATTCGATCCGACCGGCAGGTAGTTCAGAAGAACGTCCGCACCGCTGGAACGCAGGTGTTCAACCAGTCGCGCCTTGGCGGCTTCGGTCGGCTCGTCGGTCGGGACCGGGCGGAAGCCACGGCTTGCCGGTTCAGTTTCCATGAACGTCGAGACACCATCCAGACGAGCACCCATCTTGACAATCGGGTTTGCACCCGGAGCCGGCTCGGTGTGGAACACACGCGCGACGTTCGGTTCTGCGAAGATCGCGTCACTCAGCGACTGTCCCACCTTGCGGTGATCAACGTCGATAGCAAGGACGAACTCCAGATCAGTAGCCTTGTAGCCACCAATGTCCACATGGGCGATGCCCGAGATCACTTCATCGGGACGGCTGCTGTAGTAGCCAACACCCTGATACAGGGACGAGAAGCAGTTACCAACACCAACGACAGCTACTTTGATCTTGCTCATTTTCAAATCTCCAGTTATTTCAGTTGTTAACGCGCATTGATCTCAGTGCGGAATTGCCTGAGTAGTAGGCGCGGGAGAGGGTTGCCCCTCTCCAACGAAGGTACTTAGCGTACCAGACTCATCAGTTCCTGACGCATCGGCAGTTCGTCACGGAAGCGACCGTGCAGCGCGCTGGTGATGGTCATACCGTCCGAGTCTTCCACACCGCGAGTCAGGACACAGAAGTGCTGTCCCTTCATCACGACCGCGACGTCATCCGTTTCCAGGATAAACTTCAGGGTCTCGGCGATTTGCTCGGTCAGGCGTTCCTGAATCTGCGGACGGCGAGCGAAGTACTCAACGATGCGATTGATCTTGGAAAGACCGAGCACCTTCTCCTTCGGAACGTATGCGATCCAGCAACCCAGGTCCGGGCGGTGGCTGGTACCGAAGTACACGAAGTGATGCTCACACACCGACTTGACGGATGCCTTCTCGATGACGACTTCATCGTATCGCATCTTGTTTTCGACCGTGGTGCACTTCGGGAAGTGATCCGGATGCAGGCCCCAGAACAGCTCACTGACGTACATCTTGGCGATGCGTCGGGGAGTCTCGATCAGGCTGTCATCGGTGAGGTCAAGACCCAGCAGTTCAAGAACCTGGGTTTGCAGCGCTTCGATCTTGTCGATCTTGCTGCCTTCATGTTGGAAGAGAGCTTCTTCCACGACTGGGGTGTGCAAACCCTTCTGCTTCAGGTGTTCAAAGACGCGAGCGCCGAGAGCCGGGTCACACTTGTGTTTCTGCAATGCCATGTTGTTTCCTTGGTTGACGTGGAATATAGTTTACGCGACTTGCGACTGTCGGTCAATGATCTTGATCAACTCGTTCAAGATCTCAGTCCCTTGGTCTTCCAGGAATTGCTCCTGGTCATCGCCATTGTACTTACCGACTTCCTGCTCGCTGATTTCGACAGAATGGACGGCAGTCACTCCCTCCGGTGTTACCCGGATCTCTTTGAACGTATGCCGGAACTCCGGATACTCAATGTTCACCACCGAGATGGAATCCTCGGTTGCCTCATGTACGTAGATCTGCATTAGCAAGCCACCATTTTGATCGACTCGAGTATGATTGTACGATAACCCGCGTCATCAATCGACCAGAGATTCAAATACTTTGTGTCTTCCGTCAATCGGGGTCCGTTGGGTACGAAGTCCTTGTCCCTGCCGAAGGAACGGGTCGTCTCAGACCCGTCCTTCTTGGTGAACGTCACACGGACTTCATTGCCCCGATTCAGACCGTCCAGGATTGACTGTCCAAGCTCAACCGGCGTCATCTTCCTCGTCCTCTTCGCGCTTCAGTACTTCGCCAGTCGAGTAGTCGATGTCACCCGCTTCGATCATCTGGCTCAGCGACAGCTGGAACTTCTCTTTCAGCTTTTCGGCGAAGTCAGTGCCAGTCAGGATCGGCAGCCAGAAGTCGGAGGTCTCGGTCTGGTTCAGGCGGAGCTTCTTGTCGTCGCCAGCGTGTGAGTACCAGCCATTGGAAGGCTTGACCACGTGACCAGTTTCCAGTGCCAGATCCAACAGACCCGACCACTTGCTGATGCCCTTGTCGAACGACACGGTCAGCGGGAACTTGGAGCCCTCTCGCACGTAGCGGCTCTTCTCAGCTCGCAGGATGAAGCGATAACCCAACAGCTCGTCATCCTTCTTGTCCTGCTGACGACCGATGATGAAGATGTTGTCTGCCGAGTAGTAGATACCAGTACCGCCAGACACGACGTCCTTGGAGTACATCTCCTGGGTCTTGTACGTGTGGTTGACCACGTGACACGGGATGTCTTTCAAGGTGAAGTATGGGGTCACGATACGGAACAGCGACTTCAGCGCCTTCGCGCGGGTCATATCCGCAACGGACTTCTCGTTGATCGCGTCTTCCACTTCCTTCTTCGACGCCAGGTTGCCGACCGAGTCGACCGCGATGAAGACCTTGTCGCCCTTCTGCAAGCCTTCCAGCTGCTGCATCATGTCGAACTTCAGCATCTCGATGTTGGTAATCGGAATGTGAATGACACGATCCAGCGGGATACCGAACGACGTGAAGTAGCTCTGCGGCGTGCCGAATTCCGAATCGTAGAAGATTGCGATCGCATCCGGGAACTTGTCCAGATACGCTTTCAGGCTTGCCAGCAGCAGCGAGGTCTTGAAGTGCTTCGACGGACCAGCCCATACAGTCAAGCCAGAACCAAACCCACCATCCAGCTCACCCGACTGGGCGAGGTTCAGCAGCGGAATCATTGTGCGCACCAGATCCTTCTTCTTGAAGAATTGGGACTTGTCAAGGACCGCTGCTTCCTTGATCACAGAGTTTTTGAGAATGCGTTCAGCCAGACTTTGATTTGCCATTTTAGCTCCAGATTTTAGTGCGGAGGTTGTCTCCGCACTGTACTTACCAACCGAAAAGATCTTCCAAGCTCGAGATCTGCTCTGTCTTCCAACCGATCAAATCGGTGAACGACTTCACCGGACTCATGAAGGTCGATTCATACTGACCGTCATAGTCCACATATTCGTCCAGACCGAACTCCTTCGGCAACTCACCGATGAAGGCAATGTACTTGTTCCGGAGCGGGTTTCGCTCCTTCAGCAGAGCCAGCTTCACCTTGTTGCCGTTTCTGATTCGCTCGACGGTCTTGCTCAGTCCCTTCTCTTGGATCAGCTTGTTGTGCAAGATCGCTGCCTTGCTCTGATATGGGATTCGCTTATCCGTGAGTGAATAGCTGGTCAGGTCCGAGACACCGAGAGGCTTAGCAATCTCCTCGATTCCACTATTGTAATAGACCTTCTTGAACCGGGCAAGCTCATCCTGAAGTTCTTTCTCGGTGCCGGAGCACATGATCTTCAGACACTCTTCCAGTTCCTTGCGGACGATCATCGGTGTCGAGCTCTTGGCGGTCTCGATGCCCATCATCTTCATTTCCGGTTCCGCATACCGCACGCCTTCCATGTCCCACACGCGCAGCACGTAGTTCTTCTTAGCGCGCCAGATGCCGACGTCCGAGAGTGCTTCGCGCTTCATGTCCATCATGTTCTTCGGGCAACCCATCCGATCCGACAGCTCGCGGAAGGTCTGATCGATGAACGGCTGGAGCTCTTTCTCAACAAACTGGTCAAGCTCTTCAATCGCTGCGGCTGCATCGGTTGCATTCGTCGGCACGTTCTCCAGAGCCAGATACATTGAGTCCGTATCCGCTGTGATGACGTAATCTCGAGTAGTTCCGAATCGCTTGTTGAGGTACTCGTTCGTCTTGTGCACCACCGTCTGAATGGTCACCTGACCCGTCAAGGTGATACCCTGAGCAATGCTGCGGTTGTAATACCGGAAGCTATCCTGAGCTGTCACACCGTAGCCGGAGTTTGCCAGCACCTTCATTGCTTCCTGAGCCGCGTTGTATTCCGACACCAGTTCATCCCACTCGATGTACTCCTGGTCTGTGTTCTTACCACCAGCAGACAGAACGTCCTCTCGCTTCTGCTTGACGTCCTTCATCTTCTTCTTGTAGTCCTGACGCGTGTCGAAGACGTACTTCATTCCGCGAGGCAGCACGCCGACAATGTCCAGCCTGTAAGCTGAACCGTTCGCAGCCATGCAATAGCCCTTCGCCTTCATGTCAACCGCCAGATCCTCACCAGCGACAAGACGCGTCACATAGTCAAGGGTTCCCATCTCCTCACGGACCAGGGTTTCCGGTGACATGTTGTACATCATACAGATCGAAGGATACAGCGACGTCAAGTCAAGCGACACAACGTAGCGGTACTTACCTGCCACCGGATCTTTCACCCACGCACCGATGATCTTACCTTCCGATCTGCGACGAATCGCCGGAGGAATCACGATGTTGTCTTCCAGGAGCATGTTGTAGATCAGGTTGTCCCACAACTTGACCTTACCCATCACGTCTCTGTACTTGGACTTGGTCATCATGATCATGGTGATCGCAAGTCGGATCAGCTGCTTGTTCTTGTCGATCTTCTCGACCAGCTCAACGTCCTTCTCGTTGTATGCGATGAACTTGTCGAAGTCCATCATGTACAGCTTGTTCAGATCGTTGTTGTACTCGCTGTAGTCGATCTTGCGCTCCTTGACCACCGACTCGCCGATGTAGTCCAGTCGATAGCTCTCGTACTTGCGAAGCACGAACTTCTTAAACAGCTTGATACCGTCCAGAACCGTCACGCCCAGGATGCGATACGACGGCATATCGTTGTCCTTGTCAGCGATGTAATGCTGCAGGCACTTCTTCGTGTCCTTGTGGAACGGGCTGAGGCGATTCGCTGTCTCTTCACCGTGCAGCTTCTGCAGACGATGAACGACATACGGAATGTCGAATTCTTCGATGTTCCAACCGGTCAGGATGTCCGGGTCCAACATACGCACGATGTTCACGAACTCCAGCAGCAGTTCAGCCTCGCTGTTGAATCGCGTGTAGATCTGGTTCTTATCCTTCGGCTGATAGTCTTTCTGTCCGAGGGTGATCTTCTTGTCCTTGCCGAACATCTTCAACGCAATGGACGTGATCTCATACTTCGCTTCATCCGCTTCCGGGAATCCGCCGACCATCAACTGGGGACAGCTCTCAATCGGATACCAGCGATCGTGCATGAGGTCATAGACTTCATACTGCGTTGCACCATCGTAGTTGCGAATCTCGCCGACAGTCCACGTCTCGGCTTCATTCGAGAACACTCGACGGACCTGAGCCTCGTCTTCATCATCGTAGCCGTCAGTCCGGACTTCAATGTCGAAGTTGAGGATACGGAACTTGTTGAAGTCAAACTTGATCTTACCCTTGTACTTCTGTGAGATGAACTGCTGGACCGGGTCAGTCTGTCCGAAGATAGGCTCGACTCCCTCCATGCGCTTCTCGAAGTCTGCGGCTTCGCTGATGCTGTTGAACTGGAACCTCTTCAGACGGTCGCCATACAGCGAGCGAACCTCACCGTCACGGGACTTCATAAATAGTTCCAGAGGCACTTCAGATACCACTTCTTGCTTTCTCTCACCAGCGGCGTTCACGTACCGGTGATAGATTCTGCTCCCTACTTTCTCACAGAACGTGTAAAACATGCCATCTCCTTCTCAATCAGTAGAGCTGCTAAGACTGCTTCTAGAGAACCTTATCCCGGTAGCTGGGACATTGTTCTCCGCAGTCTTTATGTTAATACTTGCGGGCTTCTTGTTCAAAGCATTGACGAAAGTAGATCTAACTACTCTCTTCCTCGGGACGGACGGTAAGGTCTCTCCGAACAAGTTCTGGTCATCAATCGCATACTTTGTAGCCACTGTGGCGTTCCTCGGAATCAATGCAGCCGCTCCAGGCTCTGCTGGATTGGAGTTCATCTGGCTGATCTACCTAGCAGTAGTAGCATCAGCGCAAGTACTAACAAGTTTCATCGCATCAAAATATGGCGGATCAGAGTCCGCAGTCACAAGGCAAGAGCCGGGTTGATCCCGGCTCTCTTTTTGCCCCTTACTTGGTCAGCAGCTGAATGCCGCTACCGAACTGCTCGTTGTACACGTTTCTCATCTGGGGGACCGGCTCGATAAGCGCGCCACCCAGGATGTCCGTGTAGTTCACCTGAATGCGATTCGACTCAGTGATGATCAGTAGCGGAACCAACTGGACGCCTTGCGGTGTCACGTTGATGATTGCCGGGTTCTCAACCTCCAGAGCATCTTCCAGCTCTTCCCAATCGCCGATGATCTGTCCCTGAGACGTGAATGCAATCTTGATCATGTACTACTCCCTCACTTCGTGCCAGTCGAACCGAAACCACCCTCACCGCGCTCGGTCTCCTTGGTGATCGCTTCCAGCTTTGTCACATCCAAGCGATACACCTTCTCGACCAGGATCTGAGCGATACGCTCGCCGTCTTCGATCTTGACACGCGCGCCCGACAGGTTGATGATGCTGACGAACAGTTCACCAGTGTAATCGCTGTCGATGGTCGCAACCGAATTGGTCAGGCCCAGGCCCTTCTTGAAACTGGTGCCCGAACGCGGACGAATCGCCAGTGCATAACCGTGCGGGATCTGTGCCTTGACACCGGTCGGGATCAGTGCACGGTCAAACGGTTCCAACAGAACGTGACGGGCTTCACCATTCAGTCCGCGGATGGCTCGCTGGGTTTCATTGTTGGCACTGTCATGAACGCGAACCGTGCCACCCTCGACCAGATACGCTGCCAGATCCATACCGGACGCTTCAGCCGATGCATAGGTCGGAACCGGCGCATCACCTTCTGTCAGGAAACCCAGGGTCACAGGTGATTCGGCGGGCAGGATTTCAGCTGGGCTCTTCATTACCAGTTCGCCCAGATCCGGACCCTTCTGATCCACGACGGTGTTCTCTTCAGTCTTACGCTTTCCCATTGTTAGCTCCAATTGTGTACTTGCATCTCAGATTCCAATTCCCCTTGTCGGAGTGCTTGACCACCATGACATTGGTCGGTGGCTTGATCACTTCATCAAGAGCCTTTACCAGACCCCAATCCTGCAGCAGCGCCACGATGTACTCGGTCCGGTCGTAGTCTTCATCGGTGAAGTCTGTCGACTTGGTGCGACCGTCCAGCAGGAACATTTGCTTGAAGTGACAAATGTAGTACCGTCCACGCTTATGCAGAACGTGGCATGTCTGCCACAAGGTCTGCTTGCCATTTTCATCGGTTCGCTTGGTGCTGATACCGATCCGAGTCAAGGTCTCGCGGACCTTCAGGAACTGGTCCCGGTCCAGAGACTCGATCTCGAAAAACTCATCCATCACATCACTTCTTTCCATTGCGTCCACCTGTTTTCAGTTCTTGTTCGATCTGAGGGAGGTGTGGTCGGAGGATGTCAAGAACATCCTTAGCCTTGTTGTGGCTGTATCCGAACCGGGCTTGAATGAGTTTGATCGCGTCCTTCTCTTCGGTCAGCTTGTGCCACTTCCCGTAGCGCTTCTTCTTCGGAAGACCGTAGTAGTAGAAGTCATACTGCCATTGCTTGTCAGCGCCCCAGCAACGATTCATCTCGTTGGCAAACAGCACCGTGTCAATGGTGTTAGACATCACGCGATTGATGACAAACGCATCATAACCGACTTCGCTGACATCCAGGTGACCCTTCTTTTCGTTCAGGTTCCCTGTGATCTCAAAAGGCGACAATTTCTCTGCCATAACCAATCCCTCACTTGTAATTACTCGAAGTTGCATTCCGTCATGATGGTCGTCAAGCAAGCCACCATGTTGATCTCTTTGTCGACCACGAATGCTTCCTTGTAATCATACTCCGCAAGGATCAGGACCAGATTGGGGATGCTCGCCTTCTTCATCTCCAGACTGATCTTGTCGTAGATCGCACGTCGCAGCGCGCCGCCGTCATTGTCAAGGTTGTCAACAATCCACTTCCGCATCTCGGTGAAGTTGCTTTCCTTCAGCAGCGTGGTCAGCTCCTTCAGCGTCGCCTCGGTGATGCCCTGCTGGCTGTTGATCTTCAACTCGCCAGTCGCGCAATAGCGCTGCAGCAGGTTCCACGTCTTGCGGTAATCCGGGAAGTTCTTCTTGACGACCTGAACCAGTTCTTCCACCGAGTACAGGATGCCCTTCTCTTTCAGGACGTCCTCAACTCGGGTCAGGAACTGAATCATCAACTGCTGACGATCCGACTTGTCGATCTTGAACTCCACGACCGGAGCTCGGGACTTGATCGCGTCGATGATCTTGTTGGCGTAGTTGCCGGTGAAGATGAAACGGCAGTTGGCGCTGAACTCTTCAATCGCACCGCGGAGTGCCGCCTGTGCTGTCGGAGTGAGGTAATCCGCCTCGTCCAGGATGATCGCCTTGTGACCATCCATCAGCGAAACCGTGGACGCGAACTGGCGCACCTTGGTTCGCACTGTGTCAATGTTGCCTTCTTCCGATGCGTTGATGACGATGTAGTCAATGTCCAGCTCTTCGCACATCGCACGCGCAACGGTCGTCTTACCAGTACCCGGACCACCGACCAGAGTCATGTGATCCAGATTCTTGGCGTCCACCAGTTGCTGGAAGTACTTTTTCATCTCCGGTGGCAGAATACAATCTGCCACCTTGTGAGGACGGAAGGCTTCATTCCACAGATACTGTTCAGTACTCATTACAAACTCCTATTGCTTAGCCCAGGAAAACGATGTGGTCCGGCTTGATGTGGATCGCAATCTCGTTGATCGCGGCATTCAGCTTCGCCTGATCCAGATACGAGGCGTCATCCACAAAGATCGTCTCGCCGATTTTGTCCAGATCGCGCTGACCACGGAACCGATACTCCACCGACTCAGCCTTCAAGATGTACGGCACCGGAAGATCCTTGGCCTTGAAGCGACTCGTCAGCTCTTCAACCTGCATCTGGGTGGCAACAATGATGATGTCCGACCGGGCTGCGTTGTTGACGATCCACTCGGTCTTGCCGGTCTGACGACCGAGGTTCAGCCGGAGAGTGGCGTACTCACGAACGAACTGACCCCTGGGGAGATACTTCCGAACTTCCTTGGCCTTGTCAGATTCGACAAAGTCAAGGATGGAACCGAAGGCTGCATCAGCGATTTCCGCGAAGGTCTCGTAACGTTCCTGCATCACTTCTTCTCCTGTTCGACCGCGACGATGTAGACCAGACCCTCGCGTTCCTTGTTCTTGAATTCCACTGCGCGCTCGAACACCGACACCGAGTAGTCGCCCGGAATCATCTTCATGTTCTCGATCTTGATGGCGCGCACGTTGTCGCTTTCGCCCGAGGTCTCGACTTCGATGTTCAGGCTATTGCTGCCGTCCTTGCTCGAAGCGGTCGGATCAGCGGCGACCACCTTACCCTGCGACAGGCTCAGGACGGTCAGCTTCAGTGCTGCCGATGCCTTGCTGATACGGGTCAGGTCATCCTTGGTCAGGGTCAAGGTCAGTTCCGGATCGGTCAGGACAATGTCCTTGTCCGGCGGTGCCTGCACGACTGCCGGGCTCGAGTAGAAATACTTGATCTTCGACTTGCCGTCGGTGATCAGCACATACTCGTCTTTGAAGTCCAGCGCCGGCTTGTTCAGCAGACTCAGAACCGCCAGGAACTCGTTCAGATCGTAGATCGCAAACTCACGGTCAAAGGTGTCGGGCACCTCAGCAACTGCGAACACGTTCTTCAAGATCGAGACGGTACGCAGGCGATTGCCCGGCTTGAAAACGAGACCCTTGTTGATCGACGCGAAGTTCTCGAGGGTTTCGATGGTTGCATTCTGAAGCATTATGTACTCCTGTTTAACGAACATTGATTGTAATGGTGTTGGGACTATAACCCAAGGGAATCTAGATACTGTGTCAAGAAACCAACTTGCTGTATCCGTCTACTCGATCAATCCGAATCACTGACCGGACCTTATCCATGATCTTCTCTGGCGCGTGAGTGATGATGAACACGTTCAGGCCTTCCATCTGTGTCAGCATCTCTGCAAGCGCCTCAGCCCCGTTTCCATCAAGGCTGGAGTCAAACACCTCGTCAAAGACAAGGAGATTGGTTGATACGTTACCCTGCATCTTGGCGATATCACGCCACGCCATCAGCAGAGCCATATCCATTCGCAGCTTCTCGCCTTCGCTGAAGCTGTTGTAACCGAGAGTGTCGAATCCACGCGACTGGATGGTCTCGTCAAAGTTCTCGTCAAGACTGAACTTGGCGAATAGCCCAAGATGGGCAAGGTGCTTGTTGACTGTCGCGTTGATGATCGGAACGAAACGCTTGATCATCATTGACTTGATGCCCTTGTCTTGCAGGATGGTTCCGATCACCTGCAAGTAGTCAGCGCGTTCCTGTACCTCTTGGAGCTTGTCGGCGAGTCGGATGTAGATGTCTTCCATCCCCGCCAGCTCTGCCTTTGCTTCCTGGATCTTCTCAGCGTTGCTTGTACGCTCACGTGACTTCTCTTCCTCCAGGTCTGCAATACGATTCCGGATCGAGCGTGCCTCTGAGTCCAAGTCGGACAGCTTCGATCTATGTTCGTAGTATACCTGATACTCACGCTGGAAGTCATCGACAATTCGTTCCAGTTTCTTAATCTGCTCGGATAGGTCAGTCTTGGCACCTTCCAGCTGGATCGACTTGGCCTGGAGCTCGTCCTTCTGACTGTCGATCTTGATCGGGTCAAGCGGCTGATGGCAAGCGTAGCAGTTGGTGTTCTCGTTCAGAGACTTGAGCTGCTTGGTGATCTCGCCGATCTTGGTGTCCATCTGCGTAAGCAAGCGGATGTGCTGCTGAAGGTCCGACTTGGCTTTCTCCATCGCCTTGTCGTCAATCGGGTTCGCTTCACCCAGTTCCGTGCGACGCCTATTGATCTCGTCAATCTGTCCGCGAAGCTTGACTAGCTGCACCTCGATTCGCTCCAGCTCTTCCATCTGGTTCTGGCGGTCTGCGGACTCCAGATCGTCAATGTAGCGCTGTCGGATCTTGACCTTCTCCTTCGACACCGTAACCGCGGAGCGAAGGTCTTGCAGTTTGTTCTTGATCTCGTATGTCTGATTGTAGTGCAGCTTCGACATATTCGAGAAGACAACCAGGTTGAGGATCACCTCAACGAACTTGCGTCGCTTGGAACTGTCCAGCTGCATGAACGGCTGGTGCTGTGCCTTGCCAACGCACACGATCTGGCAAGCCGACTCGTAGTCCATCTTGAGGATCGTGTTCTCCAGGATCTTCTGGTAGTCGCGGCTGGATGCTTCTTGGTTCAGCAGTTCGCCGTTCTTGATGACCTCAAAGATGTCCGGCTTCATGCCACGTCTGATCAGATACTCGTCACCATCACAGTCGAAGTAGATCTCAACCACGGCATCTCTGCCGTTCTTGGTGTTAATCAGCTGCCCCTTCTTGATCTTGCGGAATGGCTTGCCGAACATACCGAACATCAACACGTCCGTGAATGTCGACTTGCCCGCGCCGTTCGTGCCAAGGATCATGGTGGACGGATTGCGATCCAGATAGATCTCCGTCCACATGTTCCCGTAGGACATGATGTTCTTCCAGCGCACCTTACGGAATACAATCCTACTCATTCTGTCTCCACCAGATTCCGGGCTTCATGGAACATATCCATGAACTTGCCCAGAAGCTTGTCATTGTCGATGTTGGGGTTCTGAACGACATCACGGATGTATGTCTCGATCATCTGAGTCGTATCCACGAACTCGATGTTTCCGTTCTCGTTCACATAGACCGTGTCGTCAATCTCCTGCAGGTCGCAAGAGTACGTCACATTCTGGATCTTCTCCAGGAAGAGACTCAGCTTAGCCTGATTGGTCTTCGCATAAGACTCGATATAGACTCGGACGATCTTGTCCCGGAACGACTCGTAGTCGAACTCCATGAGGTCTATGTCGTCAGTATACGCGATCTTGTCATACACGTCAAACGGATTTGGAATGAATTGCAAATCCTGATTTGCTGTGTCAAAGATCCGGAAGCCTTTGTCAAGCGAGTAGTCGGACCAGTTGGTCTGGAACGGGTTCGTGATGTAGAAGATGCGTCCGTCGGTGCTGACAGTGTGGAAGTGACCGGAGTACACCTTGTCGAATCGGTGGAAGATCTCTTTGTCAAATCCGTGGGTAGCGACTTGACCCTTGATCATCTCAAACGACTTGATCTCAAAGTGACCGCAGAGGACAGTAGGCGGGCATTCGTTGATAAACTTCAGGCAGCGGTCAAGGTTCTCATTGTTGACCCACGACACGAAGTTGATCGGGAATCCGTCAAAGTCAATCGTCTCAGTCTCTTGCACAACGTGGACATTGGCATACATCTTCTGCAAGAAGTCAACGCTGTTGTAGTCGTTGGTGTTCTTGAAGACGACGTCGTGATTGCCCTTCAGCATAATCAGCTTGATGTCTCGCTTCTCCAGTTCATCAAAGAACATCTTGAAGGTGCGATTCATCGAGTACACGTTCAGCTTGGTCCGGTATTCCCAGTTGTCGCCCAGGTGCAGGACCGTCTTGATTCCCTCTCGGTCGAGGGTCGGGAAGAACACTTCCCGGAAGAACTTCTCGTACTTGTCAAGGAAGTAGCGAGATCCGTTGCGGACATCGAAGTGGATGTCCGTGATCATGGCGACCTTCATGCACGATTCTCATAGAAGAACTGGTTGATGCCTCCATTGTCAATCTGGTACTCGTCTTGACCTTGATCGAATGTCTCAGTCGTCGGGTCCATCATGGAGTCCATCTTCGCCTTGTTGATCTTCTTCTCGAACTTGATCCGGCTGACAAACGCGCGCCAGACGACCAATGAGAGGAAACCGAAGGGATTGACTTCGCCGGACTTGTTCACGCGCTTGGGGTCAAACTTGTTGGCTGCCTTGACTGCCGCCTCGATGCCATCGCCGCGCATCTCGTCTGCCCAGGTGTAATTCCGGAAGTTGGGGCGGCTGACCATGCCATCCGCTAGGCGGAGGATAACTGCCCCGATGCTGTTTGGAAGTGGTGGTGCCGGCTGTCCTGCCGCTAGTGCTGCCTCTTTCCTTGAGTGCCACTCACACAGATCATCATATAGCACTTGCTTATCAACGTAGTGATTACTTTTCTGTGTCATCATAACCTCTTTCAGTGAAGCGTTGTTGGTCTCGTGATTTTGACGCCACGAGCGATCATCGACTCTCGAATCTTCAGCTGCACGTGCGTCATGTAGAACTGCCGGACGTGGGATGAAGGGATGATCGCCGGTGATACAGTGGCTGAGACCATGAATGGAACGGGTACCAGTGTTTCGGGATCATTCTCGATCAGCTGATCCATGTAAGGTGTGAGCTGGTACTGCGCGATGTTCTCATCACCTTCTTCATCCTCCGAGACGTTCGCCCGGAGTTCATACGGATGTAGCATCATGATATGGTCAGGTTGCACTGAAATGACAAACCCCACAATCAGTGTGCCGTCCATGAAGTGCATCATGCGGATCGGGTAGGCTTTACCCGATTCCGCAAGTATCGCTTTCTGTTCTTGCTCTGTTGGCTTGTCGTTTTCGCTCATAGATTTACCGGAATGATCTTGTACTTGAACTGTTCGGTGACATACACCTTGAGTCGCTCCAGGAAGTGGCGAAGAATCGTGTTCTGTTTCTTCACTCCACCCTTGGTAGTATAAGAGAGATCATCCGCGATATCTATGAGAGTTGCCTTATCTTTGCCAGCCGCCAAGCGAAGCGTACGTCCAATCGACTGCAAGGTCTTGATCACCGCCTTGTATGGGTGACAGAAGATGACATTGTGCAGGTTCTTGATGTTCACGCCGGTAGACAAGGTGCCGAAAGATGCAAGCAGGATCGCGTTGTTCTCTTTCTCAAGGATCTGACGGATTCTCTCGCGATCATCAACGTCAGTCTGTCCATGAATGTAATACAGGGTCTTGCCTTGCGCCTTGCAGAGCGGCTCCAGGATGCGATACAGGATCTCACCGTGGCGCTGGATGTAGTTGAACAGCATCAAGGTGTTACCCTTGGTCTGCATCGCTACAGCCGCTAGGAACTTGTTGCGTCGCTCGTGCGACACGATGAAGTCAACCTCCTGTTGATAGTTGAGGTGCTTGACCGTGTCGACGTCTTCCTTCTTGTACTTGAGCTGGATGCAGTCAATGTCCAGATCCGCCAGATCGCCTTCATCCATCAACTGCTTGGTCGATGCGACTCGGACGATCTTACCGAAGCGGGCTTCCATATCCAGCTGATGCATCACGGTTCCATCGAGCGTACCGGTCAGGCCTACTCGGATCGGAGCATGAGCCAGCTTGTCGATGATACCGCTGATCGACTTCGCGTCCGCGCCATGAGCCTCGTCACAGATGTAAGTGCCGAAACGGTTGAACCACGACTGGGGCATCTTTACCGCTGTCTGCCAAGTCGAGATGGTCACCGGCTTGGTTTCCATCTTGTCCTTACCGCCATACAGCTTGTGGACATTCTCCTCAGCGCTCCAGCCGTCCACCGAGTAGTCATCAAAGTCAGCGAAGAGCTGCTCGACAAGCATCTTGGATGGAACAGTGATCAGGATGTCCGATTCCAGAACTTCCTGCATGTACCTGATGATCAGGTAGATGATGAACGACTTACCAGATCCTGTCGGCGAGAGGATGATCAGCTTGTTGTTCTCAAGAACGGCTTGCAGAGCATCCTTCTGATACCACTTCGGATCGAACTTGCCGATCTTCAGGATCTTCTGGAAGCGGTCATCCTCAAACTGAACCTCATTCTTGAAGTCTTCCGGATGAGCAAAGCCGATGGTGTAGCCTTGCTCCGACGTCCAATCAAACAGACGCTCCAGGAGTCCGATGTAGAACCCTCGGGTCTTGACATCAAACATCCGGATCTTTCCGTCCCATCGTCCAGCCTTGTACTGAGGCATGAACTTGTATCCATTCACGAAGAAGCTGAACTCCTCCGCCATCTCGTAGGCTACGCCAGGGTTGCACTCGATCCGGCAGCGGAGTTGATCACGCCAGTGGATGATGATGTCATTTTGCATTACTTACCTGCCTGGAATTCCCTCCACTTGATCGCGTTGTTGATCTGGAAGGAGCGGTTGTTCAGTTGTTTGATGAATTGCTCAATCATGTCAACCTTGGCCTTCTGCATTTCAAACCGCAACCTGTTCTTGGACAGATGCGTATCAGACTCAAGGTAGAGCGGCAGGTCAACTTTGATGACCTTTGTGTTCAGCGGCTCTTCCTTGTATTTATCGTCATCTGCGGTGCCCAGATAGTACTGAGTCCGATCACGGAGTAGCGTCTTGTACTCAGTGTCAAGGAGCTTCATAGTGCGAAGCTCGTCCATGAAATACCGATACCACTTTGCGTGGATCTTCGGAATCTCCAGGGATGCCATATCAAGTGCGTTCGGGTCGATCTTGGAGTCGACCTCCATTTCTGCCTGGAGTTCTTCTAGCTTCATTTGTTCCTCTTGATCTCGTAGTATTGATAGCGGAACGACAACGAACAGATGACAGGATTGGTTTCCGACGCATCTGAGTTGACCGTCATCGCGCCAACCAGTGTCGGATATGCGCCGTGGAATACAATCTGGACGTTCGCTGTCTTCCGTGACGTGGTCATGTGCAAGGTGAAAGTCTTCAGCTCATCAATGACCGGTTCAGTGTCTCTGACTCTCTCAAACCACTCTTTCATCATCTCGAAGTTTCGCATGTCCTCGTCAACGATCATGACACAGTTGAACGGATCATACTCGATTCGGTTTGATGGGACGCTGGTGCCGTACTTCTGATACGGCGAATCAACGCCGACCATCTGCATACCAGGAATCTCCGCGTTCTGAACAAAGTAGTTGATCTCCTCCATACCTGGGATTTCCAGGTACAGAGAAGTGTTCAGAGCCGCGTTCATATTGATTGCGCGGGGTTTCTCAGCCATTCCAGAATCTCCCGTCAATGCAACCTTCCAGCTTCAGCCATTCGGTCACATTGAAGCTCGGACAATCCTTGCCCTTATCGTAGTCGCGGTGTCCCTTGATCGAGACGATCTTCGGATAGCGCCGGGACAGATCCTGTAGGACCTGCTTCAGTGTCCACCACTGCTCCGGAGTGAAGTTGTTCTCGGTGACAAGCTTGTTGCCTTCCCGGCGAACGCCGCCGACCATGCAGACTCCGATAGAATCCACGTTGCCGCCGTTCGCTGAGGTGTGAGCACCTTGCTTCTCTTCCGGACGTCCCTTCTCCAGAGTGCCATCACGCTTGATGACCCAGTGATAGCCGATATCAGCCCAGCCATTTCCCTTCGGTGGCGGGTCTACGTGCCATCGCTTGATGGTGTCTGCCCCGATGTTCATATCCGGAGGAGTCGCGCTGCAATGCACAACCACCTTGGTGATGTTCCTCATGACTGATCTCCGTGTGGAAACCAGTATTTATCACTTCAGGACGGTTTGGGCTACCCACTCCATCTTCTCTTTCAGGGCTTCCAGGCTCTTGGTGTTGTAGATCTTGAAGTCGCCTTCCACGAAAGCCGGCATGATCTCGGACGCGTGAACCTTCGGCTTGACCAGCTTATCCAGCAGACGACGATACCACGGATTCGGCTTGGTGTCGTCTTCACGGGTCACATGGATCAACAGTCCGCCTTGATCGCGAATCCACTGAGCCTCATTCTCGAAGCGCACATCCGTCACGATCAGACCCGCCCAGCCGTCTTCCCGAGAACGCTTGAGTGCCTTGCTTGCGAAGTCCAGCCAGAGTGTCGGCTTGAGCACGCGCCCGAACTCCGTACCCAGCAACTGCATTGCGCGGCGCGGGGTGAATCCCCATTCAGGGTCTACCGCTTCCTTGAAGGTGCGGTCTTCAATCTGATCCATCGTCCAGCCGAACATGAACGACGATGCTTCCTTTAGCGGGCGAGCAAACGCATAGCGTGTATACTCAGGCAGGTCATACTTTTCGATTGCCTGCATCAAGAACGTCGCTGCCGAGTCCTTGCCCGATCCAATCTTCCCACTGAAACCGATTACCGGATACATGAAAAATCCTCCATTTGAGTCCTTAGATTCTAATGGAGGATCGGTTCTGGATCTAGGGTTTTATGAAACACTTTACCAGTCGCTACGCTTTGAGCGCTCCCACTGCGGCAGGGTCTCCTTACCTTCTACGAGGACTTCACCTTCCGGGCTTTCCAGGGTGACTTCCAGGTAGGAATCGTCGTAGTATACGTGCGATTCGTGGAAGTCGACGCGCAGGTGGCACTCCTTCAGGTAAGCGGCAACCGCTTCACGCAACATTTGTTCGTCCATCATTCAGTCTCCGTGTTCAGGAATTCGTTGAAGAGTTGTTCATCTATGTAGAGCGGGTCTTCCTGCTCGATCATCCGGTCGATCTCGTACAGGCTGAGCTTGTACTTGGTCCCTTCGGCTTCCAACCCCAGGACCAGATCGTAGCTGTTCGGATTGACCGGGGACTTTGCCCAGATCTGCTCAGCGCCGAAGGTCTGCTGGTGAATCGACCAGGCCTGGTATGCCGGGATGGCGATCAGCTTCACAGGTTGTGCTCCGCACGGATCTCGACCAGCTTCTCCATGAGGCGCTTGTACTCGCCCATCCACTGCTCAGCGCTGAGGTGGTAGAAGTGGCAGACCGGAACCGAAGCGTCATACAAGTACTCCGTACCCACGCCGACCCAGTAGAAGTAGCCTTCACCCTTCACCAGTTCCAGGCGGGCGTTGTCTTTCTCGAGGATCTTGTTGAACTTGGTCAGGATCATTTCCGTTCTCCTGGGGACCTATTCCCCTTATCTTGTATCTATTGTATGATACACTATCCGTGAATGCAAGTACTTTTACAAGAAATCTGCAATTCTTTTTGCACAGTTCGGGCACCGATTCCAGAGCTCCTCCAACGACACACCGACGTCCACCGAGCGTACAGCCTTCGGCTCGTCATATTCTGCCAGAGGGCTATTGTGGTTCATACCACGACGGACCATCTCCTCAGCCAGCTGATCGTGGCGTTCGCGGATCTGGTCGGTGTTCACGAGACCGTTCTTAATGTATCCGCCGAGACTCTTCTTCGCCCTGATCGTGCCGACGAACATATGGGTCTCGACATGCTCGCCGAGCAGGTGCTTGGTGCAAAGCAGCTTCGGGTCAACCATCCACATTCTCATACATCTCTCCCGAATTTGATATTATCGCGCATCCTGCAGAACTCACGCGGCGTCCACTGCTGCTTGCGGCTAAACTTGGTGAAGATCACCTGACCATCATGGAAGACGAAAGTGTTCTTCTCCGCAACCTCGATTTCGACAATGACGTAGTCAAGTTGTTGCAGCTGCCGCCAGCCGCCTCGGATGAACCAGTTCATCTTCTCGATTGTGGTCCAACCGAAGAACGCACCCGTCATCAGCAAGTCGTTCATCCGTTCAAACTCCTCGCCGATCAGGTGGTAAGAGCACGGCGGATCATGCTGTTCAACGTAACAACCTGCATAATTGCTGCTGGTGAACGGACCTGCGCCGGTAGCGCGCTGTTCCAAACGATACACAATCATCACATCTTCTCCAGTTCTTCGACGGTCTGGATGGTCTTGACCACAACTGCCTTGGCCATATCGAACACGATCTGACCGTCCGGGTAGATGAACGATTCGTCTTCCGACACTTCCAGGATGGTCACTTCAAATGCCTTGAAGGCTGCGTACCAGGTTTCCATGTTCCGGAAGTATCCGATCATCAGCCCCGGCTTCGACCACCCGAAGTAGCCCTTGTTGCCTTCATGACCGTACTCATTCAGGAACTTCGCATTCGCTTTGCTGATCGACTTGTAGATCTCGCTGTCTTCACCGTGATTCCAGCTCGCCTTGCTCTGCTGGGAATGCGGAGTAGCGTGCTCGATCAGGTCATTCCGGGTGTTGTAGATCGCGTCCAAAACTTCATCGCTCAGCGACCCTTCTGGTCTGTGGTAAGGTCCATTGTAACGATGACCCGTGAAGTTCAGGCGATACACCAGACGCGTCTTCTTGGGAGCCTTCGGCTTGCGGGCCTTACCCAGAACCGGGAAGGTCCAACCGCGCGAGGGATTCTCGTTCCAGCCGACTCGCTTACCATTCTCCAGCAGGAACCACCAGAAGACGTTCTTCTCGTGACCGGGCCAAGGAGTTACCGTACCATCGATCTGCTCGACTACCTTGACATCCTTGTACTTGTATGCTTCCGTATCGCTGTAACCGCGGAACTCGCTGGGCAGTACATCCTGAAGCGTGGTCATCGTTGTCGTCTCCTTAACTTGGTTCTATTGTATGATACTCTTTGAACCAATACAAGGGGTCTGAGCAAATGATTTGAAGAAATTTTAGGCAAAGAAAAACCCCGCCGAAGCGGGGTTGATCTCTTGAGGCGCTTCTATTACAGAAGGTTGGTGACCTTCGCCTTGCGGTAGTAGAAGTTGTTGTTCGCCTTGATGTTGGTGCTGTTGCCGACGAACGGGTTCTCTGCCATCGCGTAGCGAGTCTTGAAGCCCAGAGCCGGGTGGAAGTTGGTCGGATCCGTAGCGCGGAACAGTTCCAGCGGAACGTATGGCGCGAAGTACAAACCTGCGTCATATGCCGAGCTACCCTTGTAGCCGACCAGGTACGCGTCCACGCCCAGGTATGGGTCGATGTACACGCGGTAGCGACCTGCGTTACCAGCGTAGGTTGCGCCGGTTGCGTCCACTTCCAGGTTCACCTGGCTGTTCAGTGCCGGAGCGTAGTCCAGGATGCCTGCCATCGCCAGAGCCGAAGCTACGTCGCTCGAAACGATCAGGAAGTTACCCTTACCGCGACGAGATTCGATTGCAATGCGGTTTGCATCGCGCTCGATGGCGAACATCAGACCCTTGAAGCGCTCGACGCTCCAACGACCATCTGCGTCGGCGTTCAGGTCGAACGTGCCAGCAGTGGTTGCGAACTGAGCACCCAGCTTCGCAGCAGAGTAGCAAGTACGCACTGCTTCGCGGTTCATTTCCGCGATGATTTCGCTCGACAGGATGTTGACCAGTTCAGCGTCAGCGTCCAGACCGTGGACACGCTTCATGTCCTGAGCCAGTTCGATCGAGTAGTCTGCGCGCAGCTGACGAGTACCAGCAGTGATGCTGACCTTGTCAATGGTCACGCCGACCGAGTTCCACAGATCCACTTCGCCTGCGGCTGTGGTCTTGGTGAAGCCGGTTTCAAATGCCGCGTCAAACGGGTCATCGCCAGCGTGGGTACCGCGACCAGAGTAAGCGGTGTTCGCTTCATCCAGACCCAGGATTTCCGGACCACCCTGCGGGTTGCCATTCGGCGGAGTCTGTGCAGCGCGTGCCTTCAGGCTGAAGATCAGACCGGTCGGAGCCGACATCGGCTGAACGCCCAGGAAGTCATACGCAATCAGCTTCGGTGCCATGCGGCGAACCATTGCGATCAGGACCGGGTCCCAATTCTGCACGCCTGACGTCACGTTGCTCGATTCAGCCAGGTATTCCTGGGTATTCTCCAGCAGCTGTGCGGTGACCTTCTGGCGGTGGGTCGAGACAATTTCCTGCTCACCCTTCGCGTGAAGTACGCCGTCCCACTTCTCCAGCAGCAACTCGCTGTGGGACTTCTGTTCGGTGTTGTCGCTCATTTTTGCTCCTAACTCTCTAAAGAGGATTTTCGATTCTATTTACAGATTTCAATCTTAGCGCCGAGTACGCTGCAAGATTGCGACCACGCTTTCGTTCAGGGGAGAACTCTTCTTACCCTTGTCCTTCTCTTCGTCGTCGTTGTCGTCCTTCTTGCCCTCATCGGACTTCTTTTCCTTGTCTTCATCATCGTCGTCCTTCTTCTCTTCCTGCAGCTTTACCTGCTCGGACAGAAGCTCGATGCTGTTGACGTAGTCTTCGCTGGAATCCGCATTCACGTTTTCCATCAGAGTCTTCAGCTTCTCACGCTGCAGATCGGACAGGTCCTTGGTATGCGACTCAAACAGAGCGGCACGTTCCAGACCCTCGATAGCCTTGCGAGATTCATTCAACTCGCTTAGAGTATCCTCATAGGCGCGATTGGCTTCCGCCAACTGACCCTGAAGCTCCTCTACCTGACGGTTTTCATTGAGAGTGAAACCGACTTCCTCCAGAGCAGCCTTGACACCCTCGAAGGACTCCTGCAAGCGGGCGTACTTTTCGGTGGTGACGAACTGTTCCTTGTTTTCTGCGATGAACTCATCCACGGCAGCCTGGGTGATCTGCTTGGTCTCTTCCAGGGTGTTCTCGTAGATGCGCTCGCCGTATGCGTTTGCTTCAGCCTTCAGTTCCTTGATCTCGGCTTCATGTGCCTCGTTCAGGGACGCGATCTCGGCAGCGTGGGTCTCTCCAGCCTTCGCTTCGGCTTCGGAGCAAGCTGCGTCGAATGCCTCAGCCAGCGCAGTGACTGCTTCTTCATCCAGCCCAAGCTTTTCGCCCAGGGCCTTCAGGTTCTCGTTGATGTTCATATTAGCTCCTGTCTGTGTTCCGAAGTTTGATGAGGTGTTGGAACAGTTCGGTCAATGCCTTCTGATCCTTGAGCCCACCTGTCCTCGCCAATCTATTTACCTCTGTTCGCACTTCGACTTCGCGCTCGACAAGCACGCCGTGCTCCCACGCCCATTCCTTATTCTCCATCAGATTCTGGAGGTAAGCGTCTGGGGCGGATGGGTCAGAGACAATATCACCGGGGGAAATCAGACGGAAGTTGTTCTGAACAACCTTCACGCCTTCAAAGAGCTTGGTCTTGCCGACGGCTCGGGTGGAAATGCCCATGTTGACGCCCGCGTCCATCAGACCAGCGACGAGGTCACCGTTCGGCGTACCGACCGTGACGATTGCTTCGCCGATCCAATTGTCACCGTCTTGAACCAGACTGGTGAACTTGTGAGACACGTTCTTGTAGTTGTTCCGCGGATCGCCTTCTGGGTGATTCAACTCACCCACAGCGCGGTTCAGTTCCAGCTCTTCTTTGATGAAGCGCTGGATTTCCGGGTTGACCACACGAGCGGGGTACACGCGACCATTGCGGTTCTTGATGTTGGTCTGAACGCAGATACCCTTCAGCTTGTACTGCTTCTTACCGGACTCCGTCTTCTCGAAGAGATTCTCGAAGTCCATTACTCGTTCTTGCAAGCACTCCATCACTTCAACCCCTGAGCCTTGCGGAAGCGCATTGCCTTCTTGGTCTTGCGCTGCACGCGAACCTTGAATGCGCCACCCTTGGCCTTCTTGGTACGCTGAGCCTGGCGGTTCGCCTTACGCTGAACTGCCTTCTCTGCACCTGTGATCTTGATGCAGGTACGCTTGGTAGCGTCCCACTTGAAGCCCGGACGACACTGCATCTTGATCTTACGCTTACCGCGGAAGTTGACCTTGATGCGTCTGCGGACTTCCATGATGCTTCCGGTTGCGTCGTCATACTCGAAGTCTTCATCGACTTCCACGTCAACTGCCGGATACATCACGATGCTGGGGTCAAGCTCCACGCAGACCTCAATCTCCCACAGCTTGTCGAAGACGATGTTCTCAATCGGAACAGCCTCGTCATTCATGTAGCCGTGGACCAGGTCCTCGTAGTATGCCTCAGCCTCGTATGCCCAGGCATCTGGATCGCTGTCAAGAGCGTCCATGTAGTCCTGAGCTGCTTGCTTGTTCTTGAAGGTGATGCACAGGAAGCCTTCGCTGTACTCACCCTGATCGCCGCCTAGCTGACGTCCCAGCTCCTTGAGCCTGATCACAGCATCCTTCTCGCGCTGACCCATCGCTTCCCAATCAGCAATCAGCGCATCATGGGGAGCGTGTTCCATCAGGTTCTCAGGAAGCAGCTCGATGACCGAGCCGTCCTGCAAGCGATTGTCGAGATGCTTTGACATGGACTCAGTCAGAGCCCGCAGCAAGGAGTGACCGCGCAGGCGGGAGTCAACCGAAGTTGTTGTTGAAGTCGCCACCATTGATCTCCGCCTCTTCTTTCTTACGTTTCAAAATTTCCGGACGTTCTGTCTTCATCTTCTCCTGCTCAAGCTTGATTTCCTCATCAGTCATTCTGAGGATCTTGCGCATTACGGTGTCGATGGAGTAGTATGTCCCGACGTAGGGTTGAATTCTCGCAAGAGAATCCAGTCTGTTATTTATGATCTCAGACTCTTTGAACTCCACGAAAGCGTTGTCTTCCGTGTACTGCCAGTCGAGAGCCTCGCGGATGTCACACCATTCCGACTGCTTGATGACGCCGGTGAGGATCAGATGGGTTCTCAGCAGGTCCTCAATGACCAGGATGAAACGAGAGCGCAGCAGGTGCAGGAACTTGGTGAACCGATATTCGTCTCGCTGGATCTCGATACCCTTGCCGAAAACGAAAGTGGATGGCTGATCACCGAAGCGCGAACGCGGGATGCCAAGGGCACGCCACAGCTTGTCACGCAGATACTCGATCTCGTCCATGATATCCTGAGCGTTCTGACCGTCAATGGTCTGGACCTCAGTACCCTTTCCACCGTCACGACGTGGGAGCCAGTAATCTTCCAGCATGGTCTGGATCGCTCGGCGGTTGGACAATGTGCCCTTGGTCGAGTCGTAGACCATCTTGTTCTTGAACTGGGCTGACAGACCCTTCATATAAGCGTCAGCCTTGTTCTTCTGCATACCCGACACGTCCACGTAGAACGCACGACGCTGAGGTGCGCGAACCACTCGGAAGATCACCATGGCGTCTTCCATCATCTTCAGATTGTTGAAGGGGATGATCGCCTTTTTCAAGAAGCTGACATACTGACCCAGGTTGCGGTCGAACAGCCCGGAGTGAACATAGGTGATCGCGTCCTTGTGGATACGGCGACCGACCAGCGGTGAACCATAGTTGACCTGAATGGTCTGGTTCATCGGGAACATCTTCGGGTCAAAGTTGCTGTACAGGTAGAACTCTTGGATCGCGTTGACGTCAAACTCGCCGGTGATCGGATCGGGCTTGGGTAGCAAACGGACCTTGCGAATGCGGGTCGGGTCAATCTCGGAGACGCTATGGACGCCTTGCTTCTCCTTACCCTTGATCACTCGCTTCTCGAGATAGATGCAACCGTCCACATACCAGTCATCGAAGTACTGGATACCACGGTGGTCAAAGCTCAGGACTTTGCCGTAGACGTGCTCATATGCGTCGAGAATCTTGTTCTTGATGGATTGCGGAAGATCAGACTCCTCGGTGAAGTCCAGCTCAATCGCCTTCTTGTCGGGAACGTCAAAGATGAAGACCTCATTCCGGATCTCGGTCAGAGCTTCATCCACTTCCGGCGAGGCGGCTAGTTCGCGGTAGTTGCGAATCAGCTCTTGCTTCTCAGCCGGGACTTCCGCTAGCTGGTATGGGACAACGTTGAAGCCACCGTCAATTGCTGTGTCACCTTGACCATAATGGTCAACAATCACAGCCTCGGAGGTCATCTCCTTGTCGATGTTGAACGAATCAACCTCCGGCTCTTTGCCGATAGGCTTGATTTCAAGTCCTAGAATTGGAATTCGCATGAATCATCCCTCTATGTCATTGATATTTACCTCACGGATGGGCCCCGGTTTCCCAGGGCCCAGTTCGCTTAAGCGATGTCTCGTGAACGCCAGTTGTTGACTGCGAAGGTCACCGGCTGCAGCATGACCTGATCGTTCTGGTCATAGCCGAGAGTGATTTCACCAACCTGAGATGGGAACATACCCTCGATCTCGTAGGTTGCGACCACGTTGTCGGCACGGTCCAGCTGATTGATGATTGCCTTGGCGAACGCGTTGACCGGATTCAGCATCCCCGGAGCAGCGGTGTTCGACTCAAAGCCCAGCATCATATCGTGCCAACGCTCGAACACACGACGACCCAGCCAGTCGTTGTCGAGCATGATCTGGACTGTCCAGTCGTCGAAGGTCTTGTCGCCCGGCAGCTTGACTTCACGTCCCATGAAGGGAGCGTTGACCACACCCATGTTTGAGGACGGGATAGCTGCTGCGGAGCAGGTGAATGCGATCTTCTGTGATGCCACCAGACCCAGCGGAATGCCAGCAGGGAAGGTCAGGATGACTTCGTAGCGGTTCGGACGTGCGCCGCCACCACGGAAATTCGCTAGGAACGATGAAACTGATGCGCTTGTGGCTGCCATGTCGGCTCCTTATCTGAGGTTGAGGGAATCTCCCAGGACTCAACCATACCGAAGATTCTTTCTTATTTATCGCAGAAAGTGCTTGCGTATCACGTCGGGCTATCATACAATAGTAGCACGAACCGAAAACCCAACACGAGGAATCAATGAGCGAGATCTACCAGCCGGTCATCCTGAAGCAGATTCGTATCCACAAGGGGCGCCGGATGCAGGCGATCAATTACGACTTCCACAACGTGCAGGTTCAAGAAGTGACCCGCTTCGGTGTGCCCAAGATCGAAGTGATCAGCCGCTCAGCATGGGATTTGCTCGACACCTGGTCCGGCAAGTGACACGCAAAGGAAAAGCCCGGATTTGACCCCGGGCTTTTCTCGTCTTAGAACTGAACGTTCTGCACTTCTTCAAAGGCGACGTCCTGGCGGACTGCCACGAAGTTCAGCTCAACCCAGTTGATGCTGTATTCCGGCTTGATGAAGATCGAACCGACGAACTGCTTGTTCTGGATGACCTGAGCAGTGTTGTTCTGCTCGTCGCACTTGATCAAGAAGTCGCTGATACCGTTTCTGCCCTTCACCTGCTGGAGGTACGGCGTCACCATGTTGATGAAGCTGTTTCGGGTGAACGCGTTGTTCTTCTCGAACAAGTACTGCTTCGACGCCTGACTGATGTTCTTGCGCAGGGTGATGAACAGTCTGCGGATACCCAGATCGGAGAACGCGCTGTTCTTGCCCAGCATCGTCTTGTCGCCGTACAGCAGAGTACCGTCAGTGCGGAAGGTGACGACCGGATTCAAGCTCGCCTTGTACAGCAGGTCACGGCTGGTCTTGTTCGGGTTGAACGCCAGCGAAACCACGTTCAGCAGCTTACCACGGTTGTAACCACCCGGACTGTTCCACGGATCGGAGGTGTTGTCCACTCGTGCGCACAGACCAGCGATGTCAGCGTTCAGCGGAATCCAGCGGTACTTGTCGTTGTAGGCATCGTACTGCAGCTTCCAGCCGGTGTCACCGAAAGCGTAGCTCGAAGCGCGTCCGACCGATGCAATGGTTGCCTTGCACAGATTGGTCGCATCGTTCTGAGTCTTGTTCAACACGTCCGACAGCTTCGGCGACCAGAAGACCACCAAGTCCTTTCGTGCCTCGCCCAGATTGTCGATTGCCCACTGAGTGACTGCGGCGTGCGAAGTCTCGCCACCCGAGTCGCCAAGGAACAACAGACCGACGTCGACTTCTTCCTCGTTCTGGAAGGGTTCCAGAGCCTGGATCAGTTCCTGCGCGGCAACCTGCGTCGAATCCTTACCACCCGAGAGAGGAAGTTCCTGACGCTGAGCCAACGACTTGAAGGTCACCGGCAGACCAGCCTGAATGCCCGGCTTGCCCCACTCCGAACCGGTCACGGTCTTCAGAGCAGCAGTTGCAGTCGCGCCTGTACCATCACCGACAATCGTGACAGTCGGAGCGGACGTGTAGCCCGAACCCTTGTTCACTACAGTGATCGCAGTCACGACACCTGCGGCAACGGTTGCGGTAGCAGTCGCCTGCACGCCACCCGGAGCCGGAGCCGACAAGGTTACGGTCGGAGCAACGGTGTAGTTCTGACCACCTGCACTCACGGTGATGGTATCGACAGTTCCGTCATTGCCATCAACCAGTTCAGCGGTGGTCGGCAGAGCCAGGGACCACACGTGTTGGCTGTCACGGTTCAGTACGCTGCGGTAGAAGTTTGGACCGCCGTTCGAGTCCTTGGAATCCGATGCCTTCGACAGGTACGAATACGAGCGGAGGACGGAATTCGGCACGCCAGTGAACAGACCATGACGGTCAATCACGACCACATGGACTTCATCGTTCTTGATTCCCAGGTTCTGAGCCCAGAACGAGGTGCCCGGAGCGGTATCGAACTGGCTAGCGTATGCCCAACCCGAGAAGGTTGCGGAGTCAGCCAGATGAACCTCAAGCGAGTCACCCAGCAGACCCGGATACTTTGCTGCATACTTGACGCTGGTTGGAGCGGTCGAGACCTGTTCAAAGTGCTGACGGTTCTTGATCAGCAAGCCACCGCCGTCATCGCTGGCGTTGATTGCGTTTTCGTCAACGGCGCGGGAGACCTGAAGCAAGCCGGTGTATGCCAAGAAATTCGATGCCGAGAACCAGCTCACGTAATTGGTGTCAGTCGGCTTGCCCAGCGATGTCTCAAGATCTTGATTGTTCGAGACGGTGATGATGGAGTCTACCGGACCCCACTGGAAGTCGCCCGCAAAGGCGCCAGAGGTTGATCCTGCAGTTGCTACACCATTGGTCAGATCGATTTCTCGGCTCTGCACATCTGGGCTAGAGTTGTTGGAAGCCATATGTTTCTCCTAGTTGCAAAGCGAGTTTTTGCGTCCAGATATTTACCAAATCAGAAAAGACCACCATTGTCAGTAACACTTTCATCGTCCCAGCCGTTATCCAGGAAGCCGAAGGCAGAGCTATACTCGTCCTGATTCATCAGGTTTGCTCTCACCAGATTCCGGATGTTCTGATCGACCATCTCAGCGAAGTAAGGCTGCGAGGCGAACCATGCGAAGATGACGAGAGTCATCACGATGTCATCCGTCTTGCCTTGCTCTGCTTCCCAGCTTGTACCCTTCTTGATGAAGCTGTTGAGTTCTGCAACGGTATCAAAGTCTTGGATGATCAACTGATCAGACTCAATGAGCATCTTGAGCTGACTGCAGCCGATCAGCTTGGTCTTCTTCGTAGTTCTGACACCTGGTTGAGACTTGCCACCTTCACCGACCTTAGACTCAGCTTCCTTGTTCTTGGTCATCAGCAGATTCTCGTACTCGTAGTCTTCCCACAATGCGGTGACCACAGTGTTACCGATGCTGTTGCATTCCACGATCAGGACAGCCTGATTGTAGAGGTGACCGATCCGGTTCGCCAAGTCAGCAAGGATCAGAGGGGCGATGATGTTGGATCTGAGCATTGCCACCTGGCGGAATGGAGCTTCCGTCGTGTCGAACACCGAGATGACGGAGTAGTCCTTGCCGATACCTTCCGCCACGTCCACGGTCACGACATAGGAAGCGTCCTTGATCGGGTCTTCATAGATCTTGAAGTCGCGGTTTCCGCCCAGCTCTCGGATGTGATCCTGATAGGTGAGCTGTTCCAGCTTCGCGGGCGACAGCAGCGTATCGCTCGAACCCTGGAACTTGCACAAGAATTCCTGCTCGAACTGGCGCTCCGACATGTTTCGGAGCTGTTCTTCCTTCCAGGCCTGATCGCGCTTCGGATGATCGTGCCAGAACGCCTCGTTGTTGACGTAGTTGTTCTTCCCGTTGGTCGAGTCTGTCCAGATCTTGTAGAACAGGTTCATACCGTTCGGGGTCGAGGTGATGATGACCTTGGTCTTAGTACCAGAGGTGACGACCGGATAGGTTGAGGTGTAGAAGTCAACGTCATTCTCAACGAACGCGAACTCATCGAGGTACATCAAGTTGACGGACTTACCGCGGATCGAAGAACCGCCGGTCGCCGCTGTGAAGACTTCGCTTCGGTTGCCGAGCTTGATGTTACCCTTGTTCCAGACCGAAACGCCGACCTGCATGAACCAAGGAAGCTCTTCATACATCAGCTGGAGACGGGCAAGAATTTCTCTCGACTGGTCACCCTTGTTCGCCAGAATTGCAATTCGGTACTCTTCATTGAAGATCGCATACCAGAGCAAGATCGCAGCGACTACAGTGGTCTTGCCCATCTGACGTGGCCACTTGAAGATCGAGAAGCGATTCGCCAGAACAATGTCGACCATCTTCTTCTGATAGCCGAACATACGGAAAGGCACCAGACCATCATCCAGTGAGATGATCATGCAGTAGTTTGCAATGAAGTAGTGCACGTCATTCTGGCACTTCTCGAGCTCATCCAGCTCCCATTCAGAGAACTGAGTCTCGACCCCAGCCTTCTTGAGCTTGGAGTTGCCGTTGTACGCGTCTTCCTTCTTGTATTGACTATCCTCGTCAAACATCTGGTTACTCTTTCTGTCTGGTCTTGTTTTCGCGGTTCGTCACCGCTATAATTACATGGTCGGAGGAACACCCTCTGGCACTATATGATGAACAATGAGTGGAAGCTAGCCGTCGGCTAATCGTAGTCGCGACGTAAGATGCGCTTTCTGAGTAAGACCTATTGAAGAGGCAAGGTGGCCTAACCAACCACTGAAGTTTGACCTGCTCTGCTCCGCTGCAACAGGTGTTGACTCTGATCTAATGACATGCGATCTGTAGTCATGGCGGGAGTCTCGCGAGAGACCAATATCAAGGTACAGGG